ACCCGCGCGCCGCGGGCGAAGCCCCAAGTTATACATTACACGCTATTGCATCGGATCTCGAAGTCCCCCTGTCCCGGCCCCACCAGGCCCCCTCGTCGTTCAGGTGGGCCACGTCACCAACCTGCGCCCCCGTCATCCACGCGCGCACACCCTCCAGCTGACTGTACGTGATGAGGTCCTCGCCGTACAGCTCGTTCATCCACAGCCGCAGACCTGCTGACGTGCTGACGCCCCACCGCACCTCGTCCCACGGAGCCACCGTACGGCAGCTGAAGCGGGAGGGACCGGCCATGAGGGGGCCCTCGTACTGGGGCGCCGCCGGCTGGGCCATGGGCGCCACCACCGTACGACACGTGGGGCACGTGGTGTGCCCCTGGAACCACGTGCCGATGCAGTCCGCGTGGAACCGGTGCCCGCACTCCGTCTTGATGACGTCACGGGTCATGGCCTCGTAGCAGATGGCGCACTCCATGGTGTGTGTGGCGTTTTGGCTTGACTTCACGGTCTTTATCGGGTTGACCCGACCACACAACCTCCTTTTGACCTTTCCCCTCGGGAGGGACCCGCCTGCGCGCCGCGGCGGGGCGAAGCCCCATGCTATTTTCCTTTCTTAATTCGAAATGCAAATTGACAAACCCCATGACACCATGTCCCCTCTTGGGTCTTCAATTGGTTTTGTAAATTATTTCACGCGTGAATTAGTAATTCAAATTAGTGATCCATATGAAAAACCTTTTTGAAAAAAGGGGATGAATTCCTTTTTCAAATTGGTAATAAAAAGTACATCGCGTCTGGGAAATTAGTATTCCTATTTGGGGACTTGGGACTGGGACTAATTTTGTTTTCAATTTCGGGATCCATTACACTACTCACTCCTCATCCTCATACTCCTCCTCACCCTCCGACCGATCGCGCGCACCGTACTCGTACTCGCGCTCCACCTCACCCTCATCGCAGTCGCTCTCGTCCTCATCCTCGGCCTCGCTCTCAGCCTCCTTCAGGATGGCCGCAAGCCGCTTCTCAGTCTCCTCAACGGGAGGGACCACCTTCACCTCCTGTACCGGAGCGGGGACCTGAGGAACGAACACGCCACGTGGCGCCGTGCCCTCAGCCTTCTCCAGGTGACGCTTGCAGTAGCACCCGCCCTTCAGCGCAGAGAACTTGCACGGCTCCTTCTTCGCCGTAATCCCCTGGCACTTTGTCGCCTGACCCGCCTCGTCAGTCGTCTTGACCTCCTTGGCCTCACGCTTCTTGTACTTGCGGGGAACCTTGATGGCAGCTTCCGCAACCGCCAGGTACTTCGACTGCAACTCCTCCAAGTTCAAACTGTAGTCAACTGCAATGCGCTGCAGGAACTGGTTGTCGCGCTCGCGCACCAAGCACTCCACAGCCTGAGCAAACACCTGAGCCATTTGTAGGGGTAGTGGGCCTCTGTCCGTTTTTGGATACTCTTCTTGTCTGCCGTGGGGTAGAGGAGTGCACACTACCTTCTTTTGCCCCGGAGGTGGGGGTTTTATTTCTGTTTATTTATACATCCAGAGGATTTCCTTAATGACCTCGGCACGAACCACGTCATCGTCCGTGAACATGAGGTGCTTAATACTATCAGATTCCGGATCAATTCGATTAATTAAATCAGCTAGACCATTAACCTCATAACCCCGATCGTGCTGATCGCCATCTCCGGCAATCACCATCTTCGACCCCTCCCCAATCCGCGTCATCAACATTTTCATCTGACTTGGCGTAGAATTCTGCATCTCGTCACCGATGATCCATGCATTGTCAAACGTACGACCCCGCATATAAGCCAAAGGGCACACCTCAATTTTCTGGTTCTCAATCATCTCATTCACTTTTTTGACAGGGAAATATCGGTACAGGGCATCAAACATGGGACGGGTCCAAGGCTCCATTTTCTTGTTCAAATTACCTGGAAGAAATCCGTGCTGCTCATCGACACTGACAGCCGGACGGGTCAAAACAAGTCGCTGAACCTGTCCGGTTACTAGGGCTTTTGATCCAACCTGACACGCGAGGAGGGTCTTACCTGTACCTGCGGGGCCAGTTCCTACGATGACGGGTGCATGAGACGACAGGAGTTCTAGGTAACGACGCTGGTTCAGAGTTCGTGCACTAATCATTTATTTATTAAACGTATTACAACCTTAAGTAAGATGGAACGTGGCTTCGCAACTAGACGAATGGTGGCCCTTCAATCCAGAGAACCAAAGACCGCCTTACACCTTTAGTAACTGGTGTGACCCTATGCAATAGGTAGCTTGGGAAAATAATGACAGTCCCCTTCTCCTTTTCGGGCACTATTATAACACCCGTGTTAATTTGAAGCTCACCACCTTCATATTCAGAAGTGTCCGATAGTTGACACACTAGGCTCAACTTGCGATTGGCCTTTCCAGGCCCCATGTCAATGTGCCAATCATAAAATCCTTCATCTTCTGAATTATATACAGTATACTGAATATGTTCTGATATTTCTGTCAAATTAAACTGATAAAATTCATTGTTGCATTTTCCAATGAGGTCGAAAAATATTTTGTAGATTTCTAAGAACTCGTCGGTTTTGGGAAGCCAATAGACTTTGGACCTGCGTTTTGTAGGTGCGACAGTACCACCATTATCACCTATCTGGGCATCGCGAAGCTCCTTGGTGTCGAGGACCTTTCGAAGCTCGTCAATATTTTCAATCTTAATTGCATTAGCAAAAAGGTAATAATTCGTCTGGTTTGCAAAGGATACATCACCGAATAAAAATCTATACGTATTGACTGCAGTTTTTTTGTTTTGCAAATCATAAACGTGATCTTTATGAGGTCCGTTCGCATCAACATAATGTAGAAATACCTGAACATATTCGTCACCTTCGAACTCTTTACGTGAATGTTCGATTTCGCAGCCCTTGTACAGGACGCCGTCACCTGGATGCTGCACAACGGACCTCTTTCCCATATAAATGGGCCACGTGTGCGTCTGAGAAAGGTTCAGCGTGACTGAATATTCACAGCTCGGACGGTCCTTGTGGGGCTTGAGATCAGCCCCTTTCAGATACACACGGCAGTACGCATAGGACGGTATTAGGGTTTTACCGGCCGAAACTGATACTTTTTCTAATAATCGTCCTAGGAGTATATTACACACGGGGAGGTTGTAATATGAGTTGCTATTTGGAACTTGCGCGTCTCCATCATTTTTAGGAGAATTTTTGATAATTTCAGCAATCTCATGCGCCTCCGACGGACTAATGAGATTTTTGATTGACTTGTAGAGACCCCTCATTGAACTATACCATCATAAATTTCCATGCAATTGTCACGCGCATATCGGTAGAGAAGCGAGAAGGAGCGAGACCGCGATGGAATATATTAGATTTGAAAATTATGAGAGAGTTTGTAAGTGGCTGACATGCGACGATGTCCCCATTAAATCTAAATTGCGTCTCACCGCCCCATTCATCAAGTACAGTCTCATCGATTTCATTCATGTACAGAACAGCTGTGACCGCATTTTCCTCTTCCGCATCTTGATGGAAGGACCCGTTCTGTCCGAACGTCTGACCGTTGGCATATACTCTCACTAATTTTAATTTGAAATTGGTCAATGATGCAATTTTATTTACTAGATACTCTGAAAAATACGGGTTCCCTATAAGATCCATGAACCAGAATTTCAAACCATTATCGAGAGATTTTCCTTTGAGCGTCCATTGCCCTTCTTGGATGATGCTTTTGACCTTACCAAAGTCCCCTATCGTCAGAAAGTTTTGGTACTTGTCAAACGGACTTGCGTGCATCAATTTGGGCATGTTAGATATGAACTGGGATATGGCGTAACGTCCATGACCTCGGACCTTATTTACTTCGTGTTGGGTGTTGGATGGAAATATTAAAAGTGAATTATTTTTGATGGGCACTTTAAAATCACCGAAGTAGAGGTCGCCACCCTCGAACGTCTTGGGTTCTTTCCATGTGTAATATATGGCTGTAAAGAACGATTCGTCTTCATGAGATCTGTAATAGTCGCCATCTTTGTAAAGGCTGACGAGAGTACTGTCGTGATTTAGTCTTTTTAGAAACTTGAATATCCAACTCTTCTTTTCGAGTTCATAAATGACCTCTGGACTGAACATCTTGCGATTTAGGGTCAGAATGGCGCTCTTTGACCTGTTTTCACCATAAAAATCATCTAAAAATATTCCTCTATTAGACTTTTTAGGATCACCCGTGACCGTCTTGGCTGTGCCAGTCTCGGTACCATCTTTCAGAACGGGTCCAAGACGGTCCAGCTCTTCGTGAATTGTTTGAATTTCATCTTCTGAATAGAAGTTTTTGATTATACAGAATGAAACTGGTTCATGAAAAAACTTGAATTTCATTTGTAATTACATGAGTTATTTACCTTATTAACCTGGCGCAAATGTGCCAAAGCCGTTGATGAATAGTCCGATCCCTGCAGATCCTCCGGCCCCACCTGGAGCAGCAACAAGCGGGGATGTTTGGTACTGGCCACCTTGCCCAGCTTGCCCAACTTGCCCAAACCCGCCTCCAGCCCCCCCGTTGCCGACGCCGTTGGCGCGCGAGCTCTGACCGCCGCCGCCGCCCACCAAAGAGTTGCCCTGCTGACCACCGAATGGAGCGGCCCCAGGATACGCGCCGCCGCCGAAGCCTGCACCGCCGCCGCCGCCGCCGCCATACTGAGGGGCGCCAGTTTGTTGGCTGCCGCCGCCGCCACCCCCTCCACCACCGCCATTCGCTGTGTACGTTCCTTGATAAATGATCGGGCCTGGAAAATTGTAATATATTCCCATCCCCCCGGCGCCACCCCCGTACCCCGTGCCGCTGTTGAGTATGGACTGCCCCCCGAGCCCACCACCTCCACCACCGCCGGTAAATGAACATGTTCCGTTAAATAATATATAAGCGGCTCCTGGACCAGGTTGAGTTTGTAATACTAATCCAGCGGCCCCCCCTTCGCCAAACAACGCCGGCCCGCCCATGCCTGCGCCTGCGCCTCCACCCCCTTGGCAGTTTGCATTTTGACAATTAAGAGACGAATTCTTTGGCATTGCGAAGATTATCTCATTTCCAACAGGACTTTGCGTAGTACCTTGAAGGCACATTAATTGTTTCCCTTGAAAACTGCTCATATTTCTAACCTGTCCTTGCGTTGCCGGATTGGCATCAACGCGCATCCACATTTTTTGTTGACCTTGACGTGTATTGTTTAACGGATATGATCCAGTTTGTCCTACATACTGGCCAAGACCTGCTAATGGCACATTAGTCGTTCCTAATGTTATAGACTGAGCCGGCATCTATAATATAGACTGAAAAAAAATGGATACGCCTGACACGCGAGGAGGGTCTTACCTGTACCTGCCGGGCCAGTTCCTACGATGACGGGCGCATGAGACGACAGGAGCTCTAGGTAACGACGCTGGTTTAGGGTTCGTGCACTAATCATTTAGTTATTAAACGCATTAAGACCTTAACTGTCTACATTAGAGCATATGCATTTAATTGAGATCTATATATATTTCCCGGCGTTTGAGGAACCCGTCTTTGCTCAGCCTTTAAATTCTGAAATGAATTAAGAAGGCTAATTTCCGCCGGTTCCAAACCACTATTCCGAGTTTCCCAGTTCTGTTTATTCAGAAACACGCCTCCCGCCTTCATGGCCCCGGCAACCGCTCGGACGTTCTTTCCTTCAGATACCATCTTGAAATATCGATTAAGTTTTCTGTTGGGGTCGTGTTTGTTCACCCATGATTGACGAGCCTTCATCTTTATAAATTCATTAATGAGCGCCTGCTCTTTGTTGGTCAGAATTTTGAAAAATCTAGGACCCTCAAACGCGCTCCCCGTGTTAGTGAACTTTCTATTTTTGAAATTTTCATTCTTTAACATGTTGTTTGCGACCTGCTTGACATTTGCACCACCTTTAACCTTGTTGAAATATGAAACGATCTTCTTGTTGGGACCACCATATTTAGTTATCCAATTATTACGTTCAGCTGCAATAGATTGACGTGCACTGATATTTGCCTGTACCAAACCCCTTGCACCCGCCCGCGCCACGTTCTTCGCCCCAGCTGAAATCTTACTTAACGTACTCGGAGGCAACACATTACCGGCCACTGCAGCTACTCGTAAAGGAGTGGGTGCCATTACCGCACCTGCAAATCTTCCAGTTGCGGGGAACCCAAGGCGGCTACCAAGAAGCGTCGCTCTTCCGGCGGCCGACATGGATCTCAACATGTTTCCTATAATACTTGTATAGCGCGGATCCTGATACTCTCTGTATATCAAGTCAGAAAGCTCACGGACAAGATTAGCATTTGCGTTACCCATATTAGTAACCTTTGCCCCTAGGAATGATGCGTTACGTATAGTTGCTTTAGTCATGGCATTCTTGGCGGGCTTGAGGCGGTTGGGTCCAGGGGCGCCGTTGGCCCGGGGTTTACCTGGTCGCTTCATAAATTTCAGAATAAGTTCTCTCAGATTTCTTATAAAGTTTGTACCTAATCTAGTTTGATTATTAGCATTGATATTAGCATTACTCTTAGATATATTATGAAGCTTGGTTGCTATGTTCACTAAATTTTTGAATTGAGTTGGAGAATTTGCATTTGTATATCCTAACAGAGCTGCAATAAGTCTGTAAATTGACATCTGAAAAGCCTGTTTCTTTTCGGCATTCTTATTATTTGAAGCATACGCGGCCAGGTTATTTGTAAATCTATTAAGAGCCGGACCTATGTTCTCACCCTGTACTTTCTTTGCTACTTCACCTATGATATCTGGTCCTATGATACGCGATACATGCATAGCCAATTTCAAAAAATTGGAATTTCTGTATGCATTTTTAGTACCAAATGCATTCCATATAATATTAGGTCTATAGGCGGTGAGTGCCATTCCTCCCACCCCACCGCCTATTGCGCCGCCCACAGCGCCGGTGGTGAACACCTTGGCGATCGTCTTGGCCGCACCCGGTGTCGCCTTTAGAGCTCGCAAAAACCCACCCCACGATGACGTGTTGGGAGCTCCAGCATTTATCCATTTCTGGATTACTATATTTTTCTGTCTATTACCGAGATTTGACCATCCTCCTGGGGCGCGTTTCCAGTTGTAATTTTCGGCGATCCGCGTTGCGGCACCACCCCTTGTGATAATTTGCCTACTTAAAGTTGCACTGGCTTCTGCTGGTTTAGTCTTGGCCCAATTCTTGAACCATTTTTCAGCGTGCCTATATTGATTTGCACGGTTCGCGTAGACTAGAGGGTTGTTGTTAAATCCTTGCTCATATGCGTTGAAAAAATTCCCACCATTTGAATTGGAATTGGAATTTGAAGGGTTGAAGTTTTGAGACGGGTTTTCGAAGTTTTGTTCTGAATTACTAGATGGTGCGGCCTTCAATGGTGCGGCCTTCAATGGTGCGGCCTTCAATGGTGCGGTCTCTAATGCCTCGGTCTCTAATGCCTCGCGCATAGCTAGATTTGGTCGACCGCCCGGCGGCGCTCGCCTGCCATTATGGGGCACGAATTGCCCTGGTATAGGCGCCACCGCGCGCGCAGGACGAGACATATACTATATAAATATACTTTTTTTTTTCAAGATTACACATTATTAGCATGCCAGTCAATCCCAATCTCCGTGTTGTCGGTCACCAAACCACGCACGTCGCTCTTCACCCATAGCAGTATGTTGTTATCATAGTGCTTGATCACGATGGACTGACCAAACGTCAGCACGTCACCCATAAGGGCGGCGCGGACGGCATTAGCCAGGTGTGTTAGCTCCGGTGGCGGCTTGGTGGTGTCACCCTTGACGTAATCCGCCTCAATAGTCACCGCCTTGATAGTGAAGTCCCGAGAAATGGGGATGAGGAAGTCGAACACCTCTACATTATTTCCGGCGAAGGTGCGCGCCATACGGCGCTGGATGGCGTTCATCGCGATGTGGTTGCGCTCCACATCGGGATGAGGTACCGCCCGGTACACAAAGTTGCCGATGGTCACATAGGGAGCGCACGCGTCCGCCGGGTTGACGTAGACGCGGTTCTCCAGAGCAAGCTCGGCGTTGAGGGCGTATTTGCAAACGAGGAACCGGGTGGAGACCATGTCTGTTTTTCCGTAGTTTATCAGTCCAGCCTCGGATGGACCCGTACACACATCCTACTTTTCGTCACCCGAAGTGCCAGTTTGCATAGATCATATGACGTGTACATCCCCATGTCCTTGATGTCATTTCAAACATATCATTCACATGATTTCTAATCGCGTTCAATTCGGGAATGTAATTGGTCTGTTGATCGTTGGATATTTTCTGAAAAATATCTAGGACAACAGTCTGGTACATCTCAATTATCGAGCGAATGTCCCGCTTCTTTTCCCGAGCCTTTTCGCGCTGCTGAAGCCGCCTCTTGAAATTCTCATCATCAAAATCTCCGATCATGTACCGAATTCTGAGATCCCTATTTTCCTCAATATTCTCTGCAAACCGTGGAAGGATAACGAACTCATTGTGCCCATGCAGCCGATGCACAACATCTAGAGCGTTAATCTCTTCCTTTGAATATACAGGGTTGGGGCTAAGGCGAAGACGCGTGATTAGCGCAGCGCTGGGCATACCTCCACACGGCACATCACCTGGCTCGCGGCGAAGCTGCCCGTGAGCCTGCAGATACTGATAGTAATGCGGGTTGTGAATTCGTCCAGCCTCGATATTACCTGTACGCCAGCTAAATGCAGTAGTACACTGAGTACAAAACATCTGATCACACCCGTCAATTTTGAAAATCAAAGCAGCGCACTTGGGACACGTCTTACTATCTTTGGCCAATAGGAGGGCCGTCTCGACGCACTCTGGCTTGCACGTATGAGGAGCATTCTTATCCTCGCCCTTGACTTCGTGGCATTCTGGACACGACCACTTTTCACACAATCCACACTTCCATGCAGTGGACAGAAATCCGCGGCATCCATCGGCCGGACACGCTCGGACAAATGCCTTCTTAGTTTCAGCCTGTTTGTTGATTGTTATTCCATATGCAAATTCATAATGTCGTAATTCAACGCCCAGACATGCAATCTGCTTATCAGTCTCCATGGCATTTTTATTACGAACAATAGAACTAGGCACGTTAAAATCACTGCGTAATTGAGTACTCCGCCTCTGCAGAAATTCTATCTGACCTTTTAGATCATTAATCATTACAGTATATCCACGAAGCTTCTTTTCGCGCTCGACGTGGGGCTGCGTCTCTGGAAGGAGACTGCGCTCCTTTTCGAACAGGACATTCTCGCGATGAAGTTTGTAATCTTTGGTCACGAATTTCTTTGTGAAATTAGAAAGTAAAATATCACGCGACCATTCTTTCTTACAATTCATACAGTGAGGGTGCTCGATAGAACTCAAAAGATAACGCTCACTGCATGACGCACACACGTCGTACGGACAATAGGGGCAATTTATTTTTTTTCGACTTGACAGGTTGTAGGTGTCGCAGCACACGCTACAACTCATTCTCGTTACTATTTGAGGGCGGCTTTTTTTTATCAGGCTCGGGCTTGGGGACGGCGGGTTTTTTAACTTTAATTCCTCTCTTTGAAATTACAACATCATCAGTATCGGGGTCTGGGTCATCAGTCATGTCCGCCCACGCCATCTTGCGAGGATTGCTCATTAGTCATCCTTTTCTTCACAGCTTTAATAACCTTCTTGACCTTGGGCTTGGGGTCGGGCTTGGATGCCGACGGGTACTTGGCGAAGATCTTGTCGAGCGCCTCTTGGCGCTCATCTGCAGTGTCTGCCATCTTCTGGCACCACTGGAGGTACTTGGTGACGCGCATCTCGGAGTAGCCACCGGCGCGCATAGCGTTGGCCATGTCCTTGGGCGACGGACGCCCAGGTGTGCCGTGCACTCGCGCATACTTTGCAAGAGCCTCCAAAATATACTGTTCGTCATGTGCGGAAGGCACGACTTGGGTGCGGGAGGCGAGAGGGGTGTGCTCCTCGAACCACTCGCGCGACTTTTGAATGTACGCCTCATGTTCGCCCGAAGGCATCCGACTAGCGATGAACTCGTAGTCGACAGATGGCACCCACGGCGAAGTGTGAGCTAGCGGCGCATCCGGGTTGCGCATCTTATCCGCAAGCCGCCCCACAATACTCGGGAACCCCTGAGGGACCGGCTTGGGGGCGGCGGTGCTGACGCGGCGGACACGGATGGTGGGGCGCTTGAACATTTTGTTGTTTAACCTTACCTACCATCGCCACCTTGAGCCCGGCACACAACCTTTTTTTCGCCCCTTAAGAGTAGATATGCTCGCTACATTTATCAGGGTGTTACATTTCATACTCGTCATGTTCATAATTGGTGCACCATTTAGTTCAAGTGAATATTTACTTTCACTCCATTTAGTCATAGTTCCGTTCATAATGCTACATTGGCTCACAAATCAGACGGTTTGCGCTCTTACGGAGATGGAAAAGCTCGTAACAGGCAAGACATGCGACGATGAGACATTCTTCGGGAAAATTGTTGGGCCGGTCTATAAATTCAGGACGCAGCGGGAGGAGAACCTATTCTTGTGGACGATGCTCATAGGGTTGTGGATGGTTACTTTTATTAAACTCAAACATATAGGGTTCGGGGAGTTGATGAGGCACTTTAGACCTTGATGACCTCGCAGTCAAAGTCTTCGTTCGCGAGCGGATTTCCATGCGACTGGCAAAGTGCACAGTCCGTGTGCACAAGGCTGTCGAGGGTGTGGTTGTGGACAGGCTCCGCCTCCTTCACAGGCTTTGCAGGTGCGGAATTCGCGCTCTTGTCGGCCGCAGCGCCGCCGCCCAGGTGCCGCTTGCAGAAGCACTCGCCCTTGAGCGCAGAAAACTTGCACGGCTCCTTCTTGGCCGTTACGCCCTGGCATTTGCCGTCACCCGCGGGCTCCGCTTCTGCTTGATCGCGCTTTTTGTATTTGCGTGGCACCTTGATAGCAGCCTCGCTAACCTGCTGATAAAGGTCGTACAAGTCTTTGTACGAAAGGCCAAGGTCAGCCGCCACGCGCTCCACGAAAACCTTGTCGCGATCAGCAACCAGGGAACCGATAGACTGGGCGAACTCCATTTTGTCTTACCCTTAACGTGCATCAACCTCTTAAGCCGAGCACACAACCTAGATTTTCGCGATGGACACGGCGTTATAATTCTTCTCTTTATCAAGTACTAATTTAACCGCTTCACCACACGCAACCCCGTCCGGCAACATATATGAAGTCTGTTGTAAATCTCCGGTTGGTCCGTACGCCGACACGTGGAGTGGGGGATAAACAATCATTTCATAATTGTCACGAGTAATGTCATATGTACCCGGCTGTACTATAATCGACGTATTACTCGTGAGATTTTTGATCACCATAAGAGACTTGGGACACGCCGGCAGTGAAGGTGCAACAGGGGCGGGTACTGGTGGCTTGTAAAGAAGGGCGTATCCGACCACAAAGGCTATTATCACAAATAATATCACAAAACCTATAATAAGCCCATTATTAGGTTTGGGTTTTGGAGGAGCAAATGGGTCCATCTATTATTTAGATAACAAATTTATCTTCACGGACCCATGCGTTACACACGTATTTCGTGCCCTCTTTTATGGGGAGGCCGGCGTGAAGTGCCTTGGGGTGGCACTTGTTTTCATTCTCACCGAGTGGGCGGAAAAACACCCCTGAACCCCTTGGTGGCTTCACCTTCAGATCGTTGTGTTCTGGAAAATGCGTCTCTCCCTCTGTGAATTCTGAATTCAAATACACGAGGAGAGTACCAACACGCTGACCACTCATACCCTCGAAATCCCTGCACGCCTGAACATCATCACAACACGAATCGTGATGTGCCCTGTAGTACGACCCTGGTTTGTACCGGACCACCTGCAGGCTCTCGCAATTGTCGATAGATTTCCCTGTAAGTTGTGAAGCACGCTCTAAAATCTTGCGAGCCACTGGGTCGTCCTTCGGTATCCACGCCGTTTCGCTCGTGCGCGCATCACTTGGTGAAGCACTTCCGACAACACTGCTACGTGTAAACAACGGATCAGCCTTCTTAATTATGTAGTCACATTCAGCCGGTGTCAAAATATTGTCATGGACCGCGGGTGGCTGCCACGGCGCGTCACGGCCTGTGTACCCCCGACCAGTCCATTTTGAAACCCACCACCAAATTAAAAATGAAATTAGCAAAGTTGAGAATGCAATTACTAAAATCTGCATTACTTAATTTGCTTCAATAATTTTTCTACGCGACGTGCACGTTGCCGAGATCCTTTGATATTTTTATTCCTGATCCGGTTGAGGAGAGGTACCGTCTCGTTTGATACTTTTCGTAGGCTGTTGTTCCTTCTGGAGATCCGTATAAGACCTTCAGTGCGTGCGACATTCTTGGCCCCCTTATTTTTCGTCTTGCCGGTCAATGGATTTCTATGAGAAATTAAACCCTTGTACAGAAACGACCCGGTCAAGAGAGCAAGGCTGTCCTTGAGTTGGTATCGCAGTCTCTGAATTGGAATTCCTAATTTATACGAAAGTGGCAAGTGGAGCATGCTACGGCTGGCACCTGGATAGACCGCCAGTGCCGTGTCGACCAGTCCAACCTTTTCACCGTTCCCTAATATGACGTCATATGTAACCACCTGATAAATACGGCGGTTTGTTGCCGGTACCTGCATACGTGGATTGTTAAAGGGTGATTTTACGCGCCGAGTTATATTCAGTCGGGCGTTACATCCGCTATATTCGCGATTTAAATATCTAATAAATGCGTTCATATGATTAGTCATGATGCGTCTCATCGAGATGACGTAGCTCGAAAGCTCGAGAGGCTGTCTGACCGCCTTTGGAATTGCAAATGTAAAATCAAAATCAGATGTCCTCCTTAATTTGGGAGGCAAATATGCCTTGCGAGCCTGAAGATAGGTCCTGACAGCCATACCCCCTGTGCAAAAAATTACGAGACCCTTACCGTACGGGCGGGTCAGACGCGTCGTCCCCTTTGAAAACTCCATGAAAATACGTGGAAGGGCCAGTTTGATAGAATGGACATCCACAACGGGGAGAAGTTGACCAGACTTTGTGTACTTTTCTATATGCCTGTACGCATTTACAAGCATAATTTCAGATGGAAATTCCCCCTTATGGAACGCTGAATTCTGTTTTGCGGAATAATAACCATCATACCCTTCACGCGTGAGGAATTCTTTTGACAAATTGCCAAAGGCGAGCTTGTTCAGTTCTTTGTAGCTCGCACGGCCTCCTGGCTTGTTGCCGACACTGGGCAACTTGTTAATCTCTTTCTGACCTAATAGTCTACCAAGCATCGTTTTCTGCTGGGCGGCAGTCACCCCTACACCCGTGACGAGACGGAGGGCCGCCCGTGTCTCGTCTGACAGAGGATATTTACTTGTCAATAGTAAATTCAGGTTGTGGTGTGTCAAGTCGAATAGGCGAAGCGTTTTCTTGACCCTGTACGAACATGGCGTTCCATAGTTCTTTGCAGTGTCGACGCTCTGTGTCAGAAAAAATGTACGTGCATCTTTGAGTAACGTCCGGCACCCTATGTGCCTGTATCCCTTGTACAGGATTTCTCCACTTGGAATAGTAGTCTCGGTAAAGACCATCCTCTACTGGTTGTCTAGTTTTTTTTCCTCGACGTAATTAATATGGCGTCGAAATATGTTGGCATCTTAATGTCTTCACGCAATCAGGCGCACGCGTTCCATCTCACGACCTCGTCTTACGCCGAACACAAGGCTCTTCAGGCGTACTACGAAGGCATTATCCCACTGGCCGACGCATGGGCCGAGGCCTATATGGGTCGGTACGGAAGACTGACCCGTATTTCATTTAACAAAAAGACTGTGCGGGACCCACGCAAGGCCAAACAGTACTTCAAAAGCCTCCTGACGCGCATCCGCGCCATCAAGCTCCCACGGGACAGCTACCTGAAAAATATACAAGATGAAATTACCGCTCTTATTCGGTCAACCCTGTATATGCTCAGCTTAAAGTAATTATTTCAGTACTATTTATAATGACAGTAAACGTTCATTTTGATACAATTGATGATATTAGTTATACATGGGTCAATGGCATCAAGGGAACTCTTACAGAAAATGATACTAAGATAATTCTCACATATGCTTCAACTTTAGACGAAAATTGTAGATACGTTGAAACTGGATCGTATTTAGGATGTTCGTCAGTCCTTGTCGCTTTAGGGTCTAAAGCGACAGTATGGGCCCATGATATTTGGGTTGATAATTGGTCGGAACTCGAGGGAACTATTCCACCACCCGAAACTGAAAATTATTTTTTAAAGTTTTATGAAGGTGTTCTGGCGAACAAATTAGAAAATCGAATTATACCCATTCGTGGAAAGTCGGGTGATACTCTCAAAATTCATCCGTTGAAATCTATTGATCTAGCATTTATAGATGGTGATCATTCGTACATAGGATGTTTAACTGACCTTGAATTAATCTATCCACGTATGAAACCTGGAACGGTCATATTGGTCCACGACTGTTGGGACAATTCCGAATGTTACTTGGCTGTAGGTGATTTTACTAGAAAACACTCGTTGCGATGGCAGCGCGCCACCGCCACTTCAGGGATGGTCAGAATACCAGTCCCTGAACTCGATGTACCACTGGATAGTTCTACGTAGACAATCATGAAAATCAGGGTTCTCGGACCACCCCAGTGCCCTTAGGGCTGAACTATCTATACAGTACCGGCTGTCATTGAATGGCCTATCAGATACATACTTGCACTTACCTTGACCTAGAATTTTGGAAATTTTTTCGAATATATCAATCACTGAATATTCGTGAGAACTCCCAATGTTGTACGTCTTTCCAATCTCCCCCTTTTCGAGGATGATCTCGACCGCACGTGACACGTCATCCACATGGATAAAGTTGCGGCGGGTCGTCCCGTCGCCATGGATGGGGCATGGCTCACCCTTTAGCAATTTAGAAATGAAAAGTGGAACCACTTTTTCAGGGTATTGTTTCGGGCCGAACACGTTATTTCCCCTCGTAATTACACATGGCAATTTGTAAGCGTGCATGTAGGCTCTGACGTAGAGCTCGGCGGCCGCCTTGCTCGCCGAGTAAGGGTTGCTCGGGTTCAGGGGTGACGTCTCATCTGACGTGGTCAATGGACCCACCTCACCGTACACCTCATCCGTGCTTATATGAATAAACTTTTTAAGCTTGCCGTAATCCTTGGCGGTCTCGAGAAGCACGTGCGTCCCGAGTACGTTATCCTTTGTAAACTGAAAAGACTGTTCGAAACTGCGGTCAACGCACGACTGTGCCGCAAAGTGAATGACCACGTCAGGTTGGTGCTCGCGGAACACGTGCGTCATGTGATATCTCTCAGTTATGTCCGCGCGTATATAGGTGTACCGCGGACCCTGCTCGACGTTCTTCTCCCGAGCCATGTAATCGCATTTGTCAATATTTATGATTTCTATTTCTGAATTTGATTTCAAAATATATTCAATAAAATTTGATCCGATGAAGCCAAGTCCTCCAGTCACAAGTACTCGCATTACTTTATAATCTAACCAACACCTTTAATAGTCTTAAGGAATTTATGACTAAAGAATATAATGAAAGTGAGTGATTATGTTATTAAATTCTTCGAATGTCAGGGTGTCGAACAGGTATTTTGTGTATCAGGTGGAGCTGCTGCCCATCTTCTCGAAAGTACGCGAACAAGTTCAATGAATACAATTTTCAATTATCACGAACAGTCGTGTGCCATGGCGGCTGATGGGTACGCACGAATTTCTAAAAAACCTGCAATTGTACTAGTGACGAATGGCCCAGGATCTACAAACACGATTACCGGTGTTCTCGGTGCATGGCAGGATGGTATTCCCATGATTATTCTTAGTGGTCAAGTTCCTCGAAACCAGACCCTTGCATCCGAAGGTCGACCACTTCGTCAGCTCGGCGTTCAAGAATGCAACATTATCAAAATGGTTGAGCATTGTACAAATTACGCGGTTCAATTGACGTCTGATATATCACAGACACTCAGCCGGGCATGGAAAATGGCCACCACCGGGAGAATGGGCCCCGTATGGATCGATATTCCTATTGATATACAGGGTCAAGATATAGACGCTGTTCCTCGGTTCGCGGCCAAGCTGGCCGTCGCGCGTGCCGTTCGTCCGATCGATCAGGAAATTTTAGATGAATTTGCTCGTGCGAAAAAACCCTTGATCATCGCCGGAAACGGAATCCATCTTGCTTGTGCCGAAAATGAATTTGTGAAACTCGTTGAGAGAACTAGGGCACCAGTGATATGTACATGGAACGCAAATGACCTGCTCGAGTGGGAGCATCCACTGTACGTTGGAAATTTTGGGGTGTTCGGTGAACGCTCTGGAAATCTAGCAGTTCAGAATGCCGATTGTATCCTTGTACTTGCAAGTCGGTTGAGTATTCCCTGTACCGGTTATGATGCCTCGAAGTTTGCACCCCTAGCAAAAATTATTATGGTTGATATTGATGAAAACGAGGTTTTCAAACACACCATGAAGAGTAATTTTCAGCACATTGGTGATGTCAAGGATTTCATAGACCAATTTAATGTGACCGTTGACGTTCCCCAGTGGCTTGCACAGGTTGGAACGTGGAAAAATACACTTTCAGTATTCAACGAACCTCATACACGTGTCAGTGGGTTTGTGAATAGCTATGACATGATGGAAGAACTTGGTAAATTAGTAAATCAAAATGACATTGTAGTGACTGATATGGGTACGAGTTTTACATGCACAATGCAAGCCTTGAGAAATCATGGAAATAGGCTTTTTACAAGCAGTGGTCTATGTTCAATGGGGTTTGGTCTCCCGGGTGCTATAGGAGCATGGTCTGCTGATAAATCAAGACGGGTTATATGTATTGCAGGTGATGGGGGGTTCCAGATGAACATACAGGAACTTCAGACTGTCGTTCAATATCGAATTCCTCTAAAAATTATTATTCTGAATAATGGCGGGTACTTGGCTATTAGTCTGATGCAGGACAATTTATTCAAGAATAGATTTGGTGCTGATATTTCAAGTCCTAATTTCAAGGCGATTGCTCAAGCCTATGGCATACAGACGTTTGAAAATTTATCAGACTGTATTTCGTCTAGGGAAAGTGGTCTTGTGGAGATGAATATGGTGCGTAATCAGTTACTTATACCCCGTGTAATGAGTTACAAAGATCCGGTAACTCAACAAATTAAATCGGGTACACTTGAAAATATGTTTCCTACTTAAAAATCAACGTTACCTCATATATAATGACAACCTACAAGTCGGTTATTGTCCAGAAACCTTGGGGGTATGAATATCTCGCATATGAAAATGAAGATGTCGCCCTATGGGTTCTTCACATAAAGAAGGGTCACTCGACGAGCATGCATTGTCACCCGAATAAAACAACTGGTCTGGTTGTAGTAAGCGGGACGGTTGAGATGAAGTTCATTGCAGATTCGAAGCGCCTCGAAGCGCCTGCGAAACAGATGATACGCCGGGGGCTGTTTCACCAGACGTGTGCAATTTCGGATGATGTGATAGTATTTGAAATAGAAACACCCGTGAATAAAAATGACCTAGTTCGACTAACCGATACATATGGACGAGAGTGTCAGGGGTATGAGAATTCTCAATTTGAACTTCCAAAAAATGAAGAATGCCTATGGATCGATGCATCGGTAAGGAGCGAGTTTGAATTTCATGGAAGGAAAATGACGGTTGAACAAGTCAAACTAGATGATAAACACCCCGATGACATCCTCATTTTTCTTCAAGGAAATTTGGTAAGAAATATCGACGGACAAATTTTTAATGTAGTACGACCCGGTGACGTGGGACTTGCGCGCGTTGTGAAAACCGTCGCCGATTACATGGATGGTTTTTCAGATGACTGCATTACACTCGTCATTCGGTGAACCTCGAGTGTTTTTTCCATCCATGGTCCCATGTGATCATAATGAGGACTTGTGATAACGTTACCATCGATTACAAAAGGTTCATTCACGTATTCGGCGCCCGCATTTTCAATATCATCCTTGAGACTGTAATATCCACTGATGCGACGACCCTTTACAATTTTTGCCGAAATAAGAAGCTGCGCGCCGTGGCATGTACTTGAAATGCACTTTCCGAGCCCATTCCACTGTGAAATGAAATTCAGAACATCCTTATTCTGTCGAAGCTTTTCGAGACTTTTGACGCCACCCGGGAGAACAAGAAGGTCATATTCACTGAGAAACTTTGCCTGATCTTTTACGAAATCGGACAGAACAATATGACATGGCATGTTTAGACCAAAAATACCATAAATTCGCCCAAGCTCATCTTTCTTATCAGCGACAATATCTACGCTAAATCCAGCTCCCAGCAGACGATAGTAGGGGTACACAAGTTCGTGATCCTGAAATCCAGAATAGGTGAGAATTACAGCCTTCATACTAACATGTCATGCCAATTCTTAAAGTAGTTCGTATTAAAAAAATACGACTTCTAATTAATAGAATGAAAGTTTGGTATGCACCGAACCAGTTCGAGGCCTATGGCGAAGAAGAGATCAAGGCGGTCGAGGCGTCTCTTCGCGCAGGGTGGCTTGCGGGGTTCGGTCCCCGAACTGTAGAATTTGAAAGTAAAGTTTCTGCACTTTTCGGGAAGAAGCATGGACTTTTTGTAAACTCGGGATCAAGTGCTATCCTGCTCGCTCTGTCTGTACTTGACTTGCAGTCAGGTGACGAGGTGATCACTCCGGCGTGTGGGTTCGCCACAACTGTTGCACCAATTCAGCAGGTCGGTGCCACTCCTGTATTTTGTGACGCTGACATCGCCAAGTACGTTCCCAACGTAGAGCAGATCCGTGCCGTTGTCACCCCACGGACGAAGGTTCTCCTCATTCCAAATCTCATCGGCAACACGCCAGACTGGAAGGCGCTCCGGGAGGCTTTCCCTGACCTTGTGCTCATCGAGGACAGCGCAGACACCATCACGATGACCCCTGAGAGCGACATTTCAACCACAAGTTTTTACGCCAGCCACGTCATCACGGCGGGTGGCGTTGGTGGGATGGTCATGTTCAATTCGGAAACTCAATTGAAGAAGGCAATTATGTACCGTGATTGGGGTCGCATCGGCGACAACTCGGAGGACCCATCCGACCGGTTCAACCACTCGGTCGACGGAATTCCTTATGATTGGAAGTTCCTGTACGGAGTGGCTGGTTACCACCTGAAGGCGTCCGAGATGAACGCAGCCTTTGGTCTGGTCCAGGTTAATCGGCTTGAGGGTCTCTTGGCGAAGCGTCGCGCGAACATCGAGAGATATCTCGAGCGCCTCAAGGACACGACATATTACACGCTTCCAGATGACAGCAAAAAGCCCAACTGGCTCGCTATCCCTCTCATGTGCCCAGACCGCCTCGAGCTCCTGCATTTCCTCGAGGCCAACGGCGTCCAGACGCGCGTGTGTTTCGCCGGTAACATCACCCGCCATCCGGCATGGCGCCAGTACCTGCAACCCTTTGAAAATTCAGACCGTATCATGGGGGAGGGGTTCCTTCTAGGGGCTCATCACGGCATGGCCCTGACGGACGTTGACTACGTATGTAATCTTCTCGAAACCTTTGCAGCAACAAAGGCAAAGGCTCAAACTCCATAAAATTCAAATCATATTTAGAACCAGTGTAATTACCACCAGTATCCTGTTTGACGGTGCACGTGGCTCCGACCATCTTAGCCAGGTCAGATAATTTATACCATGAAGGATAAACCGTATCTATTATTTTTTGACTAATTTCATTTTCAAATATGTAATCAATAATTCTACCTAGGTCACGAACATCAAAAAAATCAAAATACCTGTCATCCTCAATATCTACATGTCCCTCCCGGACGCATGTAGATAGAAATCTTGATGAAATTTCGTCCGGTCCAAAACACCCGAACACTCGTAGACCATATATATTTTCATATGAAGTTGTGCATAGGCGCTCCTGAATAAACTTGGACAGCCCGTATGAAGATGACGCCTTGTTATATATGGCACCGCTCGAGAACCACACCATTTTCTTAAATTTGTGACTGTTAGAACTCACGTTCATATACATTCTGACATTCTTCTCGACGGTGTCGGGTGGGTCCGGTGCGAGACGCGATCCACCCACGGTGGCACATAGAATTACATATTCAAATTCGTTATTGATAAAAAATTCATTCACCGACATTGCATTCGCGAGATCTAATTCGGACTGCCGAACAACTCTTGATTTTGAACCAAAATATCTTGCCAGATTTTTTGAAATAAAACCACCTCCCAAAATGCAGACTGACATAAAGATTAGTGTAGTAATTTCTTTATGAGTTTTGTTGTAACTTCTTTACATACACCAGACTGGGATGCGTTCGCCGCAGTGACCGACACCAACAAGAAAGAATACTGTGATCGGCACGGCTACATCTTCGACACCGTCGGGGACGGGCCATGGCACACGCGGATCGACCTTGGTATCATGGGCGACTGGGGATTTGAGCGTGGTTACAGGTTTCTTGATATGTTTGCGAAATATCCCACATGCGAGTGGGTCATGTTCTCCGATTGTGACGCACTGTTCACCAACCATACGGTGACCCTGGATCGCCTTGCGGACAACAGGTTCCACGTCATCCTGGCAGCCGATATTAACGGAACAAATTGTGGGAATATTTTGATCCGTAATTCCGAAATAGGCCGAGCGTTTTGTCAATCTATGGTCGCTGCACGTGCAGCCTATCGTGACAACATGATGGCGGAAAACCAGTGGATCCAAGAGATGGCGACCGCCACGTACTGGAAAAAGTGGATCAAGATTGTTCCACAGCGAATGTTCAATGCGTATGATTACACCCTGTATAAATTTCCTCAATTTACGGGAACCAAAGATATCCTTGGTGTCGATGGTCAGTGGCAGACTGGTGATTTCCTCATCCACATAGTGGGTGGTATGGCCGTTGATAAGAAAACTCTTCAGGACCGAATTGATATTGCTAAAATGTATTTAGAGAAGGTCACCAAGTAATATGTAATGCTGATCGATGCGTTCATGTTTTATAACGAACTTGACATTCTAGAGCTTCGTCTAACCCTGCTCGATGAATATGTGGATCAATTTGTACTGGTCGAAGCGGAGGTCAATCACGTTGGTGGTGAAAAGCCACTATATTTCAAGGAAAATAGCGAACGTTTTAGCAAGTGGCTTCACAAGATCCGGTATGTTCTCGTAACGAAGGAGGTGGCGCCTACCGACAAGAACCCATGGTCCCGTGAGAAATTTCAGCGTGAAGCAATTCTTGCAGGTGTTCAGGACGCCCCGGGCGACGCCCTCATCATGATCAGTGACGTGGATGAAATCCCTGACATGGCGAAGGTTCCGTTCGAAAAGATGCCGGCCGGCGTCATATCGATCCATATGTATATGTTCAATTACAGTTTCGACTATATGTTTGTCGACGAGCATTGGGTTGGCACTGTCATTACGACGCTCGACCTTGCACGGAAGTGGTCTGTGAATTATTTCCGCGACGAGCGCTGGAAGTTTCCGGTACTGCCTGAGGCTGGATGGCACCTGAGCAGCTTTGGTGACGAAAAAATGGTTCTTAATAAGTTGAAGACGTTTGCACATGCGCTAGACGACAATGATCACAGGCATTTGCAAACAGAGGAAAATATCAAGGAGTGGATCAAGGAGGGCAAGTTTGTTGATGGGCGAACTGCGCTGCTTCCACGTCCCATTGAGGTCCCTCTACCCGGATCTGTCGAAGTTCTTCGTAGGCTAAAGATGGGCACATTCCCATGACCGCCGCCTTGCGTCGCAAAAGCCGAAGGATATCCTTAGGGTGCATAAATTTAAAAAATAGGCGTTTCGCCATAATATTTGTAAAAACCCCTCCCGCTGCCGTGTCCCTCTGTCCTTGGCAGACGGGCCACGTCACCTCCCGAAGTTCACCGATCTCCGCCTCATGATTGTCAAGGCGGGGAAGTACGTTTTCACGAATGAGCGTACGAAGCTGCTCAATCTGATTTTCCATATTCTAGTCTCGCGTTTTTTTCTTATTTAGTCTCGCAATTCCAGTTGACACAGATGGCGGCTGCAACGGCAAAGAGAATGCCGAGCAATTGTACCCAGTGGGTTATCTTTTCACCGAATACCAACCACGCGGTCAAGGCGCCTCCGACCACAACCATCGCCTCCCACATGATGCACGTCCACATCATGCTCTCAGCCTGTAGGGTCTTTATCAAAAGGGCCAAAACCAGTAACCACGCAAGAAAACCAAATAGAAAATTGTGGTGTTTGCCCTCCTCCGCAAACCATTTGAGGTGAGCGTTTCCAAAAAGTTCGGCAGCCGTCATAGATGCCACGAGTATAAAGCTCATCCTATTAAGTTAAAGGATTTAATTTTGAAGTCTGTATATGTGGCTAGAATGGATTATTGCCTGGTTTATTCGTATTCCTAATGTGGACCATAGGACTAAAGTCGCCCTCCTAATGATAATGAAAGATCCCGACTGGATACTTACTTTAAAAGTCAACCACCTCCTTCAGTCTTTGAAAGAATTGCAGAAGCCCTCAACAAAATGTAATTAGAATTTTTAATATCTATTCGCTGATTGAATGTCTTATAGAAATCTTGTTCAACTAACTGTTTGTATTCGTCCATCTTATCTTCTCTTGGCAGACCACTTTCTTTCCACAAGTCGAGGTAACTGATACCGGTTGGTTTATAACCAAGCATGAAGTACTTCCAACCGTCTATGGACGATGGATCATTGGCAGTTAAAACTTTAGCAAGTATAGACGTCTGATGGGCAATAGGCAACACATATAACTTTAATTTACTAGCATACAAAGGCGCTGCAAATATATGATCAATACCTGCACGCATATCGAAATTATTAATAAGAAATTTACAATAATCACGCGTCATTACCGAAGCCTCCGCCCCTCCGTTATTCCATGTATCATTTTCGAATACTTCGAACCCCGGTGGCAAACCGAACAAAACTCCTATCGATAGATTAACGAACGGGTAATTCTCAAGTGAGTTAATTGCATCTTTTGCACCATCTATAAACACGACATCGTCAGTGCAAAATATTGCACGATCACCCGCCGCTTCATCTTCTAGAAACGCTAGAATACATTCGTAATATTTAATGCAGCCAGATATACATTCTAGAGTACCGCATTTATCAAATTTGTAATACAACCATTCGATGAATGGGTGATTTTTAGCATATTTCGTAAACCATACGACATCTGTGAACCCCCTTTCTTCGAGGTGCTTTTCTAGTACGGGTCGACGTTCCGAACACGAAAATGGGCAATGCGTAATATACATGCGCATCATAGACCTTAAGACTGTTGTATCTTTAAAAGAATTGAGGACGCCCTTAGTAAAATGTAATTCAAATTTTTGATATCTATTCTCTGGTTGTATGTCTCATAGAAATCATCTTCAACTAGTTTCTTATATTCATCCATCTTATCTTCTCTGGGCAGACCACTTTCTTTCCACAAGTCCAAGTATTTGATACCCGTCGGTTTATAGTTGAGAATGAAATCTATCCAGATCTCGGTGGAAATAGGATCATTGAAATTTGCAACTTTCGTGAGTAGAGACGTCTGTTGTGCAATAGGCATCATATATAACCTCAACCCACTATGAAAAAGAGGGGCTGCCAATACGTGATCCATACCTGCACGCATATCAAAGTTATCAATAAGAAATTTACAGTACTCGCGAGATATCATTACAGCCTCTGCTCCTCCGTTATTCCATTTGTCATTTTCTATAATCGTTTTAGTGGGGTATATTTGAAAACAGATCCCCATCGACAGATTAATGAAAGGATAATTTACAACTGAATTGATTGCATCTTTTGCACCATCTATAAACACTACGTCATCATCACAAAATACTGCACGATCACCCGCTGTTTCATCTTCGATAAACATCTGAATACATTCATAGAATTTAACGAGACCAGAAATGCTCTCTACGGAAAAGCACTTGTTGAATTTTTCGTGCAACCACTCGACAAAATTATTATTTTTAGAATATTTTGTGAACCAGGTGACATCTGTGAACCCCCTTTCTTCGAGGTGCTTTTCGAGTACTGGTCTACGATCAGAACACGAAAATGGGCAATGTTTTATGTAAAGCCTCATCTATAAACATAAAGAGAACAATATCTTTATGTTTAATGAAGGCGGCGCTCATTACCGGCGTTACTGGCCAGGATGGGAGTTATCTGGCCGAGCTTCTTCTGGCCAAGAATTATTCGGTCTACGGGATGGCGCGGTACTGTTCCGAGCGGAAGCACGAGCGGCTCGCGGCTGTAAAAGATCATCCAGAATTCAATTTGGTGGAGGGTGACCTGACGGACGCATCGCGGATCGCATCACTTTTGAATTCAATTGCAGAAATTTATGACGTGATCGAGGTCTATAACCTAGGTGCCCAGTCACACGTCAAGCTGTCGTTTGACCAACCCGAGTACACGGCCAACGTGGATGCTCTAGGCACCCTAAGAATTCTTGAAGCAATTCGCAATTCAAAATACAAATTGAAATTCAGATTTTATCAGGCGGGTACGAGTGAGATGTTTGGCAAGGTGCAGGAGACGCCACAGTCGGAGACCACTCCATTTTATCCGCGAAGCCCGTATGGGGTCTCAAAGGTGTTCGCGTACTGGATAACCAAGAACTACCGTGAGGCCCATGGGATATATGCATGCAACGGAATTCTGTTCAACCATGAGTCGGAGCGTCGGGGACCTGAATTTGTTACACGAAAGATTACTCTTGGTATTGACCATTGGATCAAGACAAGGGCACCTATTGAGCTGGGAAACCTAGATGCCAAACGTGATTGGGGGCATGCAGCCGACTACGTCGACGCCATGTGGCGCATGCTCCAACAGAATAAGCCAGAGGATTTTGTGATCGGCACCGGTCAGACGCATTCTATCAGGGATTTTATTAATACCGCCCTAACTTTTGTAAACGTACCTCATCGCTGGGAGGGTACAGGTATCGAGGAAAAATGCATCTGCAACTCTTCGGACGAGGTGATTATTCAGGTAAATCCAGAGTTTTATCGCCCGGCGGAGGTTGACATTCTGATTGCAAATTCAACAAAAGCTTATGAATACCTGAACTGGCGCCCAACTATTTCGTTCAACGAACTTGTATATAAAATGCTTAAAAATGACATACAACCAATTAATTAATGAAGTGGCTCTTCATAGGACCACGCCTACTGGCCGGAATAGGCCAGGTTACAAAGAGATATGCAGATCTGCTTGAAACACAGGGACATGAAACAGAATATATTGAATTCGGACAAAGTCCAAAGAGTTCACTATATGATGTAGGTTTTGCTTTCGTTTTACCAATTGAGGAACATATGGCGGTTGTGGACGGCTACATGGCAAAGTGTAAAAAAAAGATGCACATGACGATTTGCGAGACCGAGACGGTCAACGCGCAGTACGGCGTCCTCACCAGGTACAAAACCCTCTATGTCGCGTCTGAATTTTGCAAGACTATTTTTGAACGTCAATTTCCAAATGTAAATTGGAAGATTTTGCACCTGTACGCGTCGGAGCCGCCGCCGCGCGAACCCACGTCAAAGGTCTATACGTTTTACACAATAGGAAACGTGATCGACCCGCGCAAGAATATCAGGGCCCTTTTGAATGCGTGGCAGGAGTGCAAATTTCAGGATGCCCGACTTGTGATCAAGGCGACGTGCCTCAAGGATTTTTCAATTAACATTCCTAATTTGATGATTATTAATGGTCTGCTCACGAATGATCAGATGGAAAAAATTCATCAGGGATGCGACTGTTACATTAACTGCTCTCATTCAGAAGGTGTCGGAATGGGGGCGGTTGAGGCGGCTCTTCATAACAAGCCTGTAATTATCACGGACTATGGGGGGCTCAAGGAGTACGTCAAGACGCCGTGGGTCGTGCCCTCTCCGCTAGGACCAATTGGGTTTGACGACTTTCTTTTCACAAAGGATCTCGAGTGGGGCTATCCAGACTATCCTAGCCTCGTCAGGTGCATGAGGGAATGCTATGAAGCAAAGGTTCGTCACTGGGATCACACTCATACTAAAAATTTAATAAAGTCTATTGTCCCAGACCTTTTGCAGTATTCTTCAACGTCTTCAGAGCCTTGAGCGCCTCGCCGTTACCCGCGAGCTTCGCGGCGTTATTCAACTTGTTAGCAAGACCGGACATGCCCAGGTTCTTTGCAGTGGCCGCCTGATTTTGCAGAGCACGCTGTGCGTTCGTCAGCTGGTTGGAGGCGGTAACAAAATTGCGATTGGCTGCGGAAGTGTTGCCGTTAGAAATATTCTCAACTGCACGATTGGTATTTGCGTTTGCACGCTGCAGGTTATTTGCCGCACCGGTCAGGGTGTTGTTCATTATTAATACGTGACTATTAAAATTCGGGAGACTTGGCTGGGGCGCTGCCCGTGGAGGCGCTCTGGACCCAATAAATTGACAGATAGGTTACCAGACCTGTTATAATGGTAGAGGACAGCAAAAACGACTTCTGTGAATTGAGATACAGTACAGTGTCATCAATCACCTTGATTTGGGTAGGCTTCTTTATAAGCTTGGGGACGATATAGACGAGGAGAAAGTTTACGACCATGGCGGCCCAAACGTAGTTAAGGTTCACCTGCATTACACTATACAGAGATTATTTCCCGCTGCTATGCTTCTTGCAAAAGGCGCCGCAGACCGCCCTGAACTTGCAGGGCCGGTTTTCCAGTGTCACCGCCTTGCACAAGGCGCCGCCTGTGACTTTCTTGACGCCCGCTACCGCCCCGGCGCATTCAGCTGGGGTGGGCTTCTTTGTCGTGATTTCGACCTTGTGTCGCTTTTCATTGAGCTCTAGGGTCTTTTCCCGCGCGCGCAGCAGTGTGTCGGCGAGCCGCTCAGGCTCCGGGTGCCCCTGAGCTACCGCGTCCGCAAGAAACTTTTGCCAGATGGGTCCCCCCTGCCCCTTTGGAGGAGCGGCAGGCGCCTTGGCCGCTGGTACGACGGGTGCGGTTTCGGCGACGGGCGTGCGGTGGATAACCTTCACCGGCTTGCGCGCAGCGTGCAGGTCGGCTCTCAGACGGGCGAAGGTGCGGTCGGCCATTTTGTGTATACCTTACCATACGAGGCATCCAACAGCCGCCCACACAACCCTCTTTTTGGGGCGATGCTACTTAAAAAAATGGCCAGAAATATTACTATAATGCAAATCTTTGTCAAGACGCTTACCGGCAAGACTATTACTCTTGAGGTTGAGTCAGGTGATAGCATTGCAAATTTGAAGGCTAAAATTCAGGACAAGGAGGGAATTCCTCCAGACCAGCAGCGTCTAATTTTTGCTGGTAAGCAACTCGAGGATGATCGTACCCTAGCAGACTATAATGTCCAAAAGGAATCCACTCTTCATCTAGTCTTGCGTCTTCGCGGTGGACAAGTTTAAAGTTTTTCCTGCACATATAATATATGGCTTTCCGTATTCAGCACACTGATTCTGGTCTTTTCTGGGGAGTGAATTCTAATGGCCGTATCACCCTTGGTGATGCCCAACAGGCGTCTGTATATGACCTGTCATGCCCGGAGCATATAAAGAATGTCAAAACAGGCAAGTGCCTGTGCAAAAGCAAATATCACCTGGTGGAGAGTGAGCACGACGGTCACGCGACCGATTTCAACTTTGCCGTCAACTTCGGCACGGGTGAGATAGTCAACTTTGCCCAGAATATCGATGTAATCTACAATAATGGCACGGTTGACATTTCTCGGAGCAAACCTACTCAGTGGACCATCGTGACCGCCGAGACAGAGGCTGACGAGGACGTGCCTGTCAATCGCGCAGCTGCACTGATCGAGGAGGCGCTCAACGCCACGCAAGAGCCTGAGGAGGAGGTGCCGGACCTCGTGTCCGACACGGAGGTCGCACCAGAGGTCGCACCAGAGGTCGCACCAGAGGTCGCACCAGAGGTCGCACCAGAGGTCGCACCAGAGGCTGACGAGGAGAATTAAATTCCAAGTGATAAATAATGGATACGGTAAAAGGAGGTCTATCGACTTACGGAAAATTCAGAACATATTCGGGTGTCGTCGTCGCCGTAATAGTTGGGCTGTGTTTCATTATTTTTGGAATTTTTCTAGTGACGCGCAAAGATACCAAGACGGCTACCGTGAACGGGTCGATCACAAGCCAATCATGCACTACAGACAAGCCTCCAGTATGCTCAGGTGTAATCACATATACAGTAAATTCAAAAACTTATACGATCAATGGGACATGGGGTACAGGCAGATCGGTGGGCCAGTCTGAAATTGTACGCTACGATCCAGCAAACCCAGTAGATGCTGCAAACGGCATGTCTGACCAGAAGGGTGGATGGTTCTTTTTAGTTTGTGGTGTTCTCCTGATGCTAATTGCCTACCTGATTTATGCATTCTTTTCAAGCCTTTCTAATAACGGCAAGGCTGTCGTGGGTGGCGTGGAGGCGGCATCTGATCTGGCAAGTTTATTGTCTAAAAATTAAATCCAATTAGAATATAGAATGTCGTTAGGAAAATGGGGTCCCTATTTTTGGGGATCTTTACATCTAGCATGTTTATCTACAAATGTCGAACTTTCTGAACAGGAAAAGGAAGCCATCAGAACATTTGTTGATAGTCTCACTAAACTTCTACCATGCCCCATGTGCCGGGTCCACTTTGCAGAAGTTCTTGCAAAAAATCCAATTGAATTAGCTTTACAGAGTGGTCCCGAACTTTTTAAATGGTCGGTCGATGTTCATAACGAAGTTAATGTCAGTATAGGCAAGCCGGTATACACGGTCGAAGAAGCGTTTGCGTACTGGGCAGGTGAGATGTCAATTGAAAAACAAGATAACATGAAATTTGATCCAGTAATCATCATGGCAGTCATTGTCGTGTTGATGATGCTGGCTTTTTTCTTTATTAATAAGTAGAGAACATGGCTGGTGGAATATTTCCCGGTCATCCATTTGAGTTCAACATAAAATGCATTATTTTTACGGCACTTCTTGCTGGTGGATATTGGTATCTCCCCCATAAAAATACATGGATCCTTATTTTTCTTTTATGGTTTCCGTATATAGCCATGGCGTGGTATGATTACATGTACGATTGTCGTAATAAACTCGGACCTACCGCTGTACCATTTGGCCGGTATATATGGCTTCCGTTTAAACCTGCCGGATACAAACAGAAGTATGAGGAAATGCCGGAAGAAAATAAGAAATTCATGGATCGCATGGACCACGTGGCTGGATGGACAATTGTCGCAGCACTCGTGGCATGGTGGGTTAAAGTCAAGATGAACAAATAAATCAATGGGACCGTGTACTAGCTGGGACATTGGACCCGATGGGTTCACGTGTGCGGGTGATGAATTTGGAATTGAAATTTTTGAAGACTATTTTGAAAATGAAATTCCTCCACATGCACGCGACTGGTTATGGGACAACTTTGATGGAAAGGAAGTAGCCCGCGGATTTGATGCGGGTCCAGAATACGGATATGATATGCTTCGGGCAGAGGTTACCTCTACGGCCCAGGCCTACCACGACCTCAGTCATGAGCAAAAAAAGTCCCTTCACAACAAGAAGCTCGCCGAACTCAAGGAACGTCAAGCCAAATCGGCAGATCGTAAAGACTGGACAAGCATTTTAGGCGCGGGTCTTCTGGCAAATCTTCACGATTACCGAGGACCCAGTGAATATAAAATCCAATTTGAAAAAGTAATTAAGCAGGTAATTGAAGATAGTTCAGCCATGGACGACGAACTTTCGATCGACCTGAAAGATGAAGAAGACTGGGCTTAGAGCCAAGGGTCCCCCCTATAGTAGAACAAATGCAATATGAACGTCTCACACACGTTGAACATATTCTCAAACGCCCCGACACCTATGTCGGATCCCTTCCTCCCGAAACCGGCAATTACTGGGTTCGAGATGGGAACGGCTTCACATTTTCTGAGCTTTCTGTTTCACCTGGCTTGGTGAAGATCTTTGATGAGGTCCTGGTCAACGCGATCGACCAGCATTCTTTGCATCCGAAGAAGGTGGCATATATTGAGGTCCGCCTAGGGTCTGATAATTTGGTCACAGTCTATAATGCAGGTGTTGGAATTCCCATTAAGAAACACCCTACCGAAAAAATCTGGATCCCCGAACTCATTTTTGGGCACCTTTTGACAAGCTCCAACTACAACGACGAGGAGCAGCGCGTGACGGGTGGACGAAATGGCTACGGTGCAAAGCTCGCCAACGTTTTCAGTTCCCTATTCAAAATCAAAATTAGTGACGGGAAGAAGATATATGAGCAGACTTGGACAGATAACATGAGCAAGGTGAACCCGCCAGTCATTACGGACGAAAAAGCCGTCCCGTACGTGTCGGTTACATTCATGCCGGACTGGAAGCGGTTCGGTGGACCGGGCGCCTTTCGGGCCCTGGTTGAAAAGCGCACGTGGGACACTGCTATGTGGTGCTCAAAGGCTGCTGTATATTTCAATACTAAATTGCTAAAGGTGGAGAGCCTTGGCGAGTACGCTCAGGCCTACGTGGGAGAGGCACCGATCGCTAAATTCAACACGGCCAACTGGGAGGTAGTGGTAACCCATTCTAAGAGTGGTGCATTCCAGCAGGTTTCATTTGTGAATGGAATTGCAACCACTAAGGGTGGAAGCCACGTGGACAAGGTGGTCAAGGCGATCGTCGAGGAAATTAGCAAGGACAAGCGCTGTGCGACGCTCAAGCCGGCTCAGATCAAGTCAGCCCTCTTTGTGTTTGTGCGGGCGGTTATCGTCAACCCAACCTTTTCCAGTCAGACGAAGGCCGAGTGCACTTCAAAGATTACCGACGCCATCGAGCCCAAACCAAAATTCATCAAGGATATCCTCGCGACGGGCGTCCTCGATGACCTTGTCTCCAAGGGCCTCTCCCAGGTCGAGAAGGAGCTCAAGAAAACAGATGGGTCCAAAAAGTCTCGAATTACGGGAATTCCGAAGCTCGACGACGCCAACTGGGCCGGTACCCACAAGTCGCACGAGTGCACGCTTATTATTACCGAGGGTGACTCGGCAAAGGCGCTTGCTATTGCTGGCTTGAGTGTTGTGGGGCGCAATGCGTTCGGGGTGTTTCCGCTCCGAGGCAAGCCGCGTAACGTTCGTGACGCCTCCGTTAAACAGGTTACGGATAATGAAGAGTTTTCCAACCTGAAAAAGATCCTCGGGCTTCAGCATGGCAAGGTATATAATTCACTGAGAGAATTGCGGTACGGTCGCCTCATGATTATGACCGACGCAGATCTCGACGGCAGTCACATCAAGGGTCTTGTCCTAAATATGTTCCACGTCTACTGGCCCAAGCTGATTGAGCTGGGGTTTGTGGTGAGCATGGTGACACCTGTTATCAAGGCTGGCAAGGTGTGGTACTTTACTGAAGAGGAGTTCAGGGCTGCGGCACCTGTGAGCGGTACTGTGAAGTACTACAAGGGTCTGGGCACCTCCACGAGCGTCGAGGCCAAAGAATATTTCAAGAAGATCGAGCAACTCACTGTCAAGTTCACACAGGATGGTGAAACCGACAAGTCTATGGTGCTCGCATTCGCCAAGACGCAGGCTGACGAGCGCAAGGAGTGGCTGACGCATCACATGGCCTCTCCACCAGAGGGAGTGCCGTACGGACACATCCAGAACCTGACGGTCACCGAATTTGTCCACCGTGACCTAGCAAACTTTAGCGCTGAAGATATCAAGCGGTCCATTCCACACGTGGCGGACGGCCTCAAGCCTTCACAGCGCAAGGTGATATACGCCTGCCTCAAGAAGAACCTGTCGAGTGACATGAAGGTGGCGCAGCTGTCGGGCTACGTGGCAGAGCAAACGGCCTATCACCACGGCGAGGCGTCGCTCCAGGGCACCATTGTCAACCTTGCTCAGAACTTTGTCGGTGCAAATAACCTGAACTTACTCGAGCCATCTGGACAGTTTGGGACCCGGCTCGCCGGTGGCAAGGATGCTGCGAGCTCCCGTTACATCTTCACCCGTCTCGCACCTTCGACGCGCAAGATTTTCGACCCGTCGGACGATGCGGTGCTCAAGTACAATTTTGATGACGGTCAGCGGGTCGAGCCGGTGTTCTACAGTCCGGTGCTTCCGATGATCTTGGTGAACGGTGCAGAAGGCATCGGAACGGGGTTCAGTTGCTACGTGCCACCTTACAATGTCGACGTCATCAAGCACAACATTCGCTGCGCCCTTGATCAGGTGGCGATGGCTGCGATGGTGCCTCACTTCAAGGGATTTCGGGGCAGTACAACAAAGACCAAGGACCACACGTGGGTCCTCAGCGGCATCGCAGTCAAGGAGGGGTCTCAAATTCACGTCACCGAATTACCCCCTGGAAAGTGGATCCAGGACTACAAGGAGTTCCTCGATGACCTCTGTGAAAAGGGAACAATTCAAAAGTACGAAAATCACTCGTCGGAGACTGCACCCGACTTTCGCATCTGGGGGTGGTCCGGAAGTGAGGATAACATGTACCGTGATCTCGGTCTGACCAAGACAATTCACACCAGCAATATGTACCTGATCGGCCCGAATGGCGCCGTGAAGAAGTACGCCAGCCCTGAGGAGATCCTGATCGACTATATTGATATTCGAATTGGAATTTACAAGCAGCGGAAGGCTCACCTCCTCAAGGAACTTGATGCACAAATTCAGTGGCTGTCCGAAAAGGCTCGTTTCATTGATGCGGTGGCTGTCACCCCGCGCATGCACATCTTCAACGTGCCCTTGGAACAGATCCACAATCAACTTCGGCGCGAGAAATTCGCGGAAGCCATCTGGCCCAAGCTACTCGACATCAAGACTTACCAGTACACCAAGGAGGAGGTGAAGAAACTGAACGCCGGACGGCAGCAGAAGGTGGATGAGCGTGCAGCACTCAAGGCGATGAGTGTGGTGCATATGTGGAAAAATAACCTCAACAATTTGTAGTTAGGAATGAATGACCTGTATGTAGATTTACTCAGGTTTTTCAGACCCCCAAAGTCGCCTTCGCGTGCACCGCAACAGGCCCCAGCAACCCCTACTGCAGACCCCACCTCCACTGGACAGCCACCCACCCCCGTACAAGTCAATGGATTTTACAAAGCCACTTCATCAAACACAATTACATTTTATGCAACAACAGCATGGCCCCTGTTGACGCCAACTCAACTCGCACCCATCAGCCCGGGATGGACGGTCAGCGGCATGACGGGTGTTTCTGGTAACATAATTGTTACTAAGGCTGCAAACACACCTGGTGGTGTGAAGGCTGAAAAATACGTAGTCCAGCCCTACAATTGGTATTTCGAATTCCAAACTGATACAGTCCAGGCTATCACGGATACACACTATGCGACTGGCGTAGTTCTTTATCCACCTGATACGACGAGTTTCTTCCTTTCATCCGCCTATAACGGCACGATCACTGGTTTTTATATGGTGGACCGCCACATGCCAGTGTTTTACTTGACGGCTGCAGCGCCTTTCAATTTCACAAAGGGGTGGACGGTGACGGGCTTACCCACCGTGACGGGTAACGTGACGGTCAATTCATTTGCGACAATTCCCGGAAACGTCGTGACTGGGTCGATTGCCGTGCCAGGCAAGCGCCGTCAGCTTATATCAAATAGTTACATCGCATATGCCTTTTTAAATACAGAATACCCAGTTCCCAACACACCAAATCCCGTGTACACGACCGCCACCGTCCAGGCGCCGATGAAAATTGCAACTCAATATGGTGCTTCCGTGAGTACTAGTAACGTCGATGAAGTAAATCAGGTTGTGACGGTCAGTCAGAACGTCATGGGAGGGAACCCGGCCCCTCTCCGTGACCTTGGGGACGTGAAAGACACTCCGAGCTTTCAAGAAGAATACAAAGAATTGACTAAAACGGGTTTCAATTCAGCAACCACGATGTCACTGTACGCAATTGGTCCTCAAGAAAAATACGTCAGTGGTAAAGACGATACAGATTGGAATACATATTTTCCACAACATTCAAACTTTGTGATGTACCAAAGGAACGTGCCAATTTCAGGTAATTCATTCTTGGGTCAGACAATCACACTCGAGTTCCGTCCTCAGGAGCTAGGCGATCTCCTTTCAAATATGTATTTTAAATGCACACTGCCGGGGCTGACGTCCACATCGAATGCATACACAAATCAAGTTGGCCGGGCTATAATAAAACAGGTTGATTTCATTATTAATGACACGGTCGTAGAAACTATTTATGATGACTGGTTCTATATCCATGATCAGGTGTTTCTGGATGCAGACGAACAGATTGCCATGTTTGGGGCGGTAAATGGTGGATCAAATTCAAATGTTAATTCCACCTCCACCACGAATGTCATCGTACCACTTGAGTTCTTCTTCTGTCGCAGGTATTCACACGGCAATAAAGAGCACGAACGGATTAGACGGCCGTACTTCCCCCTCTGTGCTTTATGGAACCAGAAGATGTACATAAAAATTCAATTTAATCCGTGGGTCTGGATTACGAATGATTTGCCGGTTCAAGATATCCTAAATCCTTCGCTCATATTTGAGGAAATCAAATTGATGGATGAAGAGCGCCTCTTTTATAAAACCACTCCTCTCCGGTTCATAGTGAACCGAGTGCGAAAGGAATCCACTCTGTCCTTCACATCGACCAATCCCCAAATCCAAATGACCGCAAGTTTCCCAGTTCAGATGATCACATGGTTCATTAGGAACAAGAAATATGAAGGAGTTCAGGACGGCCGGTATTATGATTCCAGATACAACTATGGCTACACGACAAATTATATCCAGACTGCAGTTCCTCTGAACTTCGTATCTGGCCTAGTGAATTACATTGATGTGATTGACAGTGCTAAAATTACATTGAACAACGTGGATATCCTGAGTACTTTCCAGGGGTCTCTTTATTATTCTTTTAAACAGCCTATGGAACACGGTCTTTCCATTCCATCGAAGAGCATCTACATGTACTCATTTGGGCTTAATCCAAAAGAGTACAATCAGGGAGGGTATATCAATTTTTCTAAATTAAATTCGCAGACGACGCGGCTCGCTTTACAGTTTTCGCAGCAATATTCGAGTGAAATTACGCAGGGATACAATTTGTACGTGTTTTATTATGGGTACAGCATTCTGGAATTTCAGGGAGGGTTTGCAAGGCTCCCTTTTGTGTAATCAGGTACTCGATAATTCCATTCGTTATGCACCACCGGATGAAATTCAGCTGCGCTACGGTAGTCGTAAGACCCATAAACGAAATACGCTCGGTACGACAAAAGGGGTCGAAGAGTTTCTTCGAGTAGCCATCGAGGCTGGACTTGTATGCTACATGGACCGTGAAAAATTTTCCATTGGGCGCGGTATAAGTCACGTGCCTATTCTTTGCATAGTTCGTTACGAACCATTCCAAATTACGCAAAGAAATACCCTTCCGGTGAGAAAGGATATCCTTGAGCTGTTCTGAATACTTGTCTTCTGAAAAGAAACGGGTTAGGCTTTCAAGAAGGACGTCCGACTTGCTCATTGTTCTTTTTGTGCTCTACATGTTTAAGCGGTTTTTAATTTCGAAGGTTTTACTCCATTCGACTTGAGGTGGCGCGGCTGGTGCGGCGGCTGGAACCTTGATGACAGGCGCCTGTGATGTGTGAAACTTGCAAAATCCATTCGCGTGAGGTTCCTTTAGACATCGCTTTCCACTCTTATTTACGCCCTGACAAAACGATGCGTCCACATGCGCCGTGTCCTTGATCAGACGTGCTAACGGTACCGAGTACAGCTCCGAAATAACCTCGAGCGCTTTTGAAAGGCGAATGGCTACACGCCGCTTCACCTCCTCCTCGATCAGTGCGAGGATCTGCGCTTCCATCTTACTCTACTTTAGGCGCTGGTCTTAAACTGAAAAAGTCCGTCATGGTCTTCACCTTGGGCGCAAATATAACCTTCTCTGGATCGCCTCCTACGAGAGGTTCAAGCAAGTCGCATACAGGCTTTTTGAGCTGGTGGCCGAAATAGTACTCGTAATCAATTTTTAGACCATTTGTTTTGACCCACTCTGGATCCTCCGCCTTCTCGAACATTCGACCACGCCCCTCGACAATCACAAATTGGACCCGGTCACCCTGCTGTGGCTCTGACCCCGGAGCCCGTGCACGAATTTTATCACGCACCTCTACGTGAGGCATCTTCACTTTGTAATCAGACGCGAGCTGCTTGGACAGCAGCAATTTCTCAATGGGCACAAGTCCTGCTTTCAGGTCTTTTGCACTTTGTTTTGCAAAATTTACAGCAGGTTTAGGATCATCACTTTCGAGAACCATATTGAGCAGCTGTTTCAGCGTCTCGCGAACGTAAGGACAGCTGTCGCGGCGCACCACCTGTAGACCCTTGACATCAATCTTTTTGAAGGCGATTTCACCCAGCTTGTTTTTCTCGTACATCTTGGCTGCATAACGCTTCTTCGAGTACAGAAAATACGGACAGTAGACCTTCTCGAGCTCGAGGTCGTTTGGAGCCTTGAAAAGCTTCGTGCACTGCTCGGCCGCCTGCTCACCCAACTGCCACGAGTAGTCGATAGCCTCCTGACCCTTCCGGCCCTGTACGTCAAACTCCACCATCACACTGTCCGTATCGCCGTACCGGACCTTGGCCCCTGGAAAGTTCTCCTCGACATACGTCTTGGTCTCTTCGATCATCTGTCGTCCTCGCATAGTAACAGTTGATGCGATTGCGACCAGGGGAAGCATGCCTTTAGACGCGCCAGTAAACCCATAAATACTGTTCATACTAATTTTATAAGCCAGCTGCTGACCGTTGTAAATTGCCTCCATAGGCGTCCCTTCTGCCTGAGCCATCAGCTTCTTCGCCTTCTTACGATAAGCCTTTAGGTCCGTCAAAATAACAGGCAATAGGCTCGGCACATTCTGCGCAAACCGATGAGGCCCAAACTGCTCGTACGTGACACCCGGAAGGTTGTCGAACTTCGGGTCCATCACGAGCGTTGAGTAACACAAGTTATGAGCACACATGATACTCGGATACAGACTTGCAAAGTCGAGTGCAGTGATTGGTGAATAGTAAGCTCCCGTCTGTGCGTCCAGAACTGTCGCACCCTGATACTTGTCATCATCAAGTGCAGGTCCTCTTTCGAAGGTTGGAATTATAAAATTCAATTCACGAGCCTTGTATGCCATCTGACTAAACACCTTGATTTGCTGCCCGCGCTCACTCAAGAAAGCTAACGGGACCCAACAAGCCTTGGCCATCTCCACGAGGTTCTGGATCTGACAGAGCTTGTCAAGTAGCTTGTGTGGCAGCTCGGTATCTTTCAGACAGTACTCGGCCACCTCGCCCAGCCGAGCCGGATCACCCTCCGCAAACCTAGAAAAGATCTCCTTGACTGGCATGTCATTTTTCTGATCTTTCAAGAAATGCTTCGACACGTTGTTCAGTGAGTAGCTTTCGAGCTTGTGCTCGCGCTTCACGTCCTGAAAAAGATCAAAGACGTACCGGCCACGCATTGGAACCATCTTGAGCATGTTATTCCCGAGCGCCGAACTCGAAAGGTTTTTCGTTACTAGCTCGATAGGGCTGTCTTTGAACCGCCCCCATGTAGGTGCAAGCCCGTTCTTGACTGCACGGACCTGCAGAAACTCGAGATCGAACCCGAAGATGTTCCAACCGGTAATAATGTCGGGATCAGTCTTGATCAGATATTTATCGAAAGCCTGGAGTAGCTTCTTCTCAGTATCAAAACTCTCCGCATCTGGACCGGCGGTATTCTTGAAGCAGAGACACTTGCGTTCCATTGGCTCGTCCGAACCAAACTTGCGCGTCGTCATGCCAATCTGGAAAACGCAATCTTCGGTTTTCATCGGGTCAGGAAAATTACCAGACTTTGAGTAGCACTCAATATCAAATGACATGATCTTCAGTGGCGCGACGTCATCCCGGTCAACTGGCTTGATATTGGTGTGTTCAGGGGCCCATAGATTAATGTCGCATGTCGTGTCGTAATCCGGTTCTGTCGCGGCACACGTCAGCCAGCCAGTCGAGCGAATTCCCGTCACGTGCATAAACCGGAGGACAGGGTCGATATTCGTTTCGTACAGTTTAAGCTTGCCAAATTCCGTGTCTGATTTGCGAAGTCCATAAGCACAGAAGCGCATCTGTCGCATTGTGTCAAACTCGATCCGAGCAAATCGTGAAAGGAGATTGTTCTGGAACCCCCATAGGTCTTTGGCACGAACCTCCTTGATTTCTGTTGGTTGAAATTTCTTTCGAATTAATGCAGCAAAATCAGCAAAGTTGTGCTGAACTCGTAGCTTCACGTAAAAATACGGACGAAAAGTGGTGCCGAGAGCAACTGACTTGCCATCTGCTTGCCGTCCGTAAATTCTAATGACGAATTTACCGTCTTCATGGTCTGACCCCTCCCAAGCAACCGCCTGGAAAGTTGTCATTCCTTTCTTATTTAGCGCTTTAATTCTCTATGCAGGTACAGACCTATGAAAATTCCAATGGTGTTCCACATGATGTCCAAAGGGTTCGCCATGTGGTTGGTGAAATGCTCTAAGACCTCCCAAAGAACGCCAAGGAACCATAACTGGACGACATAATCAGGGAACAAAAAGGCGCCTAGCCCAAAATAAAGAATGTGTGAAATGTTCCAAAGCGTAAAAATTCTAGGGCCGAACTGTCTGCCTTCGTCAGATATGTCGCGGGCCAAGAACTTTACGATGGGGTTGTTTTTTGGTGCATTTATGATTTGGGTCTGCATAAAATCACCCGTGAGGATGAATGTCGCGAGAACCGCCAAGACCCCGTAAATGATAAATCTTATAAAATTTTCCGGTGTTTGCTTCATCTGGTATTAACAGATTTAAAAACCGGTGGAGCCGAAACCGGCCGCTCCGCGCTCAGTTGTCAGGGAGGTGCACTCACTGGGCACCTCGATCACGTCAACCGTCTCGAACTTCTCGAGGATCAGCTGAGCGATACGGTACCCTGGACGAATGACGAATGGATTGCGGACGTCGGTGTTCAGCAGAACAACCTTCAGCTCGCCAGTGTAATCTGGGTCGATAACGCCGGCAAGACAATCCAGGCCGTGCTTTACGGCCAGTCCAGAACGAGGTGCAACGCGACCATAGGTTCCGGGTGGTAGCTCGACGGTGATGCCGGTCGAGACAACCACTCGATGGCCTGGTAGGATAATATACCCGTCAGCGGAAAAGAGATCGTAGCCAGCGGCGCCAGCTGTGGCGCGCGCAGGAAGAATTGCATGAGGAACCAGCTTGCGGACATTGAGGGCCATTTCTATTTTGAACTAGTGGGCTGACTTTAACTACTTAAATACTACATTCACCTTTCAGAAAATGCACATCCTTCTGGGGGCCAATGGGGTCACCGTCCGTGACAAACTTCTTCTGGCCCACGTCAAAAACAACATGGAGGAATATGTGCGTCAGCGCGCCCCTGACGTCAAGGACCCTCGTGCGTTTACAGCGTCGCTCGATCGTCACTGGGGGCATGTGAAACTCGGCTTGCGTGACATGTACCCCCTCGAGGACTTTTCGGACTTTGACAAGAAGGTTTATAATCGCAGCTTACTTAATCATCTTTCGACCCATCTCAAATCTGATGAATTTTACCATGACACAAAAAGGCCCGTACAAGAATTCATCAATGATGATGAACACATCGTGACCATTTTTTCAAACGCACCCTTGGCGTGGACGGCCCCTATTGCATGGGCCATCGACCCGCGCTGTGACGTGTACATCCCGTCGAACGCCGGGTTCCATCTCCCTGACCCGCGTGCGTACGAAGCCGCGACGAGCGACCTCTACGGACCTCACATCATAGTCGACGACAAACTCATAAATCTACTTCCGACGGTACACGACAGAAACTTCATAGCCTACCATTTCACAAATCAATTTACAGGAGTTTTTCCGACAATTCAATCACTTGATGAACTTGGTGTTCTACTTAAATAAATCAAGCTCCTTTCTAAAAATGAACAAGTCACTTCTACTCGATATAGACGGCGTCCTTGTACGTGACAAGGCGCTGCTCAGCCACGTCAAGGATAACTGCGTCCAGTACGTTCGGCACAAGCTCCCCGACGCAAAGGATCCCGAAAATGTGAACAGGGTTCTGTATCTCGCTCATGGTCACACTGCCCGAGGTCTCCGGAACTCCTTTCGAATTGACACGAGTGATTTCAATGAGAAAGTTTACGACAGCCGACTTCTCGATCACCTCTCAGAAGTAATTTACGGAACTGAATTCCAAAAAGAGGCGAAAGAGATCCACGGACTTGTGCAAAATGGATGGAATGTCACCCTCTTTACAAATTCACCAAGTGTATGGGCGCTACCAGTCGCCCGTGCAATTAGTGATGAGATTAATGTACAGTGTCCGCACACCTGGTTCAAACCAGAGGTGGAGGCTTATCGAACCTTTTCTAAAAATACGGAGCACATCTTTGTTGACGATTCCCTGAAAAATATCGGGACGGCCCGATGGCTCCCGAATTGGAAGTCTGTGTACTTTAGTGAAGATGAGAAGGACCCCAAGTTATGGTGCCCTACTGTGGGGTCTATTTGGGAAATTTGTCTGTATGCTAACTCATGCATTTCTCCTGAAAAATAACGGTCGTGGACGTGCTTGGTGCCAGGATCCACCGCATCACAAAGATGGCGGCGACGGGCAAGACCATTGCGTTGTACTGACGGACGCGATCGAGGATCATAAAAAGGTCCATGGACTTCGGCTTCTTAGGGGGGGTATCATCGGATGCCATTATGTATTTTCTTAAATGTAAATCTTTAACCTATTATTGAAAGGAATTCCATTAAAGCACGTTGTTGCGGCCGACGTATATGCTCCCATACGTGGCCACGCCATCCATGATCCCACACCAATGTCTGAAGGCACTTGGGCCTCTTTACATATGAGGTCACCTCCATCACATGTGGATCCGAAAATCATTTTAGTCTCTAATTTTCCTTCTGAATTTAGAAAGTAAAATTCAGGCTCTGCGTGATCAAACAGTTTACAATTGAATGCCCCGTAAAGCGATTCCGAAATTGTGATCCCGGTGGGTTTCGTACCCATGACGTCAGTCACGAGCGTCGCCACGTGTTCCACAAAATACCGGCCGGGTTCTGCAATTACCTCCATTTCATTTCCAAAATTCTCCGCCAGGCATTGGTTGATCGAGTTGGGAACCGGCCCTAGGTCAAAGACGTTTGTGGAAGAAAACCCTCCACCGATGTCCAGAATTCTGAATTTAAATCCGAAATTCTCAGCCTTAATGGAAATCTTTTTTGCGCGTGAAATTCCTTCACAGAAGGCGGACGCATTTTTAGCCATAGATCCAACGTGGAAACTCACACCTACGACATCCAGACAGAGGCGCTGTGCCATGCCGAGCAGGGTCTCCCAATCCTTTTCTTCGGCTCCATATTTAATTCCTAAATTGCACCGGGCTTCGGGGTCATCGGCACGAATGCGGATGATCACCTTGCTTTCTGGAAATTTCGATGCTATTTTCTGAAGCTCACAGACGCTGTCGAACGTGGTCAGGTTTATGTTGTTTTTCCGTGCGTGCATAATGTCCGACATGCGTTTGCACGGATTGGCGTAGATGATGCGGTCAGTTGATACGCCTAGACCCAGCACAAGGTCTATTTCTGTGGGACTTGCGCAGTCGAACCCAGCACCCAGTGCGGCGAGGGTTGCGACGATGCGCTCATCTGGATTGCATTTGACGGCGTAGAATGGACGGATGGTCGGGAATGCCCGCGTCCACTCATGGTGCGCCCGTTTTAGAGTTTCCAATTCGTAAACGTAAAAACTATCTTCGGGTTTGTGTGTGAGGATGAGATCGTTTAGATCTCGTCCCCCGACCATCAGAAGTACTGGACTTCTAGGGGTACCGTAGATTTTATTCTCGCGTAATTTCAAATGTCACGCCGTGAGCTCCTCCTGGGTCTGGTCAAGAAGCGCTCAGCAGCTCTCCTGAACCAGGGTAAACTCCCAGAGGTCAAGCGGACCCGTGCCCTGGCCGTCCTGAAAGAGGCCACCCGATCAGTGCCACGTGTCACCCGCCTGCGTGCCCTCATCGGCGAGGCTGTAAAGCCGGCCAAGCGCCAGTTTGTGGTGAAAAGCTCAACTCGCTACTATGATCGGAAAGGCCGGCGCTTTTTCGTGACGATGCGGAACTCCTATGTCGTGCGTCGGAATGACACCAGTCTTTATGGCCGTAAGGCTTTTGCTCCAATTCGCAAACTTTCAGCAGTTCCACTCAAGATCCGACCCAAACGCCTGCCAAAGGCACATAAAGCCTAGAAACTATGAAGTAGTAGAGCAAACAATGGACCGCATCTTCATCCTCGATCGTTCTGGTTCGATGGAGAGCTGCTGGGATGACACCATCGGCGGCTTCAACGCGTTTCTGAACGAGCAGAAGCAGCACGGTGGTACTATGACCCTGATCCAGTTTGACCACGAGTACTTGGTTTCCTATGAGGCAAAGCCTATTGCTGAGGTGGAGCCTCTTTCGCGTGAGACTTTCAAGCCGCGTGGTTCTACGGCCCTGTTTGACGCCATCGGCAAGGCTATCAAGACTGTCAAGACGGCGACAATTCCTCTTGTGATTATCTTCACTGACGGTCACGAGAACGCGAGCCACGAGTACACCAAGGCTCATATCAAGGATCTGATTACGGAGCGCACCAAGGACGGTTGGGAGTTCGTGTACCTTGGGGCGAACCAGGATGCGTTCGCGGTTGGTGGCGCCCTGGGTATTGCTCCAGGTGCGACTATGACCTATGAGGCTAACAAGACCCCACAGGCTTTCGCGGCACTGTCGGCAGCCGTCAGTTGTCGTGCTTCTGGCGAGACCCCAACTGTAGATCTTTCACAGCACTGATCAAGTCCGAGACGTTTCCGTTATTTTGAATGACATATGTAGTTTTAATATCATCAATTTCGTTTTCAAATTCGTGTCGAGGTCCCCCGTCTCTTTCAATCTTGATTGTAATTCCCCCGCGTGAATGAATTTCGTTTACATCTGACATGTACCTAACATCAGGTATGACCGTTGGAGATCCGTCCCATGTATCGAAAAATCTACGAACAAAAAAATCCGGACCATTCAATTTCTTTATGGAATTCGTGAGGTTCACCATGGCCTCACGAGGGGTCAGACCCCATTTTTCATCCTTCATTTCTTTGAGGTCACTTTCTACTATAAAATCGTCCCACCCGTAAAGTACCTTACATGCGTCCTTTACTGGTTGTGCAAATCGTTTAAGTTTGTATTTATCTGAGAGAACTTGAGCAACTGTATCCTTGCCCACGCGTGATCGTCCTACGAGACCGATCAACATCTATTTAGATCCTTGGCTTAAATCTATAAGTGGAGCACGCAGCGCCTGTGCCGCCTTCGCCGCCGCCGCCGCGTTCGCCGCCTGACGACCACGCAAGTTGGCCACCTGCTCCAGTTGTTTCTCGAGTGACGTCACCTCACCTAGTGCCGTCGTCTGTGCGGGGGTGGCTGATCCGGCAACGGTGCTCGGTGCCTGGCTGACACCCGGCGCCTTCAGTCCCTGGTAAATGTAAACTATAGTTCCTACTGTTACCAGGAGGCCAAGTGAAAGCATGACTGCTGAGAAGTTGAAGTTTGTGTCATGAGCCTTTTTGGTGTCATAGTAAACCTTGACGGCGATGGCGGACTGCGCCGTTGCCAGTAACGCCATGGCGAGTATCAATATTGCTATCAATAATGAAATTCCGTCCATTACTTATTACCTGACAAGAATTTTATTTTATATTTAGGTCCGAGCACTTTTCCCGTCCTCTTGATTGCCTGACGAAGGCTTGGTTCTGACCATAGGAGCCACCGCGACCAGAACCCCGCTGTTGCACGACCAGCCTTGGTCCAGTTTTCTCTCTTTATGTGTCGGCCAAGATATCTTAACATACGTGCGTGATCCTTGTGTATAGTATAGTCAGAGTAGCCTTTACGGCCAAAATGAACCGTGTGCCCATCCACCTGGACCATCCATTTATGGATGCCATCCCCACTTTTCCTGAGAGGTACTGCTGTCATCTTACTATTATTTCAAGGTAATTCTGACGGCCACGTAGGTCATCAAAATAAATATTACTATGTTAAATACCATCCATCCAACAAGCCATGGCATGACTGCGTTATTTTCGAGAACCATATTTAAGACTTGTCTAGTAAGAGACTCATCTTCATCGACTTCGACCATGGATCGATATCTTAAATCTAGTCGACATATTTCAAATTCTAATTTGACGAGTATGGGGAGGTCCGTGTGTATTTTGGGAAAATCTGGTATAGGCAAGACGTGGACAGTCGCTGAAGCGTATATGGGTCGTGTCATAGACCTTAATGCTGACATCCTCAAGACGAAGCAGAAAACCATCGACTTTCTGGAGCGAGCGCGCTCATCAGACTTGCCTGTGGTCATAGATGAGTATGAAGCCTTATGTGACCTGGTTGGGCTTTGGGAAATAAAAGAGCCACCTTCACAGGGACAGTTTATAATCATTTCACAAATTCCAGTCAAATTTGATTTTCCAATTGAGGTCTGGAATTTTCCTGTACCTACATTCAGTGATATTAAACGGATCATACCTGATGCTCCAGATGACCTGGTCATAGAGGCAAATGGTGATCTAAGGCATGTAATTCAGGGAATGAATTTCAAGTCTGATGCAAAGGACGCTTTTGAAACTCCACGGGATTTCCTTGCTAAATTGATTTCTAAAAATACGACAGACAATCCGGCAGATTACATAGGTCATCATTTGTCAGAGCCTGGAAACATAGTGGCAATAGTTCAGGAAAATTACGTGGATGCGAAAAATATCGATTTTGCCAGGGTGGCTGAGATGATAAGTGTGGCTGACATTTTTGATGTAAAATTATATGAAGGAAATTGGAGCCTGTCAGCTTATTATAGTTTCTTCGGGTGTATATATCCGGCAAGTGAGATAGGACACACGCTTGACACGTCAAAATTGAGACCTGGCAGTGTCTGGACGAAACACCAGAATATGTGCATGAGGGCCAAGCGTATATCGGCCATGTCGAAAAGGCAACCGTGGCGTGAGTTGACACATGACGATATTACAACTCTAAAAATTTATGCAGATTTAGAGAATGTAGAGATGCTCAAGGAGTACGGCATTGAACCACAGGACCTTGACGTCATGAACCACCTTTCAACGCGTAAGATAAAAGCTAGAACCCTTAGTTCACTAAAGAAATGTCTAGCTGCGAGTGCAACTGTGCCGACGCGGAAGAGCAGTACGTGAAGGTTCAGGGTTCTGATGTATACTTTTACTGTGAAGTGAACGAGCTTACTATCCGTGAGCTCATCATGAAGCTCCGGGCGCTCGAGCTAGATCTTTTGAAGAAGTATCTTGATCTTAATATCACTACAAAGCCTGTTATCCGTCTTTTCATCCGCAGTGACGGAGGGGATATTTTTGCGGGATGGAGTGGTATGGACGCCATCCAATCTATGAAGCGTGTCAAGGTTCGCACGATCGCAGATGGGTGCTGTGCAAGTGCAGCTACATTTTTACTTCTGGGCGGCTACAGTCGTCATATGACCGAAAACTCATACGTGCTCATTCATCAGCTGAACACGGATGGGGTTTGGGGGAAGTACGAAGAGATCAAAGATCACGTCAATAATTTCGATATGTACATGAAACGTTTTCGCCAGATTTATGCTAATTACACCAAGTTGCCCGAAAAGAAACTCAAAAAACTTATGAAGCGCGACCTGTTCCTAGATGCGACGAGCTGTCTCAAGTGGGACGTGGTTGATTCAATCCTCCTTTGAAGGCTCGGGGTCCTCGGCTGGGGCCTCATCCTCTTCCTCCTCGATAATAGGCGCCGGAGCCGTCTTCATCTGAGGGGCTGGAGGAGCTGCTGGGAAGTTAAACTTGGGCTTCTTGGCCGTGAAACGCTTGTACAGGTAAAAACCGAGAACAATAATCACGACAATCGCGAGAATGTTGAAGATGTTAAATGGACCGCTCTGAATAGCATCCTGGATCTTAGTTCGCTGGATGTGATCGACAACTGGAGGAACTGCGGGCGTCGCCATTACTAGAAAAGTAGGTTTTTTGCCCGGCTCCCTGGCGCACCCTACGACTAAACAAGCGCAAATGGACCTAGACCGGATATGGGAGGTATGCGACGAACTGAGAAGTTTGTCGTCCACTGACGAGCAGCCGGACCCGTACGCGGAATTTTTCTGCGTTTGCGGCGGCCGGAAATCTTTCAACATAAAAGACTTGCCGTGTGGCACCATGTACAGTCTTCCCGTGTGCGAAGAGTGCGGCCGCGTCGATGATCAGTTTATCTCTGATGAACCCGAGTGGACGAGCGGTGCTGACGAGGGCCCTGACCCTTCGCGTGTCGGTGCCCCCACCAACCTTGACCATTTTTCCGCCGCCTGGAATTCTGGAACAATTATGAAGGTGCAAAATGGTGGGTCTGGGGCCCTCAAGCGGCTGGCGCGCATCGACCGGAACCATTCCATGAACCACCGGGATCGGAGCCTCTTTCACGCCTACGCCGATCTGGACAGAATTGGTCAGACTGTGCTCGGCTTGCCGCCTACAGTCATGTACGCCGTGAAGATCAAGTACCGCAAATTCAATGAGAATGTTCTGACCCGTGGCGCCGTCCGCAACGGCATCAAGGCGAACTGCATCTTTCAGGCTTGCCGTGAGCATAATATTTCTCGCACAACACAGGAGATTGCCGATGCGTTTGGAATTCCTCAGCGCGATCTTAGTCGCACATTTGATATTTTCCAGGAACAGATCCCGGAGACTGAGGTGCATGTCACAACGCCAGCAGACCTCATCGCACGCTTCTTCACACAGGTGACGTGCGTACCAGAGGCCGAGTGCGGTCGGATCAGGATGAAGATCAAAAACACGTGCCTGGCGCTGAATGACAATGTCGACCTCATGGGGCGGACACCCAAGGCTATTGCTTGCGCAGTTATGTTTGTCGTCCTGACAAGGCTAAACTACACCATCAGCAAGCCCGAGATTTGCAAGATTTGCGACGTGTCCGGCCCCACCCTGAACAAAATTGAGAATATTGTTCGAACTGCGATACTTAAACAGGAAACTTCATGAGTTTAATAATGAACACTACGTTATTCATCAGTACACCTTGCTACGGTGGTCTTTGTCTCCAGGCTTATGCCGAATCCCTCCTGCGTCTCCAGCGTGTATGTGTAGCTAACGGAATTATGATGATGCTTGACACGACAGAGAACGAGTCGCTCGTTCACCGTGCACGCAATGTAGCCGTCTCGCGCTTTTATCAAAAAACCACGGCGGAATATTTCATGTTCATCGATGCGGATGTTCATTTCGACCCCGAATCCGTGATCCGTCTTATCAAGTCTGGCCATGACGTGTCAGTTGCGGTCTACCCCAAGAAGTGCGTAATGTTCGACCAGGCCGAGACGAGTGTCAAGAATGATGAAAAGAAGGATCTCAGTCGTGTGGCCTCGTCACTCGTTATGAATTTCAAATACCAAAATACACAGATCATCAATGGGTTTGCTGAGGTGCTCGATGGACCCACCGGCTTCATGCTCATCAAGCGTGACGTGTTCACCAAGATGTTCGCAAAGTATCCCGAGCTCAATTGTGTGAACGACCACGCGAACCGCGACATCGAGGAGTACTGCGCCGTGTTCGACTGTATGATTGATCCAGAGACCCGCCGGTACCTCTCAGAGGATTACGCATTCTGCCGCCGGTGGCAAATGATGGACGGCAAAATTTATGCAGACGTCATGACCGTACTTGGACACGTCGGAAATATTCGTTTCCAGGGAAAACTTAGCGAACGTCTTAAAGATTTAGCCAAATAAATTTGTAATGACGGTGGTCCATATAGCCGCGGTTACCAGAAATAAGTCTATAGCCGGTACAACTCTTCATACTATGATGAATATGCACATGCAATGTATGGTTCGTGGGCATCACGTCGAAATTCATTTCGTGACGGACAAGACCAGCCTGCCGAAGATGATTAAGAGTGGTGAGCGAATTATGTGGCTCGATTATGGTACTAATATTGATGAGGCTTCTATCATCAAGGCGATCGAGCCATTTGAAAAGGGTGTTCAAATTCTAGTATTTCCGGCGGTGAAGGAGGGGATCGACTGGGATCGCTTTGTGAAGCGTACACGGGAGGGATCGACCGAGCCGGTCCATCAACGTGGTCTAGTGTTCGACACCGAGGTGGGTAAGAAAATTGTAGATGATATTTATGACGTGACCAAGACGAGTTCGCGTGTATGGGCCATGGACGCCAAGCCGGTGGACAAGAAACTCCGCCAAGGTAAGGTTCCCATCAATCTGCCACTGTCTGATGACGGAGAGATGTTTAAGACGCTGATTAATAACGGTATCAAGGTGGGGGCGTTCACTACATCAGATGTCGTGTGTCACTACGTTCACGAGTGTTTCGGCAACATCCTCGAGATGGGTGGGATCAAGTTGAACGCTTAAAAGGAAAACGCGCGAATAAATTAAGAAAAATGGAAGACCTGAAGGCTTTTGTTAAAAAGTCCTGGAATACGGATGGGTTCGACCCTTCCCGGTTTCCAGGGCCTCAGCCAATCTCCATCGAGCGGAGACATTTCCCTTTACTAAAAAAACAACCTTACCTCGTGTGTGAAAAGACGGACGGGGTAAGGCATATGCTTTTGTGCCCTCCGGGATCGAAGGAAGTCTATCTTATTAATCGCAATTTCGATATTCAAGAAACTCGGACCATCCCCACCTTCCCGAAGGATACAATTCTTGATGGCGAATTTGTTGAATTGAAAAATAAAAAGTGGCTTTTTTCGGTGTACGACGCTGTCCGCGTCAAGGGGGTTGATCTCCGCGCCGAGCCGCTCACCACGCGTCTCGAGAAGGCGACACAGGCGGTCAAGTCTGTAATCAAGACTGTGAAAGACAAGTGGGAAATGCGCGTCAAGGTGATGGTCCCACTCGAGAATATCAAGGACCTCAAGCCACTTGATCAATTTGAATATGAAACTGATGGTATTGTTATGACGCCTATTAACGAACCCATCAGGATGGGTACACACGAGACGATGTTCAAGTGGAAACCCCATGAGCGCATCACAGTTGATTTTCAAATTAGAAATAAGAAGGATCTGTTAGTACAGGATCGTGGGGAACTTTTCCAGGAGGTTGAATTGTACGCGCCATGGGACCTACCCGACAAGTCTATAGTCGAGTGCGGCTACGGTGACAATGGGTGGTATCTCGTCAAGGTCAGAACGGACAAGTCGCACCCCAACAACCGCCGCACCTATTTCAGAACATGCATCAACCTGCGCGAGGCCATCAGGCTCGAGGAATTTTTTAATATATTTTAATATTAAATGACGCCCCCACTCCGCCGCGCTTCTTCAGCGCCCGCCCGCCTTGGCCGCAACAACCGCGTGTCCCCATCCCAGGTCAACCGTCTGGCTCTCATGCTGGCGAACATGAGTCTTCATGTGTCCCCTATGAACGTGAACAATAACGCAAGACCTATGAACATTAACAACCCACGCAGACGTCGGCGCAGCCCCACCGTTCGCCGGTCACCGGGTGGCGCCCGTAAGCGCGCGCGCCGTTAAGACCGGTACCATGCCATGTAGAAAGGCCCAGACCGAGGAGGCTCCTTAAGCTCAGTGACACTATCATCATCTTTTAAGTACCATTTGTCATAACGCCGTACAATTAGGGCATAGTGCCCACCCCATTGAATTCCCTGATGGATAACAGCCGCATATAACCTGTGGCCCTCAAATTCTTCAGGAATTTCAATTGGAAATTTGCGATCATACATTGAAAACGTAAAACCGATCACCCGTGGCCAGTGGGTTATCTTGCGCCCAACGGCAGCCACGTGATGCGTCTTGCCTGCATCATCAGTGTAACCAGATATTCCTTCATACTTTTGCAATTTAGAAATCAAATTAGTGAGAGAAGTTGGTTCGGTCGGTTCAAGAATAACAGTCGTGAAACTGTTGTCCTTTTGAGATTTACCACCTGGATAGACAGTCTCCTGGACATCCTTTCCATTGAAAATCTTCTGTATAAATTCCTGACCAATTGAGTTTTCTAATATATCTATCATACAGACTATGACTTCCTGGGCGTCATGTTGACCGTTATTATTGAATGAAGGGAAGCGGGACCGAAATGCCGTCAGGAGATCACTGGGATCAACAGGATCTGTTTTTCCTGAAATAAATAGGGCCTGTACGACCGCCTGGTATTCTTTAGTAATATCACATGGTCCGTCGTATTCATGTTCGAATAGGTGCTTTGACAGTGGTGGTACATGTGCCAGACATTGGATGGCAGTGTTGAAGTAGCAGGTGTTTCCAAGGTTCAGAAGGCCTCTCATCTCACTTAAGGACAACACGCTCCTATTGTTTAAGAGCAAAAATGGAACGTGAACTTTACCACAAGTGGGACCCCATCCTGGCCAAGTACAAGACCAAGAAGGGGGTCGAAATGGAGATCCGATTTGGTCGGCCGTCTACCAGTGGTTTCGACACCAATATCGGAAAGGAGAGTTTCATCAAGGTTCTCAAGGCGCTCGAGAAGTATGAGGGCTGGGAAACCAAGGACTATTCCAAGTGGGACGTGTACTACTTCGGCGATGGAAAGCGCCTTCAGATTAATGAGGAGACTGACGAGCGCCAGTCTATTATCAAGAAGCGTGTACAGGTTGATGATTTTCCACTCGATGGCCACCCTTTCGACGTCCGTCTTGGGATCTCAACCGAGACGCCATTTGAATATGACGATGAGACGGCGACAGAACAGAAGAGCAAGGAACGTTGGTCTTTTGTTCGGAAGAATTTGTCTATCGATGTAACTAAAATTATCGGAAACCCATCCGACCCTGATGCTGACGATGACACGTCCTATCAGGTTGAGCTCGAGATTGTCGATCCGGGAAAGCTCACTGACCGTGATACAACTTTCAATCTACTGTATAAAATTTTCAATATTATGCCGTGCCTGTAGTAACTAATTCTTTCTGACATAGCGATCCCAGGTTGACTTGAACTTCTTGTTCACGCCAGCCTCCTCTAATTCCCTCCAGGAATATGTATTTTTATAAAGACCTAAATTTACAAGTGCATTTCGCAAGTTTCCAACCTCCGGCCGGTTTGGAATTTTGAAACTAGTGTTCTTCACTTTGGGCCTGGGTTTGGCCTTGGGCTTTGCCGCCGCCTTGGCTGGTGGAGAGGGCACCTTTATATTGGATCGGGGTTTCGGCTCGTATGCGGGTATCACCTTCTGTTCTCCGGTGACGACATTCTCAACCACTCGGGCTATCCGGGCAGGGCTCTGTGGAATATGCGTACGGACCCATGAGTTCATAGCACGCTTTACATTTTCAGCGGGTCTATAGAACCATTTGCCGTTCCTCTGAGAGACGGAAAGGTTCACGAGAGCGTTTCTAAATGCATTCGCCTTGTTTGCAGGGACCCAATTTGGAATTTCAATTCGTGTTCTGTATTCCGCCTTCAATGGGATATTGCCACGTTCAGCCTTGGTTTCTGCTAAGAATTTCTTATATTCCTGGTTCATATTTGTCTTTGGGAATTTACCACGGGCGCCGATCTTCAGGCGGTCGTACAGTCTAGCGATAAAGTCCTTGACGTTCTTATTTCTGAACATGTTGTTGAGATTTTGTTCTAGGCGAAGAGTGTACTCGAAATTCAACTCATCTCTGTAATTGAGAGGAGAGCCATTTGAATTGTTTGGTGAAGGCGTTGGTGGGCGTGCCGCGCGCTTGGCCGCTTCGTTCGCCGCCTTGGCGTTCTTCCATCCCAGTAAGAAACTGAACCGATCCTTTGTCTGAACTTTTTTATACTTTTCATAACTGTTTGAGTTCAACATGGCACGAGCGATCGCATTTTGTTCAGGGACCTTGAGGGTCGAGAATTGCCGGGTCCGTGATGGCTTGTTTTTGTAGTTGCGTCTGACCGTGCCGTTTGCCAGTAGCGTGTGCCCGACATTATTAACGACAACATTAACTGGCTGAGACCTTGGAGCGTATTTACGCTGAATTTCAGCACGTATTTCCTCTATTGTCATCTTGTTTCCAACCGCGGGCAGGTTAAGATTTGCTGCAATGGTAAGGAGAGCATTTTTGTTAAAACGCTCAATCTGCTTTCCATTTATACGCAAAGACTTGTTCTTGCCAAGGTTAATAACGTGTTCAGTTGAGCCGGCGGCCGCATTTCCATTTCTAATTTTGAATAGATTTTTAATATGAGCCGGTACGGGTAAACTGGCCTTTGAGTAGGCGGCCATAACAGTTTTCTTGCCATTCGCAATTCCCTTTGGTATTTTGTACCATCTGGGTCTTCCCTGTTTATCAGGGCGAACGTAGTATCCGGTGCGGCTTTGGTTGTTGAAGTTCTTGGGATGATTGTGTGCGTTTTCTGAATTTGCGACGGCAGCTATATGTTCTGGTTTTATATTCAGATTTCTGAGGGTAGCTGCAGGTATATTCACTTTTGAATTTAGAAAGGCTCGGATTGTCTTGGCACGCACAAGGGACTTGTTGGCGACGAGTGGATAAAAACGTGGATGGCCATTTGGACCTGGGCGAACATAAAACCCATTCTTGGTGGCGTTCCACCCAGCTGCCCGCTCGTAACGTGCGTTGGTAACAGCCACGCGCTTAGCCTCCTTCTTATTACCTTGCGCGCCTCTGTTCGGACCTAATATGGCTTCTTTATCCATATAGGTCATTATTATCTTGAATGCTTCAGGAGCGTCCGCCGACTTGAGGCATGATGCGGTTATCGTGCCGTTTGAAAAAATGAAAAGAGATACATCAGGGTTTTTTACGGTTACTGAAATGCCACGTTTAAACCCCTTTAGTGCACGGGGGTCCTCAAATGGTCGCTGTGGATTTCTGACCCAGTTCGCCGGAAGTTTACTACTACCCATATACTGCACGGGATCAAGGGAGGTGAGTTCCGCTACAGATGAAGGAATTAAAGCTTCAATTTGATAATACAATTCCATGGTGTTAATGTGACGGTTGCAATAGAATATGCTTGAATTGGCGTTGACGACTGCTGTTTCCATCATTTTGGTGATTTTACCTGGAAGGTACTCCTGTGCTAGGATGCGCGCGACGCGTTCCCATGGCCCCGTCGTACTGATAACCACCTGACCGTTTCTAAATATCAGGACATTTGCGGTTGCTTCCGGATCTCTGAAAACAATGGACAGTCTCACCATTTTCGCACTTGAAAAGTCACCGGTAGGACCCGTCTTGTACACCCATCTGTATACGGGCTTGCTCCTGATTGCTGTTAGTCCATCAATTTGAGTTACAAAATAGTAAGGACCGTCAGCAAGTTTCTCGAGACGTTCGAAATCAAAAAATCCTACTGACATTTTGACGCTGCTCAGGTACACACGGGGTTTCGAAAGTTTGAAACCATTGGCGGAATTGGTATAAACTCCGCCCTTGGTTTTTCGCAACGCGGCCTGAATGGCGCGCGCCGCCTTGTTGCGCAATTCAGCGCTCATATTATTAACATATAAGAAATTTAGTATGCGTCGGCAAACTGAGGAACGTCCGTCACCAGGTCGACACCGAAAATGAAGGGCTGTGCAGCATATGCCTGGCCATTGTATGTCATGGTCTCCGTCCTGACGGAAAGCTCCTTCGAGCTGAATGGTCCTGCGTAAAAGTCCTGGTTGAACTTGAACCGGCCGAGGTTGTTCTCGGTACAGTGTGTGTTGAACGCAGCAATGAACAGCTTCTGGGGGCAGCAAAAGTCTGGGCCGAACTTGAGTTTCTCGCATGCCAGGAAGTGCTGCAGAGAGTTCGTAACCATCGCGACCTGGCTCTGCACCTGCTTGAAGTAGGCTGGCAGTACGTTCCAGATGTCCTTGTCGGAGTAGAGCCGCGCGTACTCGAGGTAGGCCCGGACACACTTGCAAAGAATGGCTGGAATTTCCTTGTCCAATTTGGTATCAAGATGTGGGTCGGCATCCGCCACCTGCTTTGCGAAATTCCACGTGGCAAGGCGCCGGAGCACCGACCCTGAATTGTCCTTCCAGTTTGGCACCTCGTTACCTGCAAGGATACCTGGCGTCTTCCACTGAAGGCTCTTGGCGCTCTTGAACTTGCGCGCAATGCTCAGGTCCTCACCGGACACCAGCGACTGGAACTCAGCCTGCTCGAGCTGCAAATCCCCCTTGACCTCGGGGCTGATGAACATGAAACCTTCATGGATGGAATCCAGACCGAACTTCTTCTCGATGTTGTTCGAAAGCGTCTTGACGTCCTCGGTCTCGTAGAACTTCTTGCAAACCTTTGTGATGATGGTTGACTTGCCACTGCGAGCAATGCCCTTGAGGAAGGGGATCACCTGCCAGCCGTCCAAATCATTCACGTCAAAGCACAGACGGCCGCAGAATACGTACATCCAACGGCACACGTCGGCTGAAAAGTTCTGATAGTCCAGCACCTTTTGCATGTACGGAGTTGGGATGTCATACCAGTCTCGGACGTCATCGAACGGATCAAAACTCTGCTCAAAATACTTCGAGCTCACGATAGTGTTGTCAAGACTGGCAAACTCCGGGCTTTTGTAATCATAAAACTTAATTGCGTACGTCTGGGTATCCTCGGACCAATTCTTGCCAACGAGCAGGCCATTCTGGAATGACCACACGTGACGGTTCTTGTAGATTTCAGGGAATTGATGATCGCGACAATTTGTCATATGACGGATCACGTCAGCTACACAGCCACCCTTTGATGTCAGATTTTTCCACATCTCAGGCTGGTCCTCCTTTTGGGTGGCGTCATATACAAAATCCTTGATTTCCTTGACCGGCTTCCACGCCCGAGTGTGGTGGCCGTTGCTGATAATCTCAGTACAGCACTGATCGCGGTACCGACGATAACCATTTTTGTAACTTTCGTTGAATAGAAACAGAAGCAACTTCTGGTATGGCGAGTTCTTCTCATCATCCTCCAGAAACGTGTCAACTGAAGTGGCAAGTGAAGGATTATTGATCAGACAATAACTCTCTTCCCAGAGCTTGTATTGATTGTACATATTTTGCCGAAATTTAATGAGACGCTTGATGCGCCTCTGAACGGTCGTTTCACGTCCGTTAATATCTTGAGATGGCATCTTGCTAGCCTCTGTAACCGAGGACCGTGCAAGCATCTCACGGCAGGCGGTAATGAAACGATCTTTGCGCCGCTGAATTTGATCAGGGTCGTAATTTACGGGGTAGTCTTGGGCATCCCGCTCTTGAGTATTAGGAAATAGAACATACATCCAGGCTGCAGCCGGAACCTCGGTGTTTCCGACAACGTCCAGACGGATTTCGCGTTCACATTCGTCGATGTAATTCAGCAATTGCTCAGAAGTCCATTGACAAATGGCTTGATTGTTGTTGGCGATCTGTATCTGTTCAGCATGCTCAGGTGTGATGTTCTTCTCGATTGTGGTTGTCATTAGTAAACTATGGTTAGAAATTTTTAAGCCGGAGCAACAATACCCTTTGGTGTTACAGGCTGCATTGAGGTTAGGATTTTCACCAGGATTTTGTTCTGCATCTCGAGCTGGAGGGCGATCCGCTCGGTGGCCGACTTGACGCCTGCCATAATAGTTGCCAGGGTCTCACCATCGTCGGTTGCGAGCAGGCCGCCGAGGGCCTCAAACATGTCGAAGCCACCCTCATCATCCTCGTCACACTCCTCGTCCTCGTCCATATCGACTTCATCAGGCTCGGGCTGCTGGACTGGCTGGCGGTTAACACGGGACATTTACATTTGATAAAGAAAATCGACCTCCAGGGGCAACGCGGCCTGTGGGGTCTGAATTTTTTCTTGGGGTATAGTAAAATGGCCGGTGGACTTATGCAGCTCGTTGCTTATGGCGCTCAGGATGTGTACCTGACTGGGCAGCCCAAGGTTACCTTCTTCCAGGCGGTGTACAAGCGTCACACCAACTTCGCGATGGAGAACATCCAGCAGACGGTGAACGGCACCGCCGCCAACAGCGGCCGTGTGTCCGTGACCATTGCCCGCAACGGCGATCTGGTCGGCAACATGTACGTTGCCCTGACCCCAGCGGCAGTGGCAACCGCCAACCTGTCCTCCGCCCAGTCCGTGTACGACAACTGCTGGCTGGCTGAGCGTGCCATCGCCGCCGTTGAGCTGACCATCGGTGGCCAGCGCATCGACAAGCACTACCAGACCTGGTTCCGCCTGTACGCCGAGACCTTCCTGGGTGAGAGCGACAAGATCAACTACGGCAAGCTGAGCTCCGCAGGCACCATCCTGGCAACCACCTCCGCCACCCGCGTGTACCTGCCCCTGCTGTTCTTCTTCAACCGCAACCCAGGCCTGTACCTGCCCCTGATTGCCCTGCAGTACCACGAGGTCCGCATGGACTTCGACCTGACCGCCTACTACCAGAACTACTTCGGCACCAACGCCGTGGAGGTGTGGGCCAACTACGTGTACCTGGACACTGAGGAGCGCCGCCGCTTCGCCCAGAAGGGCCACGAGTACCTGATCGAGCAGGTGCAGCACACCGGCGGTGACAGCATCACCAACTCCACCGAGACTGGCCCCTCCCTGGTGCGCCTGTCCTTCAACCACCCAGTGAAGGAGCTGATCTGGTGCTACACCAACCCCAACACGACCCTGACCACCAACCTGAACGCCATGTGGAACTTCACCACCACCACCTCCAACATTCAGATGACCCTGAACCCCCTGGCCAACGTTGCACCCAACATGTCCGTCCAGTACCTGCCCCACACCGTGGGCGCTCCCCGTCTGCTGGCCAATATTACCGCCGCCAGCATGTCCAGCTACTGGGTGGAGGAGGGTGACCGCACCCAGGGCACCACCGAGGTGGGCCCCCTGCACCAGTTCAAGCTGGTGCTCAACGGCCAGGACCGCTTCAAGGAGCAGCTGGGCAAGTACTTCAACCAGTACCAGCCACTGGTGTACCACACCGGCACGCCCTACCCAGGCATCTACGTGTACTCCTTCGCTCTGCAGCCCGAGGAGCACCAGCCAACTGGCACCTGCAACTTCTCTCGCATTGACAACGCTCAGGTGTCAGTCGCACTGAAGTCCGGCGGCTCCGCCGCACAGTCCAACTTCTCTCTGCAGAAGATGTTCGCAGTGAACTACAACATCCTGCGCATCCAGAGCGGCATGGGTGGCCTTGCATTCTCCAACTAGAAACCTAATCTAAAAATTAAAAAATTGAATGCTTCGGCATTCGCCAAAAATACAGGGCTTCGGCCCCAAGAACGATCAAGGTTCTTGGAGACGAACTATCGAATGACCACCTGCCATTCGAGTTTACCCCCAAAAATAATTTCAATTATCTTGGCACATTTTTTAGGATCGAAATCTGCTGAACAGCAGAAAACGTCCAAATATACTTTACGGTGTTCTGGATACGTGTGGGCCGAAAAATGACTTTCGGCCAGTACTAGGACGCCGGTGGCCCCGAAGGGTTCAAACTGATGAAACGCTTGCGACACGACTGTAAATTCGCAGAATTTAGCCACACGCGTCATGCGTTCATCGAGTTCCTGAATTGTTTTGATCTCACAGTCCTCGAGCAGACCGATGAGATGTTTCATATTTACATAAATGCGTCTTTCGTTTTTATCGCTAGGAAGATTGCCATGAACAGGAATATCGTTGCGAAAATGAACTGAGGGGTGTCCTGTGGCTTCTTCGAGCCCGCGTCAACCATACTGGTCACTGACAGAGTGAACATAGTAAGGGTGAGCAGAGCGCCTATCATTTTAGTTGTCCAGTTAAAGTCCATGCCCGACATTTAATAATAGGTGCTAAAATAAATGAGCACTCCTGAGGAAATTGCCGCAAAACTAGACCCGCCACAGGATATTAAAGGCTCTAAATTGACTACATGGGTCATGGATCAAATAGGACGTACAAATATCATCTTAGGACTTTCTGTTGTCGCCCTGATCATAGAAAAACGTCAAATGGATTTCGCAATGAATTCACTTCGCAAATTGAAATTCAATAATCCATGTGACATTATCAGAGAGGTGAAAACCATAGCTATTGAAGTGGAGGTGGAAGACTTTGACAAATTTGTTACTTCAATTCTGGTAAAATATATTGACGAATTTGACATTCCGGAACTCAAGGTTATGCTGGATCATGATTTAGTTAAACATATCCTCCCGTCCGATAGTTCGACCGGAACAGGTTGTTTGCCCTGTACGCCCCGGCGCCGCCGGTAGACGGCACGCGCATCACAGAGTACCACAGACCGAACAGGAAGAGACCGAAGAGCATAAGGCTGAGAGCCTTTGAAATTGAGGCTGGCTTGGTCTGCTCATCCTTGCTCAAAAATATCTGAACTCCCGTGATGAGGAGAAAGGCTGCCACGACGAGTACGATACCATCCTGAAGTTCCTTTACTGGGGATGACATTTATTAATTGACTATATTTTTAATTGTAGCTTTTGGTTGGTTCATCCAGTAAAGTCCCAATGCAGCTAGTATTAAAACAATTACAATTACAAATATTATAGGAAACCAGTTAATTTCTGGAGGGCAACCTACACACATCATATTGTTTGGGCCACACCCTGGATCTATACGACCAGATCCCTGGGGGCATTTGCAATATTCGCATACTAAATTGGAAGTCGGAGCCGGTGTCGGGGCGGGCGACGACAGGTTCTGACACGCTCTAAGCCCGTCGGCATAGGATTGTGGCATCTGTTCGGTCGCTGAATTTTTCCCACAAGCTTGCCAACCCGCGTCTGAAGCCATATATGATTGCGCCGGTACGGCTGTATAACCGGTTGGACACGCCATTCCTCTTGGAACGCTTTTTGCTACTCCGGTAGAGCTGTACCATTGTGCGACTCGTGTATTGAATTCGCACCCTGGTAATTTTGAATTAAGAATAGACAAGATACCACCATCAATTCCGGGAGGACACGGTACGCACGCTGCATTGTTTGGTGGACAGCCTGGATCTATACGACCAGATCCTTGGGGGCATTTGCAATATTCGCACACCAATGCCATATATTAATTAAGGATATTTTATTTGGTTCTGGTAGTATGAACTTCACGTTTCTTTTCGATAGACACGCAGATCATATAACTCCAGATGAAGTTGAGTTGCCAGATGACTGGAAGGAATTCGAGACGGTTCTTGGAGCCAAGAAGAAGGAATACATTTCTATGAAACACGAGGTGGCTGCTTTGTACGCCGAGTTGTCACTGAAAACTCGGCAACTTGAAACCCTCCAGAAACTTCAGGCAAATTTGGAAGGCAGTGATGACTTAAAGGCTAAGATGTCTGATATGATATACAACTTCCAGACTGAACAAGACATCCCAGCAATCAAGCAGAATATAGCCGCCCTATCAGGTAAGGTTCAGGCGGTCGAGAAGGTGCTCTTGAACACGAACGCGATCGAGTATGCGAAGTTTCAATGCTTTGTATGTATGGAAAGATACGTTGATGTGTTTTTGGATCCATGTGGTCATATGATGTGTGGATCATGCTGGTTAAATACTAACTCGAAAAGTTGCCCAGGTTGCAGGACGGTGGTGAAGTCCCCGAAGAAGATATTTACACTAAACTGACAGTAGTGTAGGAGAGTGGTCAAATCCGTTGCACTTAAGATGCAATACCTTCGCGTTTCGCGGGTTCGAATCCCGCCGCTACTATTCCGTTCTAGTAACTCAGTTGGTTAGAGTGCGGGTCTTATGAGCCCGAAGTCGCGGGTTCGACCCCCGCCTAGAACACATGGCCCTGTGGCATAATCGGATAATGCGTCAGCCTTCTACTCAAGAGACAGCGAGCTGAAGATTGCGGGTTCGACCCCCGCCAGGGTCATAAAGGGAAGAAACGCTAGAGTAATAGTATGAAACATGCCTCGTCGCTACACTTCTCCGGATGGCTTTGAACTTCTGGTCGGCCTCGACGCCGCCGAGAATGAAAAGCTCTCCCTTCGCGTAGCCAGGTCACACGATCTCTGGTTCCACGCTCACGACTGTCCAGGAGCCCACGTCCTCCTACGCGTTCCTAAAGGTGGGCGGGTATCAGAGGACGATATTCATTGGGCTGCAGGCGTTGCAGCGTGGTACAGTAAACAAAAGGGCCCTGGACGCGTCAAAGTTATGTGTGCCTTGGGTGCCGACATTTCCCGAGGGCCCCCGAAGTCGGCCAAGGGAACAGTGACGTGTATGTCTAACAAAATCATATCTGTGAGGTGCGTTATTCCCACGTAAATAAACACCAATGTAATAATAACTGACCTTAGCTCAATTGGTAGAGCGAAAGACTGTAGAGCACGTCTCTGAGTAGGATGGTCAATCATCTTTAGGTCGCTGGTTCGATTCCGGCAGGTCAGACATACGCGCATATAGTATAGTGGTTAGTACAGAACCCTTCCAAGGTTCAAGGCGGGGTTCAATTCCCCGTGTGCGCAGACGCCTCTGTAGCTCAATTGGTAGAGCACTCGTTTAGTAAGCGAGAGGTATTGAGATCAAAACTCAACGGAGGCATTTCCGGTTCCATAGTATAACGGTTAGTACACAGGACTCTGAATCCTGTAATGGGAGTTCGATTCTCCCTGGAACCTTCCTCTATAACTCAGCTGGTTAGAGTGTCAGGCTGTTAACCTGAAAGTCGCAGGTTCGATCCCTGCTGGAGGAGCTTTTAAATTGAACGGTACTTCAATTTAAAAACTCTTATAAATTATATTGGATGCCCAAGTGGCCAAGAACAAGGAGCCGGAGGTTATTGTAAAAGCGAATTCATTTTAGTTTGCAAATTCTTCTGGAAGAACATGAATATGAAAACGAATACGGGCAGACTGCGAAGTTCACCGAGTGAAGAGTGTGTATAGCCATGGACCCCCTCGAGAGGAAATGGGATCTTCTTTATAAGTCCACGTGCTATGTACAGTATCACACCAACCAAAGCAAACTGAAGGGCAATTTCTGTAAAGACGCGCGCCTTTGACTTTGATTTGTCGTAGGGACCTGTGAATTTGTCAAGCGCAATTGAGAATAGAAATGCGAATATGAAACACCACATGGACACGTACCCTGCACCAAGGATTTTAATGTTCTCCTGCATTTATATATGCGCCCTAAAATAAATCAAAAAATAGCATCATAAAATAATGTGTGACTGGCTAGTCTTCTATCCAGACCCAGACTCCAAGACACTTTGCATAGAAATTCTCATGAGTAAATTAATCGAGCTTCAGCCTGACACGGTTGAAGAAACCGATGACTTTTGTGACAATTTCTATCCAGTCATTGACAAGATCCAAGAGATGTGCATCGAGAACGGATGGCGTCAGGCATGCACAGCTAATCTGGAAGGAATTCAGGTTCATGAAATTAAACCAATGGTCATGATACGCATCATATGGAATATATATGAGCACACTAAAAACTGTATTTTACTTCAGGAATGTGAAGTGAGTGGCGGCGGTACCTTTTTCAACACGCTTGTGGAAACAGTCCGAGGTTTCCTTCCTCCCTTCATGCGCAATATGGTTAAATTAATTCCCAGTGATAAAAAACAGGATAGTGAGGATGAAGATTGATCACATCTATTGCATCAACCTTGAAAGATCTGTTGAACGTCGTGCCAAAATGGAAATTGAATTCAAGAAAGCAGATATTGAGGTCGAGATATTCAAGGCGTGTGACGCCAAGGCCATAGGGCGCACCGGCGGGTACGGATGCAATCAGACCCATTTTTGGATATATCAGGATATTTTGGAAAAGGGTTACAAAAATGCACTCATCTTTGAAGATGATGTGATTTTGAATTCTGAATTTAAAAAGCAAATTGAGGAGCTTGAGGAACCAAGTGAATGGGACCTATTATATTTTTCACGTATAGCACCTATAGTACTTGATAAACCGTCCAAGTCTTTTACACTCGGTAAATGTCTAAGTACTGCAGCCTACATAGTCAGTGCAGGTGCTGCAAAGAAATTAGCCCACTTCAGTCCAGATGATTTAAATTATGAAATAGATAACTTTTTGACAGTCGTGCCGTTGAAGACATATATTTCAAATGACAAAACAATTGCCTATTCAGATATGCCATATGTGGGTGAAATTGGTTTTGGAATTGAACGGTTCCACAAAGAATGGCTAATCTATTTTGCTCGTTACGTTGACGCCAAGTTTGGAGGCCTTATTGCCTTGATGCTAATGTCTTTTCTCGTAAAATTCTTGATAAGAAAATGGGCAGGTATATAAATGGTATATGACCACGCCTATTGCGTCAACCTTGAACGCTGTACAGAAAGAAGGCTCATCATGCAGGAGGAATTCAAGAAGGCTAATTTAGAAGTTGAATTCACAAAGGCTTTTGACTCCGGTGCTCATGGAATTACCAAATCAAATTTGAAACCAGGAATCCATCCAGGAGATTTCGGATGTTGCATGAGCCATCACGCTATATGGAATGACATGATCGAGAAGGATTACAAGGTCGCTCTCATTTTCGAAGATGATGTGGAATTGTGTGACGAATTTAAAAAAGAATTGACGAGCTCCAGTTCCCAAAGTTTTGGGAAATTATCTACCTCGAGTATATATCACCAGTGAGTGAAGGTCGGGCAACCCGTGACATGGATGAAGGAAGATGTCTTGGGACTATGGCTTACCTCATCACACAGGAATGTGCACGTAAGTTGGTACAATTTACCCCAAAGAATTGGAGAGGATCCGATGTCCAATTGGCGCAGATGCCCCTTTCATCATTTTTCACGACCACGAGACTGGCTAATCACGTAGGGCTTGTTTATTCCGTCATAGGTCTCGACCCGTCACGGATACCTATATATCACAACGCACTCTTTTTAGAAAACGAATATGGTGGGTATCTCGCACTTTTCGTACTATTGGTATTTGTGTTCATTTTAGTTAAAAGATTGGGCTTTGTGTAGGATAATGGCAGAACTCCTCAGGTTTTACCCACAGGGTAAATATCTGTACATAGAGTTCATGGGTGATAAGTACATAGCAATTCAGCCACAGACCAAAGTTGAAAGTGAGGAACTTCTTAATAAAATTAAACCAATTGTCGCCCAACTCGATGCGTTCGTTGAGAGCAGAAATCTCAAGGAAATCATAGAGGTGAACCTAAAAGGTGTTCCAATTTCTAAATTGAATTCGAAAATGGCATGTGAAATGCTTGACCTGTGCATGAATATCAGACCGGAGAAAAACTTGCTTGAAAAGATTGTCATCACAAATGCCAACCCTATTTTCAATATGATTTACAAATCGGTACAGACGTGTGTAGACCCTAAAATTAGGAAACTATTGTCGATCGAAAGCAATTCAAAATTTGAATGAAGGCGCCTCCTTCCAGAAAGTCTTTGGGTCTTTGTGGTACAGGTCGAAAAGTCGCTCGTTTTCGCTCGTGATCTCAACTGCTTCCGCATCCGAACGTTCGAAACCATCTGGTAATTCGTCAACGAGAATTGTATGAAGAGCCTCGAGCTCAGGTGTTCGGAGTTTAGCAATCGTGAACCCTATATCAAGATCCAACCCCTCTAGAACCGTTTGTACCCAGTAATGTACACACGCTTCTTTAGTTTCTGGTATTACACAGTACCCTTTCATCATTTTACACTCGATGCCCTTCAATTCCAGACCTTTTTTGAGTAGGGCGGTGTGCTGAACCACCGACCCTGGCACTTTGTGAAGTTTAATTCTGAGTGCCATGTGATTTGTAAAATCGTACAAGTCCATTATTTTAGACTGGGTATTATTATTCGCGGCTTAAAACTTAAAGTCTCGTAAATAGTATGACGGACCCAATTCTAACATCAAGCACAGCACGTTTTACAACTTTCCCAATTAGGTACCCTGATTTGTGGGAGCTTTACAAGAAAGCCATCGCAAGTTTCTGGACGGTCGAGGAGGTTGATCTCGCCAAGGATCTCAGCGACTGGGAAAACCTAAACTCACAGGAACAGCACTTCATCAAGTTGGTCCTAGCATTCTTCGCATCAAGTGACGGAATTGTGTTTGAGAATTTGGACCTAAATTTTACAAAGGATGTTCAGATCCCAGAGGCGCGGTCATTCTATGCGTATCAGGGATTTAACGAAAGTATTCATGGCGAGACGTATTCGCTCATGATTGACAAGTTTGTTCGGGATCCTGTCGAGAAGGATGGACTGTTCAGGGCTATAGAGACTGTACCCGCTGTTACTAAAAAGGCTGAATGGGCCATCCGGTGGATGAATCGTGGGTCGTCGTTTGGTCAGCGTCTCGCAGCTTTTGCCTGTGTGGAAGGAATTTTCTTTTCTGGGTCATTCTGTTCTATTTTCTGGCTAAAAAAGCGGGGCCTGATGCCAGGTCTGTCGTTTTCGAACGAGCTGATCTCTCGGGACGAGGGGCTCCACCAAGAATTTGCGGTTACCCTGTTCAGCCACCTCAAGGACAAACCATCACATGGGACTATAATTGATATAGTAAAATCGGCTGTAGAAATTGAAAAGGAATTCATTACTGCCGCGCTTCCGTGTCGTCTCATCGGCATGGATGCCGATAAGATGAAACAGTATATCGAATTTGTAGCAGATCGCCTGCTTACTCAGTTTGGTATTAAGCCCTACTGGAATTCTTCAAATCCATTTGACTGGATGGAGACGATCAGCCTGGAGGGGAAGACTAACTTTTTTGAAAAGAGGGTAGGTGATTACTCAAAGCATCTTGTGACTGATGGTGACACGGTCAGGTTTGATGAAGATTTTTAGTAAGGGCCCTCAGTTGCACGGCCATTGTCAATGTTGTGGCCCTTGCCCCAGCCTGCAGCGCCGGTCAGCATGTCGCCGTACTTCTCCTTGTTCTTGTACTGCAGGTTCATGATGAAACCCACGGCCAGCACGAACACAATTGCGTGCAGGATCAGGCCTGCCAGGGTGGGGAGGCCGTCGGTGGACGCGACCCATCCGCCTGCGACGCCGCGGACGATCTTGAAAGCGGCCGGGTTGGCCAGGACGACGAAAGCGATTGCTGGGATAGCATAATCAACGGGAGCCATTTATATTATTAAAGAAATTAAAGTCTACTGAAGACATTTTCTTCCTGGATAGCTCTTTTGTTTAAAACTGAACTTATAGCATTTACTTTATTACCCACATTCTGTCTATTTGAAACTCCTAAACCTAAACTCATTAAATTTTGACGGAGTTGCTCGAGTTTCTGATCGTTAAGAGAATTTAATTTATTATTTGGATACATCATTAATAAAGTATTTGCTTTACTATTTTTGTTGGGCTTGGTGGGGAGTGCGGGTGGGGGTCCTGGACGAGTAGGGAGGGGTGGCGGAGCCTTTGGACGGATGTTTCCTGTATCGCGGCTGTAATTATACGCCTGATTGTTACCTGACCAAGACCACTCCCCGCTCTTGCCAAAAACTTTATAATATGCATTAGGCATAACACGTCCATTTTTATTTCCAGGTATTCCCCTGGCCATATAGACGCCTTTTGGCGTCTTGAATATATTCCCCTTTGTGGCGTTTTTATTCACAAATGCGAGTTTATTTTCAGCCTGCTGAACGAGCGCAGGCCCCTCGGCCGTCCCAAGACCGTTGCGCGCCGCCGTAATTGCGCGATTGAACTGGCTGAATTTATTTGTTATATTTTTAGGCATGGGACCAACCTCACTCTTAAATTTATTGATGGCACCCTGAATTCTCGTCAATTGAGCGAGCTTGTTTGCCGCGGCGGTCTGGGTCCGGATGATGGTTTGCAGATTTTGTTCTATACGTTTGATTTGAATATTTACGGCTGACCGGTTGAACTGTGGAGGGCCTGGAGGTGGAGGGGGTGCTGAAGGAAGCTGGTTCATCATGGTTTTGAGAGCCACATATTTGCGAATGGATTTGATAAGACCTACATTTCCACGCAGAGTTGTTGGGTCAATGGGTGCGTTTCTGTTGGCTTTTTTAGCCTCGGTGTTCAGACGCGCGTATGAGTTCAACCACGTCTGAACGGCCCCTCTGAGATTTCCAAGATTTTTGTTCTCTCGGCGGAACATCCTTGTAATGACGCACGAAAAAAGTCGCCACCACCTGGCTTAGAGACTGGACCCTAGTGTATAGTAGAAGACAAATGGCCAACAACCTGCGCATGTTCTCCACCTTCAACGCCTCCGACGTGACCTTTTCCGATGTCCGCAAGAATGCCAAGGGTGGCAAGGCGGTCTACCTCAACTCGGCCGGTGGTCAGAAGCTGATGTTTCAGCTGCCTGCTCTGCGGGCCCCTTTTGGCCTGAGCTCATTTACTGATGAGGGCTCGGGTCGCGTGAGCTATTCCCTGCCTCTGAGCCTGGACAAGCCCGAGGTGCTCGAGGCGTTTCAGGCTCTGGATGAGCGCGTGGTGTCCTGGATTGCCGAGCACTCGACCGAGCTGATGGGCAAGCTTATGAGCAAGGCTTCACTGCTCGAGAGCGATGTTTACAAGTCCCTGGTCAAGAAGTCTTCCAAGGAGGGCTACGCGCCAACGGTCAACCTCAAGTTCATCACCAACCCCAAGGATGGTTCGGTTGCGACCAAGTTTTACAACTCGGCGCGCGAGAGTGTTGCCCAGGACGCGATCGAGCGCGGTCAGAGCCTCAACGCGATCATCGAGATTAACCAGATTTGGCGCACTCCTGCCGGTGTGGGCGTCCAGGTGCGCGTCCACCAGGTGATGCTCGCACCGACCAACAAGCTGCCCGAGTGCGCCTTTCTGGCGGCCGCCGACGAGCCGGTCTCCGACGAGGAGCCCCAGTCCGACGCGGCAAGCGACACCGCGAGCGAGGAGTGAACTTATACCCCAATGGACCTTATAAATTTTGTCGTGTAATATAAATGGAGTGGATTAATTCAGGAAAATTCCAACTCGTCAACAGAAATGGTCGTAGATACGTCTACCGTCGTCGTCCCAATGGTGCAAAACAAGAAATTACCGTGCCATCAAATATAGAGTTTGTAAAACCAGCCGTCAAACGGTGGCTCAAGGCGACCTACAAGTCTCCTGTAAAACCTACAATTCCCAATTTTTCATTTTTACTCAACCTGCATCCAGCCTGGCTGCACCGCAGTCCAAGTCCAAATAACAAAACTTTCAATTGCACGATGCTAAAACGCATGTTTCATACGGAAACCAAAAACGGCAAGGTGGGCCTCAACACAGTTGGTCTAAATCAAACTCAACCAAACCGTATTAATCTCGTGTACTTAAAGAACAGTCGAGCCGTGCGCGGCCCTGCGCGCCTTGATGTGGGTAAGCAAGGTGTGGTTTTCGTAGGTTCATTTTACAAATCGGCTAAAGATCCTTTTGTCGTAAAGGTGGCACCACTCGACAAGACGCTCACCAAGAAAATTCAAATTCAAGAGGTTGAATTTCAAATTCAGAAAGCTCTTTATAAGATCAACAACGTGAATATTGCACAGCCATATGCATATTTCACATGTGACAATTTCATCAAAAATTCAAACTTCACGGGGAACCGCAATGCCAATAAAGATTATTCCAAGCAACTCATCATGGTTTCAGAGTACATAAGCAACGGTGCACTTTACAAATATCTTGACAAGGCGGTCAGCCGTCTTGAAGACAAGCATCTTATGAATATGATCCGTCAGGTCCTTGTAGCACTGCACAACATATACGTCAAATACCCAGAATTCCGTCACAATGATCTCCATCTCGGAAATATCCTAGTAAAGCCATCTTATACACCGGGCACCATCCTCGCGTACCCAACAATGGTGCTTGCTGACTTTGGGTTTTCTCGGCTCAAGAAATCTGGATCAAACCCCATGGTAAATTCTCAGGTATATGCGAATAGCTGGGGAATAGGCCCAAACACGGATATTAGATATGATAGTCATTTCTTCATGAATGAATTCCGCAAGTGGCTATCACCCAAGGCTGCCAAATTCCCACAGACCGCCAAGTTCTTGAATGATGCAATCCCCGAGGGATACCGTAATGATAATGATATTTATACACACAATTCACGCCTGAAATATGGTATCGAATATCCAGGCCTTAAGACTATCGGCCAGCTTCTGTCGCCCAAGGCTCTGAGCCCACCCAAGCCAAAGGCGCCAAAAAAGAATGGTAATGCAGCTGCACGCAAGGTGGGGGCCAAGTGGCTGGCAAAGGCGCGGGCCAAGATCCAGAAACGCAAGAACAAGGGCAAGGGACCTGCTCCTCCCTCGCCCCCTCGTCGGCGCCGCACGCCCACGCCACCAAGTCCCGCATTCCAAAGATTTTCAAATTTCAGAATGACAAATTCAGAACTCCTGAACCTGTCACCAGCAAGCCAAAACAAACTTTCACCACGGTTGAAGAACCGGATTAAACTACTCAAACAGTGGGGTGCGGGCCCAGCTCCTAAAAACTCGGGACCTAAGAAAGTTCGTATCAAGGTGTCGGCGGCTCTTCTCAAGACGGCGAAGTTCAACAAATTAGTTAACAAGATCTTCCAGGCGAATCTGAAAACCATGGGGCCTCAAGAGAAGGAGAATGCTAACGGCAGAATGAAGCAATTATGGAAATCACAGAATGTGTGGAACAAGGCGCGTGTAAAGGCTATTACCCTAGTTGAAAATCGCCTGTCGAACGACAAGCCTCCATTCACACCAAGCCCACCCAAGCCCAAGGCCAACGCACCTCGGCCTAGACTGCCTTCACCCCTGAGCCCCCTAGGCCCGCCCCCTAGGCCCAAGGCTAACGCGAAGCCCAAGGCGGCCGCCAGCCCACGGTCAAATACTGCACGGAGACTAGGTATGGTAAGAACGCCAACAACACGTCGGCTCAAGATTAAAGGACCTTCGGGGCGTGTGGTGTACGCGGAGGGTCTCACTATGGATGTCCTGAAGAATATTGCTTCACGTGAAGGAGTAAACACAAAATACTTGAAGACCAAGGCAGCAATAGCCGAGGCTTTATTTTATAAGAAGTAAGTAAATGAAGATTAACTGGAAAGACTTGATTTTCTGGATCGGGCTGGCACTTGCCGTATTCCTTATACTTTCAGTTGGCGTGTCGAGCTATGTCCAGCAGCCGGCTGATAAGGGGAGCATCATAGTTTATGGGTCAAAGACGTGTCCTTGGTGTATCAAACAGGAAGATTACTTCAAGAACAAGGGTATACCCTATGAATTTATCGATTGTCAGAATGGTCAGTGCCCTGAGTTTGTTCAGGGCTTTCCAACCTTAGTTGTTAATGGCCAGGTGAAATCTGGATATACTGAATTATAATTTGAAAAGTGAAATACCCAGTGCAAGCAAGAAAGTATGGGTCAGGCTGTCAACTGGCTTGAGCACGGTGATATACTTGACCAGTGTGCCGTTCCACAGGAACCGCAGGATCACGGTCATCAGGGTCAGGAAGATCAGGAACACGATGAAGTTGTAGATGAGCTCCTGGCGGTTGCGGGAATATAGCATATCCTTCATTTATAATTAGCGATTAGAATTATTTCCGGTCCTGGCCATCCCGCGCCTGACCCCCCATGCTGAACAAAAAGTAGAATAATGAAACCCTGGTTTATAGTTGAAATTGGCCCGGCGTGGGTCGACGATCGTCTTACCTGACGCGTCAACAAGGAGGGGACCACCCGCCCACCCCTGTTTATGCGACCATAAGTTCACTGGGAACTCAATAATGTATCCTGGAGCAGGTCTCTTGGACGTTTTATTGATTTCATTCAATTTCTGTAGGACACCCAAATTAGAATTTGCATTTGAAATTCGGCCGTTATTTGGACTGGCTGCTTTCTTTGGGTTCTGTATAGCCTTCAGTATAACCGCCTCTTTTACACGGAAGAATTTAGAAAGCCCCTTGACCGTATCGCCTGGACGCACCTTGTACCGGACGGACCCAACCTGTTTCAAGAAATGGAAATCACCTGTGAAATTTCCAAAGTCATTTGTGGGTGCTACGAAGCACATGACCTTGTAGAACCCTGGTCTGCATTTTGCGCTAGGGTTGGTCATGTGGTACACGTTACCAGGGTTGTCGCTCAGAATGAGTTTAGAAATCCCTTTGCAGGTTTTGAATGTCAAATTGTTAGAAGGGGTGAGCGAGCGCGCTCCCGGAACGCTCTTTTGCGTCCGATTGTTCGAGAAGCTTCCAAAAGCGTAATCATAACAGTTGTCGTGAACCTTTCCGGTGCTTCCCCACGGGTCCCACGTGTACTTGGGTTCCGCCCCTGATAAAGGGAGAGCCTTGGCGCGCCCCCTGCTGTTGGGCGTCGTACGCGGCTTGGGCGTCGTACGAACTTTCTTGACGGTACTCACCATTAATAATATTAAAGAGATTAACCTGGGGGCTGTGGTAGCCCAAGTTCACGAAGAACCTCCAACAGGTCTTCCCCAGGTTCAATATCAAAATGGAGATCTGTTATAAATCTACCATTTGTAATTGGGTTTAGGGTTCTGAAATCGAGGCCAAATCCATCAATTATGCTAAGAATGTTACTTGTGTCATAATTGACCGTATCTATGTGACCATCGGTTGTCCGCTCAATGACAAGGCGGCACTTATAAACAGGAAGGTCAAAGGGTTCACGGCACATCGGGCAGGTGGGATCGCCTGGGCATGAGCGTTTCCACCTGTCCACACATCTAGTGTGGAATTCATGGCCACATGGAAGGGTCCGGCCGGCATTGTGTGCCATAGGGCCGAAACAGACGGAGCATTGGGGGGCTCGATGTACCCAGCAATTTCCGTCGGGGCCAGCCTTGTTTTTACATTGGGCCCCTTTAGATGTTTTTGACCCACATCCTTCCATAGTGTACTATGGCATTTAGTTTTACCGTGCGCGCCGCGCCCGAACCACTTCGGCCTCGAGGGACCTGATGGCATCCCGATACTTTTCCCGTATGCTGTCCTCAATTACCTTTTTAAATATAATAATAGGATCATCATCCTGTTCCATACGACACTGTGGGCATTCGTCGGATGTCTCGAACCATTTCATAATACATTTCATGTGAAATATATGTTTGCATTTTAACTTTTTGTCGGTTCGTTTAACGTCTTCAAGACAGACTACACATGTTGACGAGAGGTGTGCACTGCACAGATCCCCCCCTGATAGGGCGGTTCTTTTGCACTTGGACCCGTTGCGGGTCACTGATGAGCAATTCATTCTCTGCTAGAATACTACAAATATCTTTGTGGATTTCCTCCACACCCCGGTTGGCATTTATGACGTGCACGACACATGGCATATTCTTAATAAGATTGAGATAGGCCTGATCAAGCTCACGCATGTATTCGAGGGTCACCTTGGTGTCCCCTGCCTGATGGCGGGCCTGAATGTGATCATAAGCTAATTCAGGCTTCTTGGACAAAAAGATGTACAGGTCTGGATGCCATCCTAATTTCTCGTAAAAATAAGTGTACGTGTCATGCTCCATGGCCGTCACCTGACCCTTGCCCCTGAGGATCTCCCAAAATACATAGTACGAACTCTGAAGTGATCGCTCGTAAATTACTGTAGTTTTAGTCTCACGGGAGGCTCTCGTCTGGAGGATCCGCATATGGAAGAGAAAAGCCCACCTGGAGGGGTCTGAGTAAAACTCTTCCAGGGGCCATTTATCGATGGGCTCTCGACGTACCTTCCACCCCTTGGCTTCAAGTAAATCAAGTTGAGTTGTTTTCCCCGCCCCTATGTTACCATCGATCACTATACGGGGCATTCTTAAGTTTTAATAGACTATTCTTTCTAACTGGATATTGTCGACTTTAATTTATCTGGCTGCTGGTTCACTAGGTACGGCCATACGACATACGCCGTCACGAGGTCTTCACACATGAGATCGTGCAACTCGAGGTCAATAGCCTTTTTCATTCTCGATTTTAAAAGTGAAATTATCTTCTGACAGCTGGACGTATTCACTATATAAGCATGAGTGCCAGTTAGCAGTTTTTTCTTGTCCACTTTGTATAGGTCACCCCTGAAGTGTTCACCGTGGTTGTTATCAAGGTTTCCTAAATAGACCATGTCGAAATTTTTATTACGGAGTTTGCGGATTATAGACTTAATTTTGTGGTGTAAATCTCGTCTTATCAAAAAGTCGTCTTCGAAAATAACAGCAAATTTATGTTCGCGTAATTTAGAAAGTAAATTGAGATGACTTTTGTAACACCCATGAACTCCTTTTAATTTCAAGTGAGGATGCTTGGTTCCTACCTCACCTGAAAATATATTGATTTTTTGCCCAAGCACTTTTTCCATTTCCTGAATGTTTTTAGACCTTTCGTCATTACCCGGTACATGAATTACATGGTAGTCAAAGTCGCACACATTTCTTATCAATATACAAAGTAGTAATAGAATGAGAAGTAGTAGTACAACCATTTATAGGTTTATGGATAAAAATTACCTAATTCAAAACTAGAAAAAGTCGTTCTAGTTGAATAAGGCGTGGCTCTAGAAGCCCCTGTGGAATCTATGAAATAACCATAAAAATTATAATAAGCAATATTTCTTACCTTCATGACATTGCCATCTGAAAATCGTATATACGCGGCCGTGTTCAAGTTTGGAACATTCCATGTATTAATAGGGGTTCCATCCGCAACACCGGCGTCACCGGCGGTCACGGCCGTTGGACTATTTGGTGTTATATTAACAGTTCTATTTACGGTCTGAAGAGAGACGAACCCATGGACGCCTGTAGCGGGTGGAGGTGGCGCGGGAGTTGATACGTATGGATTTGGAGTGGGTACAGCTGGGGGAGGGGGCTGTGTGGCGGGAGTGGGTGGATTAACTACTACAGGTACCAGGGGCGCGCCTGGAGTAGAAGAAGGAGACCCTCCTGTAGGCGTGGTCACTGTAGGCGTGGTCACTGTAGGCGTGGTCACTGTAGGCGTGGTCACTGTAGGTGTGGTCACTGTAGGTGTGGTCACTGTAGGCGTGGTCACTGTAGGTGTGGTCACTGGTGATGGCACTGGGCTCGCGGGGCAATTGTATCCAAAACCTGGACATGTGAATTGCGAGAAATACACCCCGAGAACAATTACTAAAATCGTGGCAAAGGCGCCCAATATTATAACACCGATCATTACCTTGTTGTCCTTGCCGGCCATTTATATTTTATGATATTATTTTCTCACTGCTTTTCTACTAGGGGAGAGAAATTGGGGCCGCTGCCGCACGCTGCGTCACGGAGGGGGAGGGACAGGGCATCAGGGCCCTTGGACTGAAGGAACATGCGGTACGAATAATTGTCCTGGTAATCAATACCAGCCTGGCGAATTACAAAGTCATTCATAATACGGCTAGAGTTAAAGTCAGTAATGCAGCGCCCGTCGGCCATGCCAATGCGCTGAGACATTTATATTAAGCACGCAATTTTATTTGCTGGACCCACTCCACAAACTTGGCCCCCATGATCGTGTCGAACAGCTCAGGCTTCTCCACATTCTCGATAAAGGTGTCCTTGGTGATGTGCTGATTGAGCAGGTCGTAAGCGGCCACAATCTCACTCAGCTGCTGGGCTCCCGTCACGATGATCTTGCCCGTCTTGAAGATGCTCGCGGTCACCTGCTTCATGCCTGGACCCGGGGAGAACTTGACCTTGACCGCCGAGTAGCGGTCTGGGTCGTACGTCACCTTGAAGCCCTGCACCCGGCTCAAAACACCAATCACCTTGTGCAGGTTCACGCTCGTGTTCAGCGAGAAATTGGTGTTGATCATGCTGATCTGCGGCGGCTTCGCCTCGAGCTCCTCGATGCCCAGTGTGTCCTTGACAATAAGGGTCAATTGGTGCAGAATTCGCTTGCAGTCGTACAGGTTAGAGCAACCAGCCACCTGGATAGAACCGTTCGGAAAGAGCTTGATGCTCTTGCGCGAGTAGGCATCTGCGTACCCAATAGTCACCTGGTTATAAAAAGCAGTCGGCATCATAGACCAGACGAAACCAGTAAAGTTGGAATTCTTGGGACGGATGCGAATAGGCCCTTTGGTGGAAAAGACCTCGCGAAACTTTGCGATATCAATTTCCGAATTGAATTTGGAAATCATAGTGATGGTAGTGATCCGCACCCACGACGGGTCCGGCCGGTCCACGCGCCCCGTGAATTTGGCGCGAACGTCGCTGAGCTTCACGATGTAGTCGAAGGTATCCATTTCATGCTGTCTATACCTTACCTCCGTTGTTAGAGCCGGCCACAGAACGCTTTTTTTTGGGCTGCCGGCGGACAAACTTGGTGAAGTTTTTGACCAATTCGTTTTTCGAATTAGCTTTCTTGTTGCCAAGGGAACTTTCTCCCACCAATTGAATAATCTCCTCCTTGGTCAGACGCTTAATAATCTCCTTCATAAGTTTGACGCGGATTGGCTGGGGCGCCTTTTTATTCACGGGCGTTGGGGACACGCGTACGTTCGCCTTCGCGTTCATGTTCGTTACCGCACTAACAACATTCATAGCCCGGTTAGGTGTGCCGATTGCCTTGACTGCCGCAATCGCAGCCGGTTTGACATTCTTAATTTCCATTGCCTGCTTCGCATTCGGAAATTCGTTCAGAGCCTCGGCAGCCTTGGCGACCTCCTGTGCCCCGCCCCCATTCTGTATAATTCTAAGTGAATTATTTATACCCCCTGCTTGCTGAACTGCGTTCTTCTGCGCGGGAGGGAGGGCATTGAAATTTCTGACGAGAGCACGTGGGGGCGCAGGAGGACCGGGAGGAGGTGGGGGCGGGGGTGGGTAGGGATTGATGCCCAGATTTCTAGGGGCACGTGGTGGCTCCGGATATCCAAACATTCTAGCAAGCTGTGGTGGCAAGAAACGAGGCCCGTAATTATTTCTCCGACGACCACCAAACATGTTCATTGGAGACCAAGCGGGTCGGCGTGTATAACGGGCGTCTTCCTCAAGTCTCTTGAGGGCCAAATTAATTCTGTTTGTGATATTCTTATTTTTAATAGGGCCCAAATTGCTTTTTAAATTCTGAAGAAGACGGGCGGCATTTATTGTGGGTCTCATGCGTTCCGCTTTGCGAACCTCTTCGAGAATACGCGTTTTCACATTTGTACGCATTGGGTGGTTAATTGGTAAATTAATTAACAGACGACCGTACCCTCTGCCTTTTTCAGTCAGGGTTGCGTTACGCAACTTATTTAATTGCTCCCTGATGATATCATCCATTTGCTTTTTACCAATATTTTTTGGCAGCTTAGGGCCCACGTTGTTCGCAGGCTTGGGTGGTGGCACGTTGTTTGCAGGCTTGGGTGGGGGAAGGGGTGGCTTAGGGCCCACGTTGTTTGCAGGCTTGGGTGGTGGCACGTTGTTTGCAGGCTTGGGTGGGGAAGGGGTGGCTTAGGGCCCACGTTGTTTGCAGGCTTGGGCATAATATTATTTGGGGGTCTTACAATTGCTTGAGTAATAGGGGGTAATACAGGATATCCCATAACAGTAGTAGGCTGCCTTGGCTCGCGCGGTCTGAACCTAATATTTCTTCCTCTATTTGGCAGTTGAAATTGAGGCAGTTGAAATCTGATATTTCTTCCCCTATTTGGCAGTTGAAATTGAGGCAGTTGAAATCTGATATTTCTTCCCCTATTTGGCAGTTGAAATCTTGACGCGTTTCTGCGTCTACTTTCAGGAATTTGTTGACCAATTGGGAATAGGCCAGTAATTTGATTTGCAATTCTGCGTCTACTTTCCGGATTACCAATTCGATTTATAAATTGGGGGTTTTCTTGAACAACCTGAGTGAAAACCCTCTCCTGACCAGGTGTCAAACGGCCATAAATTTTCCGATTGGTTTTGAAAAGGTTGCTGATTTGAGTTGCAATTTGTGACGTGTTCATACCAGTTTTTTTAAGGCCTGTAAACAATTTCACAATTGAATTGGCAGTCGCCATCCTCTACTAGGTGGTGAGGAAAAAGTTGGTTGTGTGCCCGGGTCAAGTTCGCTCGGGATGGTAGAGTAACGCAAAAAATGCTCAAGACCCGCCTCATCTCCCCTTACCAGCACGAGGGCGTGCGCTGGCTAGTGGCGCGCGAGAATGCACCGGACTACCCTGGTGGCTTCCTCTGTGACGAGATGGGACTTGGCAAAACTGTACAAATGCTGGCGACAATGTGTGTCAACACGCAGTTCCGCAAGACGCTCGTAATTGTGCCCAAGTCTATTGTGTCGCAGTGGCGTGACGAAATCAACAAATTCGCTCCGCACTTTTCAGTTCACACATTTGACGGGCCCAAGCGCGAGCTAGAACAGGCCGACATTACTATCGCACCTTACTCGGTCCTGATGCAGCGCAAGGGGCAGCCCGTGTGCCCTCTTTTGGGGGTCCGGTGGGACCGCGTCATATTGGACGAAGGCCATGAAATCCGCAACCAAAAGAGCAAGACGCATATTGCCTGCCGCGCCCTGGTGGCGCGTGTCCGCTGGGTAGTGTCCGGTACACCGGTCTTCAATTCCATGAAGGATTTCGTGGCCCTGTGTGCTTTCATGGGGATGTCGCGAATTGAGGTGCAATGCTCTTGCGCCTTAATTCAACAGAAGTACGTGCTGCGCCGCACCAAGGCTGACGTGGCTCAGCATAACAAGCGCCTCGAATTGCCGCCGTGCGATTTTGAGAACATCGAACTCGATATGTATCCGGAGGAGAAAGATCTGTACGACAACGTCTTCCGGCGCGGGCAGGATGTGGTGACGAACGCTCTGGCGGCGGAAAATCGCGGTGCGCATCAGATGGAGGTCCTCGAGGCGCTGCTCCGGGTGCGCCAGGTCAGCACATGGCCGCAGCTTTACCTTGACGGAATTGCAGTCAAGGAAGATACGGACCCAGAGCCCTGGACTGGCCGCAGTCGCAAAATGGAAACTCTGATGAACTTAATCACAAGTCACAAGGGCGAGAAGTCACTGGTGTTCACCCAATTTATGGGAGAAATGGACCGGATCCAAGAGCTGCTGCATGACGCAGCCATCCCCAGTTTCCGGATAGACGGTTCGGTGTCAAAAGATCAGCGCGAAGAGCGCATTGCTGCATTCAAGAAATCTCCAGGTGGAGCGGTATTTATCATACAAATCAAGGCGGGAGGCGTCGGCCTTAATTTGCAGGAGGCTACTCGCGTCTACATTACGACACCGGCATGGAACCCGGCGACTGAGCTGCAGGCCATCGGCCGCGCGCATCGCACGGGGCAGGTGCGCAAGGTGGTGGTGCGCAAGTTGTTCTATGTAGGGGAGGAGAAGCTCCCGAGCGTAGAGCAAAGCATCATCCAGCTGCAGGGCCACAAGTCGGCGATCTGCGCGCAAGTACTGAACGACGAGCGCCTCACCAAGCAAATTCCCGAGGGAAAATCCAAGGTTACTATCCAGGCGCTAGCGAAGATATTCCGCGTGTAATACATTTAGGTTTTCAAAATTAAAATCCCGCCTCATAATAAAATGACTGCTACCCAGGCCGTTGGTTCCCGTGCACAGGTGATGAGCGGCACCGCCCACCACACCTCAGGTGGCCTCACCAAGAAGGACCTCAAGTATTCCAGCGGTGAGATTGTGTCCAAGGACAAGTCCAAGTCCGAGAAGAAGAACCCATGGATCGAGGCTGTGAAGAAGGCCAAGAAGGATCTGGGCATAAAGAAGACTGAGTTCGTCCTCGTTTCAAAGGGCACGGATCTGTACAAACGTGCCAAGGAAATTTATTCCAAGTAGATACTAAATGCCAGCCAAGTCCCGCAGCCGATCGCGCAGCCGCAGCCGGTCGCGCTCAGTCAGCGCCCCCACGAAAACCCTACTGGCCAACCTGCGCAAAATTTTTGGAATTAAGCGTCGGTCGCCAAAAAAGCGCACTCACTAAATTCTACTTGAGGCTGATCAGGTTCGGCCGCACCGCCATGCGTCTTGATTTGATAGGCCCTACATGTTATTCCGTAATTCCCATTATAAAAATAATACCCGTCAAGATCTACGATACAGGACACCTCGTCTCCCCGAAGCGTCCCTTCACACATATCAGTAGGAATATACGCACCGGTGTTATCAAATAGCAGTGTCCGATCATCAATCTTAATTCTAAGACCGTAATCTGACATGTTGGATTTAAAAGGCTCGAGGGGGCACAAAGTTTTCTCAAGTTGTTTGTACCACTCGGTGAATTCATTATTGTTCAATGTATCCACCGTCAGGCTTTTATACGACCCAATTCCATACCGCGTAAGACCGCGTGGGATCTGAAACCGCAGCGGCCCCCCATTCTGATAAGAGAACTTGACCCTCTGCCCCGTACCAATTTCGATTAGCTCCTTGTCAATCTCAGACCATACAGGCATTTATAATAAAATGTCTGACCTTTTTAAATGAACAATAATAAAGAAATAGGCAATTTGCTTCGAGGTTCAAATACTCAGTATGGTTTTTACACCAACTTGGGTCGCGCTGCAAACCAGCTGCGCCTCGCCTCTATAATCGGCAGGGGGCGCAGAAATTTCAGAGCGGCACAGACCGCAGCTAATGAGCATAAAATTCGTACAAAATTTATTGCAAACTACAAGTCTGCTCTCGCAAATCTCAAGGCTATCAATGCCGAACAGCGTGCTCAGCTCGGTCAGCTTCTTGCACAGGTGCGCAAACTGACCCCAACGCCAAAGCGCTCAGCCAGCAAGCCTCCTCTGGCACCGCGCCGCACGGCTTCACTGGGTCGCGCCAGAACCAACCTGCGCAGCCTGATGCAACAGCAGATCACTGCCCTTACGGCACAGCGCAATGCGATTAATCGCCAGATTAGTTCAATCGAGACTAAACTTCGTCAGATGCCGAGTACCTAAAACACTCGAACAGACGTGGACTAGGACGAGACAGTTTTGAAAACTCGTCGATAGTGTATTCGTCACCCATAGATCTATTACACTTTGAGCATATAGGGCGCAGATTGGACATATCAGTCGCACCTCCTTTACTTTCAGGAATGTTATGACCCACCTCGAATTGAAAGGGGGTCATAACATTTTCACACCACGTTACCAAGCACTTGTGCTTGAAAAGGCGGTCGCCACACCACGCCAGCCACACCTGCTCACGCAGTGCTGAAGGTATTTTAAGCTTCATATTTCTTATTTCAGAAGTACCTTTAATTCAGTTGTCCATGGATCATTTTTGTCTGGTATAAATTGATACCCACCCCCCTCGTGAAATATTTCGGACACGAAGCTCTTTCTTTCTAAATTAAAAAGAGAAATACACCAATCTGAGCTGTCTGGTTGTTCGGGCACCATAGCGCTCAATTCCACTGGTCTATGTATAGTCCAGCATTTTGGATAAGTGACAAAATTATAAAGCGTCTGTGTTTTCGTGTCGTAAATTAACCCATCATGAGATTTGAGAAGATACCACATTTTCCAACATCTAGCTTCATCGAGTTTACCTGGCAAAATTCCGTAGGCTCTACGTGTATCAATGTCCATGAACGAAATTATTCGCTCATTTATCATCTCTTATGGTTTGATAACTTTTCCTTTTAAGATGAACACATCATACAGCTTTCTGGGTTGTCCCGCCGACACGCGGCCGCCTGATCAACGGGTACCGTCACCTGAATTGGCTTGGCCTTTGCCCGCGTCCGCAGATAGTACATGCCCGTCTTGAGGCCCTTCTTCCAGCCGTACAGGTGCATAGAACTGAGCTTCGCAAGTGTGGGGTTCTCCATGAAGATGTTCAGAGACTGAGACTGACAGATGAAAGCCCCACGATCTGCCGCCATTTCAATAATTGACTTTTGTGGAATTTCCCATACTGTACGATACACCTTACGAAGCTCCTCTGGAATGTCCAGATTTTGCACACTGCCACCGTCCTTTACAATTTGATTTTTCAATTCAGACGTCCAGACACCAAGCTTGTGCAGATCTTTCACAAGGTGCTTGTTAATCATGACAAACTCTCCCGCGAGGGTGCGACGCAGATACAGGTTTGTAGTGTAAGGCTCAAATGCCTCGTTGTTTCCGAGGATCTGAGCCGTGCTCGCCGTCGGCATCGGGCCGACCAACAGTGAATTCCGCAGGCCGTGCTTCTTGATATCCTCGCGCAAATCTGACCAAAAATCAACCCCAACGCTGTGACCCCACATGTCGTGCTGCAAGATGCCCTCCGACGCCGGAGACCCCGCGAACGTCTCGTACGGGCCCTCCGTCTTGGCCAGCTCACACGACTCCATAAGGGCCGCGTGATAAATGCACTCAAAGACGCCCTTGTTCACACCGCGCGCCTGTGGGTCGTCGAACGACAAGCCCATCATCATGAACACGTCAGCCAGGCCCTGAACGCCGATGGCGATCGGGCGGTGGCGCTTGTTCGATCGCTCGGCCTCCGGAATTGGGTAAAAGTTATTATCGATGACGCGGTTCAGGTTGCGTGTAACAACCCGTGTAACATCATGAAGTTTCTGAAAGTCGAATTGGTTCCCCTTCACAAATGCCGGAAGGCTCAGGGACGCCAGATTGCACACGGCCACCTCTTCAGCATCTGTAAACTCGACGATTTCCGTGCACAAATTAGAAGACTTAATTGTACCCAGGTTTTTCTGGTTTGACTTGGCGTTGCAAGCGTCCTTGTAGCACATGTACGGGGTACCGGTCTCGACCTGTGACTTGAGGATGGCGTCCCAAATCTCGCGCGCCTTGACCACCTTGCGGAATTTGCCTTCGGCCACATACTTGGCGTAAGCTTCGTCGAACTTGGCACCGTGAAGTTCAGTGAGGTCTGGGCACTCGTTAGGGCACATCAGGTGCCAGTCGGTGTCGTTCTCTACAGCCTTCATGAAAGCGTCAGGGATCCAGAGGGCGGTGAACAGGTCGCGGCAGCGCGCCTCCTCATCACCCTGGTTGAGGCGCAACTCGAGAAAGTCCATGATGTCCGCATGCCATGGCTCCAGATACACGGCGATCGACCCCTTGCGACGGCCACCCTGGTTGACGTAACGGGCAGTCGCGTTAAATACACGCAACATAGGGATGATACCATCTGACTGACCGTTCGTACCCACGATACGCGACCCCTTGGCGCGCACCTTGCTGATTGAAAGACCGATGCCACCTGACCACTTTGAAATCTGAGCACACCGGTTCATGGTCTCATAAATTCCCTCGATGCTATCTTTTTTCATGTCAAGCAAGAAACAGCTTGACATCTGAGGGCTTTTTGAGCCGGCATTGAACAGTGTTGGGGTCGCGTGAATGAAATAACGGTTTGACATCAGGTCATAGGTTTCCTTGACGCGTGGAATATCGTCACCGTGAATACCGATAGCTACACGCATAAACATGTACTGGGGCGTCTCGCCTGCGTTCAGGTACATCTTCTGCAAAGTCTTGATGCCGAAGTAACCGAACCCGTAGTCGCGTTCGCTGTCGATCACAGCATCTAGCTCGAGCGCAACACACTTCATAAACTCATCAGACACTCGGCCATTCTGGTGGTTGATCACCATCGCATCACTGAAAGTCTTTGGAGAAATCTTGTGCATATTTGAAACTAGAATTCGTGCAGCGAGCGTCTCGTAGTCTGGATGTTCAGTCATCATATGAACTGCCACGTCAGCACTGATTTCATCAATTTCGGACGTCTTGATTCCGTCGTACATGTTTGTGAAAACCTTCTGGGCAATCTTATCGGCGTGGACTGAGAGGCCGGTACATAATTTTTGAATTCGGTTGGTTACTTTGTCGAACAGCATAGGCGTCTCATCTCCCGACCTCTTGATGACCTTCATTTATAAACAGGCGCTCGTTTTTTTTAACCCACTAGGGCGAGGTACACGGTTTTTAAAGTTAAATTCTTCAATATGATTGCAGTAAATAATGCAACCCATGCGAAAATGTTACTCATGGGCAATGTAAGTCTAGCTACTATCGATCCAGTGATGAATGATATAATCCACAGGGGAAGTGGTATTCCTAAAATCATTTTCCTAATATAGTATATGAAAATTGCCATACTAATACTTTTTGCATTGGCAGTGATCCTGATCCTTCCTGGAATTTTGTATTCGAAAAGAATTGATAGTGTTAATTTAAATTGCAAATTAAACACATTCAATAATACTGTCAGGGGTGATGGGTTTTCAATTACTCAAAATATCCTTGATGATAATTGTCGACAGGAACTTTATGATCGTTTTTATGAGAGGGCCAGAACCAATAAAAATTTGAATGAAGATATCGAAGTCTCTCTGTATTCCGATCCCGAATTTCTAAATCAAATATCGGAAGTGGTTGGTGAACAAGTTTATCCCGTAAATTCTCTGGATTCACAACGATGCTGGATCCGTTATTATTATTCAGGTATGAAGGCTCAATACTATGAAAATTATCACCACGACAAAAAGAGATACAGTAAAGATGTCAAACAGTACCGGTTAGTGATACCCATATATGACACATCGGATTCCGTTTTTACTATAGAAGACGTCGGGGACTTCCCATTTATCGAAAACACTGGTGTGATACTCGAGGCTGGAAATTGCCTTCATAAAGTGAAATTTACATCCGGTGAGCGACTTATACTCATAATGGACTATACCACAGCGCCATGCGACAGCGCCATTAGTCATTATTCATGTAGAGGTGTTGATGGTTATTTATGGTGGGTCATAGATGTAATATGGAGGTTTTTATCGTCGGTTTATTACAAACTAGCCAACATGAAAAGTTGAGTTGTGTGCACGGTCTTAAAACGGAGAGGACCTATCCAGTAAACCAAAATGAAGGTTACCGTCCTGTCTGCCGTTCTCATTGACCCTGTCGAGCCGAGCGCTTTGGCGCCCGCGCCGAACGTTACTGAAACCGATTATATTTGGAACCTGCTCCGTCAGGATCAGACGCCACCCATTACCGATCTCTTCGCTGCACCCATCGAGGTCCTCACCAACTACCGTGGTCATATGCTATACTGTGCAGGAGGTGTCGGCGTGCACCGCATCGATCCAAAAACTGATGGTGGAAACGGCATGATGTGCCTTCCTCCTCCGGGTATGGAGGAGGACGCGATCGTTTCATCACCCCAGGGGCGTTTCAGGGCCCGTGTCCGGTTCGAATGAATTTTTAACTATGTAGATATAAATGAGTACTCGGTATCTCCCCACCCCCCTGAGCGACGCCTTCTTTTCCGATTTCAATCGGGAAACCATCCACGGTGACATCATCCAGTCTATCAAATCGAAAACGGGTTACACAATTAATAAACAGAATGACGCGGATCTTCAGGCGCTCATGAAGCGCGTTTACGTAAATCTCATGGCCGATCCGTATGTCGATGTCCGCGGCCAGGTGGCCAACATGAACAAGCGGGTCGTACAGGAAGCTACCCAGACCATCTCAACTGGCGTTCTGCAGCAACTCATGTATATTAAAGACATTTCGCAAAATCCAGTCCCTCTCGCTGCGCCCGTGAGCACGAGCACATACGGCAACAAGATCCCGGACAACACTAAATTTGCATTTTAAATTCTGAACATAAGTTAACTATGAGAAATCTAGATGACATCCTTGCAGGTTTTCTGATATTCTTTACCATAGACAGAATAATTCAATTGATGGGTGTCACTATTATTGAACCATGGGCCAAATCCAAGACGTCAAACGAAAAGGAAATCAAGGCTATTCACCTGGGGTCTGAAATTATTGCATTAATTATAGCTGCTGTATTCGTGTTTAGATTTCATAAAGAAATTGGTAAGATTAGAGCTTAAAAGTCTAGAACCATGACATCATAAGATGAACCGCTACCGTGACGAGACGGCTGAACTATGTAAACAAAAAGGTTGGGACAAGGCTCCAGTGAGTATTGTCTGGATGTTGCTCAATGAGGAGATGGGGGAGCTTGCGTCGAGTATCCGTCAGGCCCATCGAATTTATCGCAAGACGGGGCTGAAGAAGGATCGGGGAACAGATGTTGTGATGGAAATGGGTGACGTATTTAGTTATCTATTTCAGCTGGCTTCAATGTTGAAGGTTGACCTGGATGAAATGTGGGAACTCCATCGCCAGAAGGCCCAGACAAAATTTTATAAGGAAAATAATATAAACGTACAGTAATGGCGAGTGCAGCCCTGATAGATGACCGCCTCCAAATTGATGGATTTAACGCATATACCTGGACGAACACATTTGGCGTCCCGACTGACGGCTTCTATAAAGACTTTATTAACGGTACGTACACCACACAGATTGATGAGGTGCCCCAGACGTACACAGATGAAAATCCCGCTCTCGACCACTTCAACCCCCTTGATCTCAATCGTTCAGGCCCGATGTACCTGAAAGAAGTGGATGTAAATCCAGCCCCTTATCGCATGTTCCCTGCGCGCAAATATGAGCTGGACAATGGCGTCGTCACGTGGGAACGTCCAGACCGCCCAGCTGTCCGGGCCGATAAAGAAGATAGCCGTCTTCTTATTATTCTTATTCTCATTATCATCGGTATGGTGGTAATGAAGACTGTTAAATTTTAACAACCTTTGATGCTACCACCTTGACGAGTTTGGAACTTAGCTCATTTTTTTCAATTTGCTTTCGGGCACTCAACATGGGACACATGTGCGTCTCAAGTTGAATGCATCCAGTGCAGAATTCACCAGAACAGTCCCTACATTTGAGGGTCATGAGCCCCTTCTTACGGCATTTTGTGCACCCCATCTTATACTACTTCACATACAGGAATTTTAAACTCTAAAGCGGGTTCTTCGTCAACAATTTCACACCGAAATCCATTAGCTCGCCCCTCCACCACACGCTGCCAAAACGCCTCCATGACTGGTAGAGATTTCGCAAACCATTCACGATCCCTTTTTACATTTACAATTACAAATTCCTCTGGTAGATCTGTAGGCGGTCTGTACTGAATGAAGTCGCACTCGTCAAGATCCATAATTTCCAGAAGTAATTGAATTTGAGGAATATAGTACTTGGGCACCTTGGCTTCGATCTTGCGTGTCAACGGACACTTGATCTCAATAAGCAATCCGTCCTCTGTGATGCCGTCAGGGGAGCCGCCCAAGAATGGATACTTGGGATGCTGGACGAGCCCAATCTCGTGGCTTTTGCGATTGAACATGGCATCGTACTTGTCACGGGCAATAGGCTCTAGTATCGTGCCGCGGTTAGTTGCTTCATTTCCATTGAACTTACGGCCTCCGCACTTTTTTATCAACAACCCATCAGGTGTTTCGTACGGGTTGACACCGAGAGCAGTTGCGGCGTCACTTGCTGTGAGCATATTTTCACGGAGCGCAAGCCACTCGGGGCTCCGCTGTTCGTGGTACGTCCGTTCTATCAGTTCCTTGATTTTTGGATCCATTTGTTGGTATCTGCTTATTTTTAAATCGAATATCCGTCTTAAGTAGTAATTGCGCTGCATTCTGTTCAGCCTCCTTTTTTGAGGTTGCAAAGCCACAACCGCATTCTAGGCCGTCAACCACCAACTGAACACAGAACATACCATTCGTGTTGCCAATTATCCGGTACTCTGGAAGGGGCATCTTGAGAGCCTGACACCAGCGCATCAATTGATCTTTGTAATTGTCATCAGTCAGGTTAGTCTCAACCTTCGTAAACGCATCAAGAACAAATCGCTTCGCATGGATCATACCAAGATCAAGGTAGATGGCACCAACGAGCGCCTCAAAAGCGTCCTCCATGATGTTAGGGTTTGTGTTCCAGCTGTTGCGCTGCCCCTTCTCATCCATCAAAATAAGCTCATGAAGTCCCAATTTTTTAGAAATTTCGCACAAAGTTTTACCCCGGACCATCTTCGTCCGCGCTTTTGTAAGGAACCCCTCCTGCTCCTTTTCGTACTGATCAAATAAGTGTTTAGTAATGATAAATCCTAGGACGGAATCGCCCATGAATTCCAGTGTTTCGTACGAACCAGTCAGTCCTGAATAACGCTTCAGGGCTGACTTGTGCGTGCGCGCGCGCTGATATAAATCCGTATTTTTGATTTTTGTTCCGACAAGTGAATTTATTAGTGAAACATCAAGTGTCGGTGCTGGTTCCATTGTTTATGATACTAGGCACCAAGGTTTTAAGCCTTGGCAACCTTCTTCTCGACCTTTGGGCGTGCAGCCTTCTCCTTGGCTGGCTCGGCGGCCGTCTCGGCCTTTGGCGCCTTGGGAGCCTTGGGCTTGGTGACCTTGTCGGAAGGCTCCTTCACGTAGTGGGGGCTGATGTACTTCTGGATGTTCATGAAGGTGACCTGAATGCCCTCTGGGGGGTTCAGCAGATCCTTCAGTGGGGCGTCCAGAGTGATGTTCTTGCCATTCTTCAGGCCCTTCTCCGTCAGGTAGGCGCTGATGCGCTTGGTCACATCAGCACGGGAGATCTTCTCATCCGAAGCCAGACCCAGGAAGCTGCGCAGCTGCTCGGTCACAACCTGGGGCTTGCTGAAACCATTGCTGGCGGCGCGAGCCTTTGCCTTCTCGCCGTTGGGATCCTCCAGGTGCTGGCGGATCTTGCGAACGTCCTTGCGCAGAGACTTGATCTCCTTTGCCAGATCCTCGAGTGTCAGTGGTGAAGCCATTTCTACTCTACATATGGCTTGTTCCTTTAAGCCAGTAACAGTGATGCCAAAACAATCACAAGAAGAGCTAACATGAGTTTAAACAGGGTGAGCCAGGAGAATTCACCTTCGCGTTTCATCCATGAAAAGAAGTCGGCGGCTCCAGGAGTTTCTGTTGGTTCGTCACTTGTTACTAAATTCACATTGAAATCAGGAGGTAGAACACCAGCTGACGGTCTGAATTCAAGCCCAATTATGGGCATGCGTCCAATTTTTGAACCACAGGTTGGGGCACAGCATCCAGGTTCACAGGGATATACCAACCCATTTTCACGGTTCACATAACCACATATAACTTGTCCAGGATCAGTCACATCAGGGAGACACTGACAATATCTCGTCAGGAATTCCACGCTGCAGTTACTTGATGCGTTCATCTACCATTAAAGAAGATTTTTCCTACTAGTATAATGGAGTTCACCAAGCCTGTGAAGCTCCCAGATGGCCGTTACTTTCTGAAGATTAATGGTGCTCGCCGTCAGGTGAATGACGTGCTCCTCCAGGACGACCTTGTGGGCAAGTCTGTAAATTTCAAGGTGGAGACTGGCCTCGATGTTTTCCAGACCATTGATGAGGAGATCCTTGCTCACGCCAAGCAGTCAAAGGTGGAGTGGTTCGGCAAGGAGCTCTCAGACGAGACCATTAACGGCGCTTACCAGGAGAGCATCACGGACGGCGTTCTGAGTTCGTCCCTGGCAACCATCAAGGGTGAGATTGTGACGCTAGCTTTTGACCGTCAGAAGAACCCAGTCGCTCTTCAGGACATCAAGGCTGACACCCGTTGCGACGTGATGTTCGAGCTGGCAGGTCTGTGGTTTCTGAAGAAGTCTTTCGGTCCAATTTGGCGGGTGATCCAGGTCCGCGTCCGCGGTGCCCCCAAGGCTCCGGATTTTCCCAAGGATTATTTGTTCACAGACGACCCCGAGGAGGTCGAGGATGACCCAGCAGATTATGTCGACTAAACTTTGGTCCAGTCGGACTGAGCCAAAAAATTATCCGCATTTAATATAAATGGATCTCAAGGGTCTGGCAATTTTAATACTGGCTGTGGTTGTTCTGTATCTGCTGTTCGCCCCCAAGTGCAGTGGGTACGCCCCTACCGCCCCGGCTGGTTTCTCGGCGATGGCCCCAGCAGTTTCAGCAGCCCCAGCAGCGACCGACTATTCCACCGGTGTGGTCTCCTCAGCTGGCCTGATTCCTCGTGAGGTTGTGGCCACCGAGGACTTTGGTCAGTTCAGCCCAGATCAGATCATGAGCGGCCAGAACTACCTGGACCCACGCTCCCAGATCGGCTACCCCGAGACCGTCGGTGGTGTGCTGCGCAACGCCAACCTGCAGTTCCGCTCCGAGCCAATCAACCCCCGTGAGCCAGTGTCCATTTTCAACCTGAGCACCATCCCCCCCGACACCATGCGTCCCAAGTTCGAGATTTCCCCAGAGTATCAGTAAATATAAGCTTAAAAACATCGTCAGTAATTTCATAAATGGCTGACGAGCAATTTAAAACGGCTATGAAGGAGTGGGTGGCCCTTAAAGCCCAGTTATCATCAGCTCGCAAAGATCTCCAAGTGCTTAACAAGCGCGAAAAGGACCTCCGCGAGTTCGTCACTGTACACATGAAAACGCACGAGATTGACACGGTCCGGGTCCATGATAAGGTCAAGGTCAATCTCAATACTAAACAGACCAAGGGTGGTATCACCAAGGAAGTCATCAAGAGGGGCCTTTTGACGTACTTTAGTGGCGACGAAGTACGTACGGAAGGTGCTTTCCAGGCCATAGTGGATGCGGCCCCTGTTGCGACTAAATCAACTGTATCAGTGCTTGGTTTAAAGGCTATGACCGAGTAATAGATAAGTAAAATGGGTATCAATGACGAATACTCGCGTGATGCTTACTATGAGTACAACGCGGTTGTCGATCAGGATGATGACCAGGACGAGTTCGATCTCGAGCTGCATCCCGAAGACTGGCAGGACATGTATTCACAGGAATTGCTAGACGGTTGGATGCATCTTCGTCAATATATAGATGAAAATTACATGAAAATTACAGTTGGTTTTCCAACTTTTGTTGGTTTTGTTTTGACGCCACACGTGTGGTACACCGAGGACCAGCCAGCTCTGTGGCAACAGTGCATCTGGAATGACATTTCAAAAATTGGGGTCATTACCGACCGAGTTTGCCCAGAGAACTTTTACGCGTGGGTTAATAATTATGTCGAGTACATATAAATGATTGATATTACTGGTCCCAAGGTCCTGACCCCAGCACTGCTGTTCGCGCTGCTCAGCCCGGGCATCCTGCTCACTTTACCATCACTGAAGCTGTTCAGTGGCCAGATGACCCTGCAGTCGGTCCTGATCCACGCAGTTGTTCTGTCCCTGGTCTACTGGTTCATCGGCACCAAGGTGCTCGGTGTGACCATGAAGCCAGCTGACCTGATTGTGCCGGCCGTCCTCTTTATCCTGCTCAGCCCAGGCGTGCTTCTGACCCTGCCACCCAAGTCCGGTGGCATCTGGATGAGCCGCCAGACCGGCCCACTGCCAGTTGCCGTCCATGCTCTCGTGTTCGCCCTCGTGTTCGCTTTCCTGCGCATCAAGTTTTCCAAGTACTATTAGATATGAAGTACCTTGCGATAGGTCCAGGAGCCATGGGTCTATTCGTATACTTGGGTGTGATTTCAAAATTAAAACATCTCGGTGCTCTCAATGATCTCTGTGAAATATCAGGTTCATCGGCGGGGAGCATTATAGGATTTATGTTTCTCGCGACCAAAGGCAATATTCCAGAAATTCTGGATTTTGCAATCAATGTTCCCGTGAAACAGGTTATGAAACCTAATCTTAAAAGTCTGCTGACCAATTACGGCCTTGTTCCTATTTCAAAAGTGCGGGCCCAACTGAGCAAGGCTTGTCTCAAATATCTTGGAAAAGATGACATCACGTTTATGGAATTGTTCGCACATTCGAGAATTAAATTCCACGTATCAGCCTACTGTGTGGACTTGATGAAAACTGATTACTTTTCGGTGGACCGGACACCTAACATGAGCGTCTTGGACGCGGTCTGCATGTCAATCGCCCTTCCATTTCTGTTTTCTTCTTCTAAATTCAATGAATGGCACTACGTCGATGGTGGTGCCGCCGAGGACTGTCCGTGTGGTCCTTTTATTGATAAAGAACACAAGGATGTCCTTGCTTTGAAACTCGCGTGGTCGCGTCCCACCCTCGTCAAGGACCTGAAGAGTTACGGTCTGTCAATTCTATGGTCTGTTTTGAAATTGCGTTACGCGTATTCTGTCCCGACTATTCATGTTGACCTCGGTAATACCGATGTGTTTGATTTCGGGACAGAAAATGAGGCCAAGCTGAAAATGTTCATCACTGGTCATTCTCAACAAATTTCTATTTAGATATTAAAATGCGAGCAATTTTGAGATCCGGATACACGGCTATCCGCAATGGTAAAAAAATCCGGGTCAGACCGACCCCCATCCCTGACGTGGGTGCGGCGGGCAAGGGACCCAAGCTAATTGGCAAATTGAAAGGGGGAATGCTTACCAAGTATGGTTATCACCCGGTGGAGAGCATGACGGCGCGTCATCGTGCTCTCACCAAGGCTATCAAGAAGGGCCGAGAGGCCCCTCTCGCCGTGTTCCGGCGCCTCCAGGCTATCGGCACCCTGACCAAGCGGACCCTGCCGACCGCGTCACGCACCTACATTCGCGATCGTAATTGGATCCGGACCAAGTTTATGTAAATTTTACATACAGTCGTGCAGCTCGGTTACCTACAAACTCTTTCAGCATTCCTGAAATAAGACCTCTCGTAAGAGCCTGCTGCCTCGCGTTACCTTGGGGTTTCGCCTTGATAAGTTGTGCTATGAGCTGACCGGTCGCATTACCTAGGCGCATACGTGCATTAGAGTTATTTGGACTTATACTCCTCAACTGTAATATCTGCAGCATAAGTCTATAGATTTTATCAATATTCTGCGCGTTCTGGTACCCAGCCTCGCGTCCGATGTAAGCGGACAGGTTTCTCAAATTCTGGGCAGTCGGTCTGCCCTGGAACAGTATCCGAGTTGCGGTTGGTATATTTCTTGTCAGCAGCCTCAACATGTTTATTTGAGGTTTAGCAGCTTCCCAGTACTGTCCAATACTCCTGTTATTTGCAGCTAGTCTAGCAGCGTTATTTCTACGCACCGCATTCTGGCTTCGGGTTAATATAGGGTCCCTGGGTCTTGGCCTTGGTGCTAGACCGAAGAAATTCATTCCTTTATTATTAATAAAATATTTTATCATATTAAGTTATGAATTCTACAGGCAATGGTAAAAAGAACAACAGGACATATACCCGTAAGACAGTAAACGCATTAAAATACTATACAGGAATAGGGGGCGGTCAGAAACGACCAGTCGTCAAAGAAAGACCTAAAGAACCTGGTAAGATCCGAAGAAAAGCGCCTTATCTAGGAGCTTTAGGAGCTGCTGGTTTACTATATGGGGCGTCGGTCCTTAAAGGCCAGATCCCAGAAGTGCGAACCGGTACAAGAATGACACGCGCTCTACCCCCCGTTCAAACCAATCTATTTAACTCGGGATTTGGACCGCAACCAGCCGCCATCTCACCAGAGCGCGCCGCAGCATTGGCTAATATAGCAAAACTCGAAGCACAGGGAGTTAAAGTAACCTATAATAAAAATAGATGGGAAACTCCAGCACTTCCCGCCACAGTAGCCGCTCGTTTACCATCATGGGTTCCAAAATCGTTGGCTGTTAACATTCCCGCTGGAACTTATTCATATAATCAACCAAGCATCATACCCGCTAAATGGAACTGGAATCCTAAAGGATTACCTATTGACAAATATCTAGGAAATAATTGGTCAGACATGGCGTGGACGGCGGCGATATGTGCCGCGCTCGCATTGGGCACCGGGGTCGCACAGTACACCAGAATACCAGTTAATCCACTGATACCAGCCGCTATTTGTGGAGCCGCGGGAGCGCGCCATGTCCCTGGGATATCATATGCCACTGTACAGGCAGTGGCGGTAGGTGGTTTAGGATTGTGGGCGGCCATTACCGAAGAGGCTAGAATGATTAAAAACTGGGAAAAATCTTTGGCGAGATTTGACAGTGCACTACAGGCGAACGCGGCTTCTAAAAGTACTGAATTGCTTGCTCAACAATTGGTGCAAAATGGAGCGGCAGCGGCTGCAGCGGCAGCGGCTCGTGAAAAAAAATTAAAACAAAACGCCAATAACGCGGCAGCTGGTCGGTCTCAGCAGGCGGCGAATGCAGCAGCCCTGCGAGCGCTCGAGACCAAACTGTCTAATAATGCAAAACAAGCCGCAAATGCACGAACTGCAGCGAAACTGGCACAGGAGCGCGCGCTCAACAATAGACGGGCTGCTGTAAATGAAGCAAGATTGGCGTTAGAATGGACACAAACGGCATTGGCAACTCACAAAGCACTCAATGATGCAAGACGCAACAATGAAACGGCGGCATTGGGGCTTCTTGAAGCGGCATGTAATACATTAGTAAAAACCGCACCTGTTTCAGTTAGAACAGGCAACAATCCTATGCTACTTAATTTCTCACGAGCGGGAGGATGGGGCGGTGGCCAGTACCTGACCGCATACCCGAACAACAACGGGACGGGCGTGCGCCGGAACGGAGGGAACAACGGGACGGGCGTGCGCCGGAACGGAGGGAACAACGGGACGGGCGTGCGCCGGAACGGAGGGAACAACGGAACTCGCAGATAAAAACTTCAGTTGATTAAAGAATAATGGAACTAATTGCACGGCATATATGGGAAGACTTGGGACCAGGGTATTCAGAGCGTGTATACCATAACGCGTTCGAGGTAGCCTTGCGCAAGCGTGGCCTCAAGTATGAAACCGAGCGCATCCTCCCCATTTCATACGAAGGTCATAATATTGGAAATCTTAGATCAGATCTCATAATTGAAGGAAATTTGATTGTTGAATTGAAGTCGACAAGTCGTTTGACGGATCAATTTAGAAATCAAATTAGAAATTATATGAAACTTACTGGAATTTTTGAAGGTATGCTCATAAACTTCCCTGACAAGGGTGGCAATTTGGAATACGAATATGTATCTAAGTTGTTTTGATATATTCCCATTTGAGTTCCTGACAAATCTTCTGCCACATGGCATCTTGGGCGTACAATTTCTCTTTCGATTTGAGAAGAGGAAAGCATGGAAGGTAGTCATCCTCACCGAGGAGTTCACATAATTTATAAAGAGTGTAGGAATACGACAAGAAATTCTTGCGTTTAGCCGGCTTATGTTTTTCGAACGGTTTTTGAATTTTGTAAAACATAATACGGAGTTTATCTTCTAGAGCCTGTGTCATGGTCGGGGGCCTGATCCCGTTTAGCATAGTGGCGATATATGGCACATGCTCGTAGTATTTGGACTTGTCTAGTTTTTTCAATAGGGCCTTGACCTTTTCGTGAGTAATTTCACTGAGTTCCTTAATTTTCTGCTTCTTAAATTCATTTTGTAATTGGGTGATAACTTCATCCGGTACGCTCGTGCTCTCTTTTGCCTGAAACTGACTGATCCATTCGTTGAAATGATTGTCACGCTTGTATGAATACACGACGTTCTTGTCCATTTCCTGCTCCTCTTTGAAGCCCAGTTCCTCGCCTAGGATGTATTCAGAGCATCCACAATTCGTACAGATGTCTTCCGACGTGGTGTCATCATGGATTACTTGATACTTTTTGCCACAGCCTTTACATGGTTGATGCGCGTATTCCATTTTGATCTGAGGTTCCATAGTTTGGTTTTCAACTGTAGCCATGTATTTGTTATAAATGTCCTTGCGTTGGACGCCTTTACGCGAAGCCACTTTCAGACCCATTATATTACTAGTCTCCTCGACAGTTTCGGTTTCTTGCGTATACTCCCTGATAATAGGTACACATTCGAGTAAATAAGAATAGAGTTCCTCTTCAGACTGGCATTCCTTTATTCGCGTATTAAACCTAGCTTCCATTAAAGAAACTAATAGTCTATTCTTTTATATGAAAAATTTCAAAGACAAATTATTTGACTTTGTAGGTTTCGAACATCATTGGATCCCTCAGGTGAAAGTAGTATTTGTACCGCATTTCAAAATTTTAGTCTATTTTGTAAAGGTCTGGATAATAGAGCGCGAGCCTAGTTATCAGTCCATCTTAGGTGCGAGGTAGGAACTCATTGTACATGAACTCGTTATACCTTACAAATTCGGGTGTAACGTCTGGGCGGCTCCTACCCTCCGCAAGTCCCATGCATATCACATTATACATCATACGCATGTTGTCCTGATTATGTAGCCACTTGACGGGGGCGGGCCAGTCACGATTACCCGCGTCATGCCATAACTTGTGCGCGATAGTCATCTTCTCTGTGTAGTTAGTATCCATCTTACCATACATAGGTCTGCCGTCTTTAAAACAGTACAGGTTATCAGTCCATCTTAGGTGCGAGGTAGAACCGTAGGTCGCCTAGATTTGCAATTGTGTATCGAAATATGATTGGCATCTCTTCGCGTGTATTGTCCTGCATGAGCTGAACGCTCGAGCTCATGCTGGTCGCTTTTGTGAACAGGTTTATATACTTCAGGCTATAGACACCACCAGTACGCGAGACGCTTTCAGGATATTCAATGACGGTCGTCTGGTCGGCGAAATCACCTTGACAGCTGAGTACGAGGGTCTCTGCATCTCGGATGATTTCCATATCAGTCGACAAATTGCCCATGTCGCGTGCAATTTTCTGAAAGTCGATTGATGGTAGGGTCGTGATGACATTCATCTCAATATCAGGGACCTCAAGGATATCCTCATTAATGTCCATCAATTTCAATTTAAATTTGGTTGAAGTTTTCTTGGCCGGGTTTTGGATCTCCATGTCCAGAAAGTCCCGGCCCTCCACTCGCATACTCAGTGTGTCGGCACCTGACACGGACTTTAGAAGCTTGTACACATTAGACATGTTCATACCGGCAGAGACCTCGGAGGCGCATTCATACTTCTCGAAATTTTCGGCATTCAAAAACATGTGAACCATTGTTACACGAGCTGTATCGAGCGTCAGAATACGGACACCGTCCGCCGTGAAGTATACGTTCACATCATTTATAATGTCTTTAAGAACTTCAAACACTGCCTTGACGGCCGATGCCTGAATTGTTTTCAGGTGCATTAATTTTGTTTAAAGTTTGACCTTTAACTGGATCTCCTGTCCTGATATGCGTCGTTAACATTTTTACCAATTCTACTTTCTAATTCAGGGGTCAGGACTGGCTGGAGTGGCTTGCCGTACATGTCCAGTTCAAAATGCATTGGTATATCAGATCCATCTAGATTTGCACAGTAACCACCTGATGCATCCCAGCAATCAAATTCACATGGGGCCATTTGCTCAAGCCACGTCTTGACTTCAGAACCCACGTACATCTTACCTTCATTTGTAACAAGTGTAGGAACTCGTGTGATTTTCTTTGAAGGGACACCAAGTTCAGTTACGTTGTGAAATCTCACAATTTCAAGCAGGGCTGGCTGGGTCCTGATGTATGTCAGTATGTCGGCGCTGTACTGGCAGCGATCCGAGTATACCAGAAGAGCCATCCTGTAAATAGCCTATTTTTTAGTCCAATATTTTTCGCGCGCTTTAGTAATGGAAATCTGGGTTGTCCTCCTTGTGATTGCCGTTGTGGTCCTTCTGCTATGGAAGCCGGTCAGTGCGTCATACGATTCGACAGTCAAGCGTCAGGCCGTATCCCCTGATATTATCGAGGTCATTATCGAGGCTGTCCAGAAAAATGAACCTGACATGGTTCCTATCGAAACACTTTATGTCAACCGGGTAGGCGATGATCAGTACTCAGCCCGCCTCATGTTTATGAATACCCGTGGATATTTCGGAACTCAATATGATGTACGCGCAACAGTCACTGGTAATGGTGTGGTCAATATCACAAATCTTTCGACCACCTCCCAGGTTGACCAATTTGATTCGGGATTTAGTGCATATAAACCAGATGGTTACAGAACCTATAATGACATAACGGCATCACTGGAGGGCCAGCTCGCGGCAGCCAAGGCTGATGCCGCGGCCAAGTGACCAATTCAAAACGTAAATTAAGAGTAGATGTTGACAGCCAAGGAATTGGCAGAAAAGGACCGTCAACGCCAGAACTACAAAAAAGAAACTTACAAAGTTATCCTTGATCAATTTTTGCGTAAAGTCAAGGCTAATTTTGATTTAGGCCTGAAAACGGCTCAGGTGACTGTTCCTCCACTTATCATCGGGTATGCGCGTTATGACATAGCGAAGGCGACTGTATATTTACACAGGCAATTGGTAAGGCTGGGGTACCGTGTAGAACGTCTGGGACCGTACGACATGAACATATCATGGGCACAGAAGGTGCAGGACCCAGAGACGACTGATCCAGAAATTGAATTCCCAAGTTTAATTAATTTGAAGAAAACTGCTCAGAAATATTCCAAGAAATAGAACGCGGCTGTGCAGCGCCACCAATTTCCATACTAGTAGTAAGGATGGAGCACCTCGCCACCTCAGAGCGCCGATTTACACAGAAACTTTGTGACTGCATGATCCCGTCTATGATTGACGTGTTTTGGGAAATATGGCTCGAGGCCAAAAAGGAAAGCAAGGGTCGCAACACCACCCTTGTTTTCCAGGAGCTCCTGCGCGCCATCAAAACCTGGAACGGTTCAATCAGTCTGAAGCATGCCGACGCAATTAAGAATTCAAATCCGATATTCCCAAATTTACTGGCCGCCGTCTTCATCTGTCACGTCAAGATCCTGCTGAACGGTATCCGTATGGACAAAAAGCCTAAAAAGATTTCAATCAAGCTGCCAGCCAATGACGTGTTCGTCCAGCGGTGCTACGAGGCGTGTGGTGAGGACCTGTATTACCGCCCTCTCGTTATTTCAGAAAGTAAATCTGATGACGACCGCAAGAAGGAGCTGACTGATCGCTTCACTTGCAAAATTCACACCGTCATTGATCACCTTATACCATGGGACGAGATCGTGGGCGACCTCAAGCATGACGCAGCTGAATTTGAAGATGAAAATGATGATGAAAATAAACTAGGCGAAGACGAGCTGCCAGCAGAGGGTCTCCCCGAAATGTCATCCGAGGAGCCGAACCTGGATGACATGCCTAATAACGTGGCAGAAGCGCCCGCCGAAGAAGTGCAAAATTCAACGCAGCCCGTGGGCGAGACGCCAGGCGGGTCGCAGGTGTTCAACGTGACGCCATCTCTCAATCCTCCAGCGGTGAAGAAAATGGGCACGAATGGTGAGAGCCTGTTTGACGATGCGAGAGAAAATTGATAAAAAATTCAGGTGTTAAATTAATGGATCGGTACTTCCGTGAGCCCATGTCAGCAGCCGTAATTGCCGCGGCGGTAACAGCAGGGTACATATACGCCAAGGGTAAGATGAACGGTGAAGAGAAGATGAAGAATTCAGATTATATCAAGCCGGCATTTCTTGTAGCACTTCTGGTGTTCTTTATTGTTCAGCAGGGATGTGGTCAGGGTCCAGCAATGACAAGCGAACCATATTAAAGATTTAAAGATATTATAATTAAATGGCGTCAGCAAACGCCTTTGGACAGATGTACAGTCAGTTCCTCGGTGAGCTCTCAGAGGCGTTCCCCGATAACCAGGCTATTACCGACGCGAAGGAGAAGGGTTTTACGACCACGACAATTAATCGTTTTATGAAGTACACGTCCCCACGTGTAAATCAAATGAACGCACGCAACTCTGCATTCTTTTCCAAGAAGAACAAGTTTGCCGATGAGATTGGTCTGTGTGACATCTGGGACAGCCCGGACATGAGCAAGCAGACGCGTGACGCCATCTGGTCTTATTACGGAAACCTGTACATGCTCGCCATGACGATGAGCATGCTGCCACCCCAGATGCTGAGTATGATTGAGAGCACGGCCGAGGAGTGCGCGAAGAACATTCAGGACAAGGGTGAGATTACACAGGAAAACCTCATGTCCAGCATGAACGACATGATCAGCAAATTGATGGCTCAAAATAAGTCTATGTAATTACTAATATGGATCCAAAAGACATTTTTCAGAGCGACAAGCTCCTAGACTTTTGGCCAACCGCCTCGCAGTCAGGCAAGGATCGCGCGGCAGCCACCACCCGTTTTGTGCTGTACGCAAGTGTCGTAATCTACCTTATAAATAAAGACCCACGTGTGTTTGCCCTTGCTCTCCTCGTCCTCGCAATTCTGTATTATATGCTAACATCCAACATGATCCCAGACGGCAAGGTCAGACCGACTTACGCAGAGGGGCGGCTTGCTGGCCTGACGCGCACCCAGGTGAGTATGCCTACATTCGATAATCCTATGGGAAATGTCCTCTTGACGGATTACGTTGATCAGCCCGATCGCCCCAGTGCCGCGTGGTACCCCAGCGTTCGCCGTGAGGTTGCCAACGAGTGGTCTATGATCCACCCGTTTGAACGCGTCCGTGACGCTGAGCGCAATTTTTACACGATGCCCAGCACAACCATCCCAAATGATCAGACGGCTTTCGCCGAGGCTTCTTTCGGTAAGAAATTCGCTCCTATGTGCAAGGATCAGGGAGGGGCCAGCTGCGACATAGATAGCAGCCGGTTCCATTTCCCAGAGACAACTCAACTGCGCGGAGGCAATGCTCGTTAAGCTTTTTTCGCGAGTACTAGTAAGATGCCGAACTATTTAAATTCGAGCACCAATGTGCTCCAGCCCGGTGTGTGGATGGGTCCAGCAACCGTCGTGATGACGGACCTGGCAGATACCGAGTCGCTCCTTCGGTCCCATGACACCCTTGCATGGAAGAAGGGTTGGTCAGAGCGCAGCTATGATTTCCCTAATAACTATGTAAATCTGCCTCTTCGCGTAGTTGATTTTGAACCAGCCAGCACGTACGCTGACGATCAGAACACTCGCTTTTCCCAACGGTATCTGACAAAGTAAAAATATAGTACATATAATAATATGGACCCTCTGGCCCTCGCAGCAGTAGTTGGTCTCGTGTTTGCCGGTAAGACACTCAGTGACAAGAATGACCCATCGGCAACCACTGAACCCCGTCGTCCCCTCCCCCCTATCACCCGTCGTGACATTGATCTCATGGCCAATGCCCGCGATCACTCAAAGGATTTCTTCGACATGAGAGATCCAGGTGTAGATTTTGGCCGCCGTGTCGGAGATTTCCGCCTTCAGCCCAAACAGGAAGTCCAGAACTTTTCCGACATCTCCAAGGAGGCGAACCGTTTTCCTTTCGGTCAGCCCGTCTATGATCTCTCGAACCGCCAGAACATTACGAACAAGATGAATAACCTTCCACCAATTGAGCGCATGAACGTGGGTCCAGGCCTCGGTGTCGACCCATCCGTTCCAGCGACCGGTGGTTTCCAGCAGTTTTTCCGTGTCCTGCCTAATAACATCAATGAGGAGCGCCTTACGACCCTTCCAGGTGGCAAGGGCCCTTCAGATGCGTTTGTGAAGAACGGCCTGACCGTGATGGGCGAGGTGACCCATCAAGCAAAGGACACCAAGACCTGGCGGCGCGCGCCCGTTCAGAGCCGTGGTCAGGGCCAGGGTGGTGCCCTTACCGCACCAGAGGGTCGTCCTGATCAAATAAAGACCAGACGGACAACTATTCGTCAGGAGACTGGTCAGCGCACAGACACGCTCGAGTTCGGCCCTGCACAGTACAACGTCGCTCAGCCATACGCAAGTGGCTCGAGTGCCTACACCGACAAGTCGCTGCCCCGTTCGACCGAAAACCGTGTCAACCCCGATCGCGCCGGTAATGCGGGTGGAATGAACGTCCGTCTCGACCCACTCGGTGCAGTGGGTGCGATGACCAACGTCCGCCCGGAGAGTGTGCCAGTGCCAGTGGGTGCCATGAACGGCAGCCGCTTCCAGAATTACACTCAGCCCGAATACAATAAATTTAATGAGAAAAAGGAAAATTAAATCAGCTTGCAGATCCATGCAGCCTGGACATTGCAATTAGGCAACTGGATAAAAATGAGATTTCGCAGCCACCCCTTTCTGTGGTGTGAACCAGTAGAAAAAAATATAAGTCCAAAGTAAATGAGCGGTGGCCAGGTTCAGCTCGTTGCGACAGGTGCTCAGGATGCTTGGCTGACAGGCAATCCTCAAGTCTCTCTCTTCCGATCAGTGTACCGCAAGTATACTCACTACGCTAATACCGTTGAGCGTCAGGTGATCCAGGGAACCCCCAGCTCGGGTGGCATCTCCACCATCCGCCTCGAGAAGAAGGGTGACCTGGTGAACTACATGTACTTTACTGCCCGCGACACCACCGGCGCCGTGGTGAACAACCTGGACTGGTCAACCGTCATTGACCGAATTGAGCTGCTGATCGGTGGCCAGGTTATTGACACCCAGGATTTCGAGTTCATGACCGATGTCGAGCCCGTGGTTGGCGCACAGACCTTTTCCCAGCGTTACCTGAATAACGCAGTGCCTGGTCAGTATACCCCAACTAACCAGGAGACAACTTTCCTACCCCTGAAGTTCTTCTTCTGCAAGGATTATTCAAGCTCCATCCCCCTGGTGGCTCTGCAGTACCACGACGTGGAGCTGCGCATCACTTGGTCGGCAGCCCTGAACACCACGACGGCCACGAGCGGCGGCACCTCCCTTGCCAGTGGCGTGAAGAACTCTGGCCTTCAGTTTGTGGCGTGGGCCAATTTCGTCTACCTGGATCAGTCTGAGCGCAAGTTCTTCGCCGAGAACGCACACGACATGCTGATCACCCAGGTCCAGCGCATCCCTATCAGCAAGTCCGCCACACAGGAGCTGGCACTGGCCCACCCAGTGAAGTACATTGCTTGGCCATCAGCCAACTACGGTGACAAGTACGGCCTGGACGGCAGCGGCGTCAACGTGAAGGATTACCAGCTGAAGGTCCAGATCAACGGTTCGGACATCGGTGAGTTCCGCCACCTGCCAGCTTTCACTGACATTGCCCAGTACTATAACACTCCATTCGGCTACCAGCACGGTAACCAGTCTGCCAACGTGGCTGTTATCAGCTATGCCCTCGACACCTCCAAGCTCCAGCCCACCGGCACCCTCAACTTCTCCCGCATTGACACGTACCGCCTGGTCGTGCCAGTGACCCTGTCGAACGGTGTGCAGGCCCTGACCAACGCGGCCGTCAGCAACCCATACCTGTACGCCGTGAACTATAACGTGCTCCGCATCCAGAACGGTGTGGGTGCAGTGCTGTACGCAAACTAAATTCTAATACAAAATTAAAATGCCTCTTTGGGCTTGGCTTTTGCTTTTTGGCCTTATTTTCCTTATAACTTATGATAAACGTGCGGGCCGTCTTCACGATTTTTTTGGACCGGACTTAGTAGATGACCAGAGAAAGGCACAAAGCGGTAGCGATACCGATGACGTACGTTGACGGTGTCCCTTATTTTTTGGTCGTCCATGACCGAAGATATAAGGAATGGACATTCGTTACAGGCGGGTGTCGCCGACGCGAGGTCTACAACCCACTTCGATGTGCGGTTCGTGAACTCGAAGAAGAAACACGTGGTACGATCAACCTGAAGCGGGGAACATATACCTACTTCAAGTTTTCGACTAACACTCCAGAACCCCGAGACATCGAGGATGGTGTTGAAGTACTAAATACATATCATGCTTATATTTTTGAAGTTCCTTTAAATCCATTAGAACAGAGAAACATTGTTAAACGCTTCAAAGACGAAAAGGAGAAGATGGAAACAAATCAGATGGCTTTTCGTAAAAATTATGACGAAAATGACGATTGCCAATTTGATACCCTAGAGGGTATTTCGTCTCGACGGAACCTCTGGCCGATGATCAGGGCTCACGTCATCAGAAACCCGGATTTCCATCAGGCTCTTAACTCGTCGCAACGCACTCCGTTTTTTCTACGCACATAGATACAGGATGACGCCACCCAAGATCTGGTATGCACGTAAACTTGCCAGTCTTCGTGGGGACGGATCGGACCCAGAGCAACTCGCAAAGGACTTCAACCTCCAGCGTCTCTGCTATGAAATTGAGAAACTCGAGGACGAGAAGGTGGCTGACATGCCAACCAACATTATCAAGATTAAAACAATTTGGGAAAGATGCCACCTTGATAGTGATGAAGAATGAAAATTAAAGACTAATTAAGAAATCAAATTAATGGCCCTAAAAAAACTGATTTATTTTCAGATATGGGGAAGTGAAATCATGTATGCGAATATGCTACGCATGTGTGTGAATAGTATCAGGTGTCATCACGAAAATGATAACATCGATATGATGATCATATGTGATACTAAAGCCTATCCGAATATTTCGAATTTAGAATTCAAATTGTATCTGGTAACACAGCCTCCACTTACGTACGGACCCTATGACAAATTACGCATAATGTCACTTGCGAACCTGTCAGAATATGACAAGGTACTTTACCTTGACAATGACATAATAGTCACCGGTGATCTCAACCCCATGTTTGATGCTATAGATAAGGCGGGTGTTTTGCATGCCGCTTCGATACCAGATTTAACCGAACACAACAGGGAATGGTATGCAAATCAGATGATGCCTTATAGTGGATCAGTTATTGATAATTTAATAAAAAATAAAGCATACCCATTTTGTGTAGGTCACTTTGGGTTCATCCCTTCTAAGAAAATGAAAGATCACTTGGATGAGTGCTATGAACTGCGCAATAATCAGTTGATTGGTCATGAACAGATGGCGATGAATGCCTATTTTTGTAGACGAAATCTACTTGAATATAGCCTGACGAATTTTATAAATCTTCACCCAACGTGGGAAGATGTTCCTTTCCGACGATCCCTAGTCACGCACTTTGTAGGTATGAATTCAGGTCCAGAAACCAAGTTGAACCTTATGAAATCATACTTTGTAAACCATGTTCTTAATGACGTCCGTCATTCGGTGTGCGATGACCCACCCGTCAAGGATTACCAGATGTTCACAGGTACATTTGATGTTCCTCGCGGTTGGCTCGTGTTTGAGAATGTCCCTATGGAAGATAACTTTTTGTTGTCAATTGCTGATTTAGGATTGCGAATTTGGTGGACAAACCCCGACCGTTCGAAATTCCTTATAAGGATTTGAAGCTATAAACTATTAATGATAAGAGACTGGTTGGTGCCAAAGGCACCTGGGACCCATGTGCTCATGGACGGTGGTATTCTCTCCGTCGATGAGCATGACGTTGTGCAATTTTACACAGACTATATTTCCGAAATTAAATCTGGAAATAAACTCTATGTCGTCGAGCAAAAAACTGACGTTTTCAAATTCTTCGTAGATATTGATTACAAAGCGAATGAGAAAATGACTGATGAATTCCTTTTGCAAATATGTCGCATAATTCACGAAGCTATTGACGGACCTGGACGGTGTTGTGTGGCCCGAGCCGTCGCGAGACCTGTCAAGGAGGGAATAAAATCAGGTGTCCATATTCATTGGCCGGATCTTATGGTGAACCGTCAACAGGCGACGGTCCTTCGGACGAGAATTCTGTTGGCAGATTTACCAGAGGGTCATGACTGGGCGAAGATTATTGATGCAAGTGTCTACGGTGGATCAGGTCTTCGTATGATATGGTCTCATAAGAAACCCTCAGGTGACCCGTATGTGCCTTGGAAGGAGATTGTGTCCATGAAAGATTTCCCAAAAGAGCCTAGTGTCGAGTTGCTCAGTCTTTTCTGCATCAGGTGCCCTGGTGAAGAGGCGAACGGGTCCGCCATGTTCGGAGAGGAGACGTTGAGCAGCGAACCTATCGAGGAGTTTATACAGAGCGACATGCCAGGGCAGAGGCGTACTCACGTCAAGAAAATTCAGAAGTTTGAAAATGGTGCTCGCCAGATGTGGTGGGTCCAGACCGATTCCAAGTATTGTGAAAAAATAAGGGACGAACACAAGTCAAATCATGTTTGGTTTATGATTAATGGTGATAGGATCAGTCAGAAGTGCTTCAATGACGAGTGCAAGGACTTCGCTGGCAAGGAGCATATTCTTCCTCCGAGTATAGTAGATGGAATTGTTGTTGTGGGTAGTCCTCCTCGCTGTTCTGGTCTGGACCTTTTTCCCGAGGGGATCAGGCGTTCGGTTCCAGAAGTACGAGAAAGAAGTTCATCCATATTCGGGTCTTGACCCAGAAAGCTGGAAACGTTTCCTGACCAACATCAAACGCTTTGAGACTGACATAAATACTGACATAGAAAAGGCGGCTGAATATCTTTATGCTTCTCTCGAGAACATCCGAGACCTGGCGTTGGGCATCAGGCGGGCGGATGATGCTCAGCACCAAGAGAAGCTCAATGACATCGCTGGGCGCCTCGGATACGAAGGAGAGTTCATGATAAATCAAATTGCAATTTCAAAAGGACTTCAGTTCTTTCCAAAGTACTTAAACGAGACGATTGTAGACTATCCAGAAAATGGCCCAGCCTTTATCCCAAGCACCATCCGAAGCCACGGTCAGTAACGTAGTCACACGTTCAGGTCGTGCTGTAAAGAAACCCGAGCGCTACGAGCCAGTCGAGCAGGTTGAGGACGATTACGCAGCCGAGGACTACGACAGCAACGAAGAGAGTGACGTTGATAGCATTGTATCATATGAGGAGTCCGAGTTTTCAACTGAAGATGATGCAGATGATGATGGAAATTTAGATGGATTTGTTGTAGCAGATAAAAGCGAGAGCGACAGTGATGATAGTGATGGACCGCCCCCCGTTCCTATCAAAAAGCGACCCGTCTCCAGAAAATGAAGATGACCCCTGGCCCTCTCAGCCACCCCCCCAACAGCCTGTATTTATTCAGCAGCAGCGTCCAGCACCTGATGTTTTTGAGCAACTCAAGATGAACCCCATGGCCCTGGTCGTCATTGGTATTATTATTGGCGCCTTCCTTGTAAATATGCGCCCTGTAGTTATTAAACCTTGATAATATATAGATGAGTTTTACTCGATCACCTGGATATTCTAATCCATGTGGATTTAGTGTTACTGAACCCGGTAATAAAGGATCTGTATATAACAAACAATCACTTCCAGGTGGCGTCACTAATTTCGTGCCGAGCAACCCACAGGAAACGACCGTTGACCTTACATGGGACCCAGCGTTGGACGCAACTTTGTACTATCTAGTGTCATCACCCCCTATGACTAATTTTAACACGAGTGATACTTTTTTTTCATTTACAGGGTTGACACCAGACACGGAGTATACGTTTACAATAACGCCGTCGAACGTAAATGGCAACGGTCCACCGACGACTTCAGACCCGATAAGCACCCTCCTTCCCCTTCCCGGTCCGGGACCCGCACCTTACAATACATTCACCGACCTGACTACAACGACCATAGGGGTGTCTTGGATAAATGGTGTCACACCGTATGCAACTTCGTATAACGTGTATGCTTACGTCGTATACCCCGAGGTAGTGGTCGGTTTCCAGAACACTCCCACATCTCCTTACATATACACCGGCTTGCAACCCAACTACGCATATTTTTTCAAAATTACTGGAGTAAATGCGACCGGTGAGGGCGAGCCCGGAGCCGGCAGCGTCACCGCGTGGACCGTACCAGAAGTCACTGGGTTTTCAGCGGGCAACCCACAGGAAACCACAGTCGACCTCACATGGGACGCACCGGACATAAGCGTAGTGAACAATATTCAATGGGAAATAACATCAACCCCTACCACGACGACCCAGACGGCATCTGATTATAATTCATTCCCCATACCGTATACATTTACAGGTTTGACGCCTGACACCGAGTACACATTCACAATCACGCCTCAAGTCGGTCAGGATTTATTAGCAGGCGAGGCAGTGACATCCGACCCGATAAGCACCCTCATCCAAGTGAACTTGGCATATACGGGAACTATAGAAACTTTGGAGCTAAGGCCGGGAAATTACCGGTTCCAGATGGCAGGAGGTTCCGGACCGTTGAGATCCGCAGTTGCAGGTGGTGCAGGTAGATGCTTTGCTGAATTTATATTAGACTATACAGTAACTTCAACTATAACTATTCAGTACGCCATCGGTCAAGCATCACCCGGTGATGTCGGTGGAGCAGGTGGTACGTATATTTACGACCAGACGAACAGTCGATGGTTGTTTATTGCTGGAGGTGCGGGTACTAACGATTTTTCACCCGTACCATTCGACGTTTTCGATTCCGGTGTACCGGATCCAGGTGATGGAAGCGGGGGGGCTGAGGGCAGCGGCGGCGGTTCCGGTGCCGGTGTGAATAGTAGCGGTTCGAGTTCGCTGGCAAGCGGCGCGGGCGGTGGCGCCACGTGGCCTGACTTGTTAGGAGGCATAGGCGGCGGGTTCGGCGAGCCTCAGTTTGGAGGATTCGGGGGAGGCGGTGGGGGAACTAGAGTGTATGACCCCGATCTGCCAGAATTTTTTGGACAGTATGCCTATTATCCAGGTGGTGGAGGTGGATATACCGGTGGAACGACCTTTACAGAATACACCCCAGAAGTTTCCACAGTTTGGTCTTCAGGCTTTGGAACGTCATATGCGATCGCCGGATCTACGTATGTTGGTAGTGACACAAACCAGGGAGGCGCCTCAGTAACGAATGGTTACATCAATATAAATCCATGATAATATAAGATGAGTTTTACTAAATCGGCTGGATATACCACACCTTCTCAATTGAGAATTACGCAAGCTGGTGTCTAAGTAATCATATAAAGAGGGGCCTTGCCCGAACTTGAATCGTGTCCGTCGAAATTTCCGACCGGACCAGTTTTTGATACATCCTCTTGAATAAAACCCACCCATGGGTTTTCACGGATTTGGCTTTCCGGTTCCATATCCCTGAAAACTTGATATTGACTGTCTGAAGATGGCGCCCCTCCAGTAGTCGTGCGTAGTCTCGAATAGGCTAACCATAGAAGAAAACCAACAATGGCCAGACCTAACAAGACGAATAACATTCCTATTTTATATTACGAAATTTAATGCTCAGCCTCATCAGCCTCGGCGACCGGCTCCAGCTTTGCTGCCGCCTCGGTGGCCGCCTCGGCCTCCACACGACGACGCTCGACCTCGGCCGCCACACGCTCGTCAGCCATCTTCACTAGGTCCTCGATTGGAGCATCTGGGAGCTCCTTCTTGAGCTCCTCGATAATGTCTGCTGGGTGAGGAATTGGTGGTGCATCTGGCTTGGTATAGAACTTGGAGTTCTCGTCTGATGGGTCGATGTAAGGGAACTCGCCATCAATTGGCTTGGCCATCATGTCGCGCTTACGCTTCTCGAACATTGCGGCGGCTGACGCCTGGTTCTGCTTGTACTTCGTCATGATCTCCTCGAGCTTATCGTTCTGGTAGTGCACGTCGTCAATCTGGTCACGCTGGGGTGGGATCAGTAGCCACTTGTACATATCCACGACATAGATGTCGACCAGGGCATCCTCCTTCTGGAGGCGCTTGGCGTGGCTTGCAGCGTCATCACGGGTCGCGAAGCACCCACGGATCTTCATACCCAGCTGCTCATTCTTCTGAGGCATATCTGGTCCAACAAATGACACACAAGCGAACAGCTGGCCTGGGACAGTCAGGTAGTCTTGCTCGAGAGAACCCATTTAAGGAGATGGCTCTCTTATCTTTTAAGTAACAAAATGGAACAACTCCGAAAAACGCACAACTTGGCAAAGAGGGAACTCATCAACAAGTGGGTCCCCAAGGGTTCTCAGGTCCTGGACTGCGGCTGCGGCCGCGGTGGGGACCTTGCCAAATGGCGAGGATTGGCGGTTAATCTTTTCATGATTGACCCTGATGAAGAGAGCCTCCAAGAGGCTCAGAAACGTGCCCATGAAATGAATTATGGGGTATGGTTCCTGCCCAAAGGTGACATTCGCGATGCCGTTCACCAGAGTGGGCCCTGGGACATCGTCTGTTACAATTTTGCACTCCAGTACATTTTTGAAACTGAAAATGTATTTGATTTTTCAATCAAGGCTATTGAAAAGTCCCTAGAAGTTGGTGGCCGCCTCATGGGCATGGTACCGGATGAAACTCGGATACGTGCAATGCTTGGAAACTCTTCTAAATTTGTAGACAAATTAGGAAACTCAATTGAACTGAGAGATGGGAAGCTATGGGTCCATCTCACAGACGGACCCTTTTACGCTGCAGGGGCACGACCTGAACCACTTGTTGATGTACAGAAACTGATCAAGGCTCTAGATGATCACGGATTTCACATGTCAATGTGGCTGCCTATGCTCGACAAACCAAACGGTCTCATTTCAGATATGTATTCAAAATTTGTCTTTACTAAGATTAGATGAAGACCGTAATCATACTCGCGGTTCTTCTGTTTTTACTCGTGTTAGCCATCAGGTCACTCGAGGAACCCAAGATGCTGACCGAGATTAAACGGAGGTGTGAAGTCATCAAGACCGGCCTGCCAGCTGATGAACGCTGGAAACGAATTAAGAATTCAAATTCGATATTTACAGGCACGACCCATGAGGTGGACGGCGCCGGCTCAAATGTGAATAAAGGGTATGAAATTTACATCTGTCTGGATGGAGACGATGTAAACTCGGCAATGTATGTCGTCATTCACGAGCTTGCGCACATGTCGGTGGCAGAGTATGACCATTCAAGTAAATTTTGGGAGAATTTTAGAGATTTAAAGGCTATTTGTCAGACACTCGGAGTTTATAGTCCTGCTGATCAGAAACCTTATTGTGGTCAGACCGTCCATACTTAACGGTCAACCAGGAACTGGCGGGCAAAGTAGAACACAACGGCAGCCACCAGTGCAGACACGATCATACCCGTCAGGGACAGATCCCCACTGTCACCGGTGAACTTGGGCACCATAGAGCTCAGTTTCCCCTGGACCGGCTTGGAAAAGGCGACGACGGCAGCAACACCTGCAAGAACTGCATAGTACTGCTCATCGGTCAGGCCAAATGGGTTCTTGGACGCCCCCTTGCTCTCGGACTTGCGGGCCGTTTTGCGGTTGCCTGAAACGGGCATGGACGGACCCATCATCTCGTCCTGCATCATCTGACCTGGACCCGGCATAACTTCCTCAATTGCAGTTGAAAACTCTGCCATTTGAGATGAGCCTAGGTTTTTTTTAGGCTCTTCTGGCGGGTTGGGGAGGAGGCCGGTTGGGGGGCCATTCTTCTTTTCAGTTTCACTTGGTTCTGGAATGTCATTTATAAAATCGAGCCCACCAGAAGGATCATAACTCTGCATTAAAATGAACTAGTTTTTTTGATCCCCTCGTAGCACGCACTCACTTTGTTTTCTTTACCTGAACAAATTGAGAGCCCCGGCCGCGTGCAGGGGTCTGCTGAGCTGGCTGTGTAAGATGACGAGGGTTGTAATACCGCTGATGATACTGCCATAGGGCCGGTCCACCCACCTTGAAATTTTTGCGAATGGGAGCCTTGTACCAGAATACACAGTCGGTGATCTTATTACTTTTCGACGTGTTATCAAGTACCATGCACTCGTAGTTCTCAGTGCAACTGTCCATAACCTGACTAAACATATCGTATGTCGGGAAAACTCCGAAAAATGCCTTGTAGAGGTTCTCGCGGTTCTGACGAACGTTATCGCGCAATGCAAATACGTAATCAACATTCGTCCGGATCATGGGTGTCATGTCCATGACGTACTGGGACGTCATCATGAAGAATATCTTCCAGTGGCGGCCATTCATAAAAAGCTGGCGGATACACGTGTCACGCATGAATGCCCGGTCGTACATACAGTCGTCCATGAGCAAAAAGACTGGGCTGGCCCTTCCAGCAGACACGAGCTTCTTTTGGCGCTCTATCAGTTTTTCAATAGCTTCTTTATTATACTCACCGTAAACGAAAATGTCAGGGATAAATTGCTTGTAGTAACCGTTGCCCTCCTCTGTACCAGACATGGCGATCCCTGCTGGGAGATGGCGCTTGTACCAGAGGATATCAGTCACCAGGGTAGATTTACCCGTACCACGCTTACCGATAAAAATGCACACCTTGTCATCCGCCATAGTGGAAGGATCAAATTTTCTCAGTTGGAGAGCCATCTCCACTCCTAATAGGCGTTCGTCTTTTTTGAATGAAATTGAGGCGCATTAAAGTATTGACTAATTTCAGAATGTCTGCTGGTTACATCCAGCTGGCTGCAATTGGCCAGCAAGACGCATACATTACAGGGAGCCCAAGTAAGACTTACTTTTCGGGAGTTTATTATCGTCACACACCTTTTGTACTCGAGGCGTACGACATCCCCTTTCTGGGCGACAAACTTCTGTTTGGATCTGAACACGTCTGTAAAATCCCGTTCAAAGGTGATATTATTAGGGGCTTGACACTCAAGACGAAAATGCCTGGCCTCCCTTACTTTGCACCCGATTCATGGAGCTACCCAACCCCAGCCAGTGATGCCTTCCAGCCTTACTTTATAGTCGATGGGGTCACGACGGTCCAGGTTGCCATAGGTGTATCATATTATACCGCGTCTCAAAATACAAAAGGAAATTGGATCACTGGCGCAATTTCAAATTACGTTGATTATGATGCTACAACTTATAAATTCTTTTTTAAGAATTGCACGACCGTAGAAGTACCTCCATTTACTAACACGTCAAATCCTTCTGGTGTGTTTTGGGGACTTGATCCTAAAACCTCCACTTCAATTAATCCTGCAAATGGCAATTTCATTTACAATTTAACAACCCACGGATATCTGGCAGACTTTACGACGGAGCAGTCCGGATGGGTCCGTGGTGAAGCAAGCGCAGTCGACAATATCAGGGGTGGGTACTATCTAAGTCTAAGAACCGCACAGCCGCCATGGACCCCACCAGTTATCTACTCCGGAACCGACACGGTTTTTTTAAACGTAGCGTCGCAAAATTTTACAGCGTTCGGCCTCTCACCATACGCCGTCAAGACATCAAGGGGGTGCATCCAATTTAATAGCCCTGGTAATTACCTTATAAGAGGAACTATCAACTCAAATAGTCCAATTTACTCCGTATCCTATGGCACCACGAACACCGACGGCCGGCCAGCAGACGCCTCTGTTGTGTATTCTTACACACACACATGGCGCGTGTCATCCGACCCGACCATGCCTTTCATGCTCCCCATCAACATAGAAGAAGCTGGAACGTTTGCGTACCTGGATATCAACGGAACATTCACTGAAGATAGTCTAATTTTACCGTCTATGTACGTTTCAGTTGGCGCTCTAGACATTTTCTATAACCTGGTGAATAACTACACAGCACCTTCCGCCACATTCACACTACCTCTCACCCTGTTCAACGAGAATTCATACGTGTACTCTAACATCCTGTCGCTCGCGACCAACAACACATTCACGTTTTTCAATGAAGGAACCTATACGGTTTCTTGCTATTTATCGACGGCCGGAGACCAGTACGTGCGCAAGATTTCCGTGAAGACTGGAAGCACGTACCTGTACACTTACACTACCGACCAGGGTCGCAACCCGACATACGATTTTGTTTTACCAATTTCAGTTACAAATACAGCGACGGTCTATTCCATAGAAGTAAACACAAGTGCGTCTAGCCCAACCCTTATCGGATCAAATGCTTCGTATATTTCATTTGTGCAATGCAGTTCTCCCCAAACTGCCGGGTCGGTCGCGGCATTCCCTGAAAACGGGCTCTTCTTCACCCCTAAAGTCGGCACAACCCTTCCGACACCTACGGGAGCCAATACTTATACATTCAATTTAGGGTCTGATTTCAATTCGGCCGGTGTTTCCACGTCAATAAATCAGGTTGGAACCGGGATGACATTCTCTAACGTCGGCGTCTATATGATGACGGCCGTCGTGTGCACGGACGAAGCCCTTTCTTCAATTTCATTTGGAAATCAGACGTATCCAATCGGCGTGGGTCTCTTGCCTCCTTACACGTTTTCAGTTCCTCTGTACGTGTCTACAACAACCTCCCAATGGAACATCTCAATCACTTCTTCCGGATCCTCGACCGGGATTTATGCCAATACGTACATGTCGGTCGTGCCATACGCGAGTAACATCCAAGAGACCGCCTTCAACTATTACGATTCCGTCGGAACTTATATGATCCAGAAGGCGGAGCTTCGTATAGGAAATCAACTTATTCAGTCGCTGACCGGTGAGATGATCGAGCTATGGAACGACCTCAATATCCCATATGAAAATCAGCCAGGTCTTACTCTCCTCACTGGAAAGCTCGACACGTCAAACGTGAATGACCCAGGGCGGACTTATTACACCAATTTGCCATTCTATTTCTACGGAAATCCTGAATTAAGTATTCCAATTGCGGCACTTGACCGACATGATGTTGAACTTTACGTGACTTTCCGAAATTTCACAGAACTGACGCCTTACTCGAATACCGCCGCACTGTCTCAAAATCTGGGCGGTCTGGTCACCCAGCCTCTCGATGCCACGATCATCGTCGAGTACGGCTACCTTTCTGAAAATGAAATTAACTGGATGAAAAAGAGTAGACTGGATTATATCATCACGCAGACGCAGGTGGCTAGCTACACACTTCAACCAGGGTTCACGTCAGGAGTTTTCAGCCTTCCATTTATAAATCCAGTCCGTGAATTGTTTTTCGTAATTCAGGCCGATGGGAACGTGCCCTACGACTTTACACAAAACGGCCTACTGTCCATGACCCTGTCTTTCAACGGTCAGGAATTTTTCAGTCGCCGAGACACCGACGCGCTCTATCTCGGGACGATCGAGCCGTACAACCACCATGTTCACGACCCCGACCGCAATTTCTTCATGTATTCGTTCGCTCAAGATCCGAATGATCCACGCCCTAACGGTCAGGTGAACTTCAGCCGAGTTAATCAGAAACTCCTTGAGGTCAACACACTGTCCTCCGACGTGCCACGTCAACTCAGGGTCTACGCACTCAACTATAACATAATGAGGGTAGAGAATGGCCTCGCGGGGATCCTCTTCAATTTCTTTTAACCGTTTCTATTAGTAATGGCTGGTAGAGCCAGCCTTGCCTTTCTTGGTCAGGATGACATCATCCTTGTGGGCAACCCTGAAGTCACATATTTTCTTGAAAAATATTCGGCAAAAATTCCATACGCGAAGCGTCTGGACCGCCTCACTTTCGACACCAATGTGCTTTTCGGTGACGAACACTCTTGTCAGATCCAAAAAAGAGGGGATCTCGTTTCGGCCATATATTTGAAAGTCAATTTACCAAATACAATCACGGACGCTGTTCTCGATTCGATAGGAACCTTGATGATAGATCATGTTGAATTGTACTACGGAAATCAACTTATCGAACGCCTTCATGGTGAATACATCGAGATAATTAATGACGTGACTGTACCCCAGGGAAAACAAAGGACCCTAACGGGTCTTATAGGCAAGATCTACCCTCAACTGTCCGGACCCCTACCCACTCCTGGCACATACACAGTGCCCCTGCCATTCACATGCCTTGCCAAGGGCCTCGAACCCGACAATTTGTTTTTCAAATTAGTTCTCAATCCATCAACTGAATTCATCCAGAGTTCGACACCCTATATCCTGCCAGTTGATATAACTCTGCTTGTTGAGTATATTTACCTTGCGGCCCCTTTGAAACGTGGGGTCCAGATTTACGAACAGGTCCAGCGAGTTGAGTACGTTGCCCCCAGTGGGTGTAATCACGTCAGGTGCAATACTGGTTTCGTCAACCCAGTCAAGGAACTCTATGTCGTAATTCAGAACACAAATGCAACCGGGTACGATTACACGACGGATGGGACGACCGAACAGCTTGTCAATTTGAATTTGAAATTCAACGGTGTTGATAGAATTCCTACAGAAATTGGTTCAGCACTTTACCTCAGGGTTCTCCAGCCTCTTGAGTTTCATACCCGGGTCCCAAGCCGGCCCTTTTACATGTACTCATTCAGCATAGACCCAGAGACGCTTGCCCCGTCGGGTCAGGTGAACATGTCCGTCATAAAAAATCAGACATTCGAGTTGATCCTCAACCCGAGTAACTCAGCCCGCGAAATCCGAATTTATGCCGTGAATTACAACTTTATAGAAAAGGGACAAATTCTATTTCCAAATACGAACGATCTAGGAGACTTCATGAAATTTGCGTGAAAATTCCCGAATTTCCTTTTAGGTGCCCAGAGTAGATGTCGATCGAGGACATTTTTCTTCCAGTTATGGAATCATCAGTTGTTCTAGCCAGTCATTATGCCAAGGCGTGCAAGCGTGACACGGTGACTGCCAAGGACATGGAAATGGGCCTTATGTATGCAGCACGTAATGTAGTGGGAAAACAGGTGGGGTCCCTGTTCCCAGAAATCTATGACAGTGAGGACAGTGACGAAGAAGAGGAGATCCAGGAGGTGGATGACGATGACGAGCCATTTACCCGTTACCAGGGCACTGAAGATCTTTACGTAAAAATGAATGAATGCTTGGACACGTGGGATGACTGGGCCCCAGAGACGCCAGCCGAGAACGCGTTGAAGAACGCAGTCAACAAAATCAGACAAAATTAGATGAAGCCTAAGAAGCAGTTTACTGAATTTTTTCAGTACGAGACTGAAGAGGAAGAAGAGGAGGACGAAGACGAGATCATCCCAAAAGTCAAGTATGCCAAGATACTTCAGGAGGAGGAATATGAGGACGAGGACGAAGATGGTGGAGATTTTTTTCCAGGTATAAAGTAAAATGGCAGGCGTTATTGGTGCAGTTGCAACTCAGCTCGAGGCTCAGTCTCTTAACTCCGTGGTGGCAGGGTTCTCCTTCGCCGCCGCAGTGGCGTGGATGGACGTCGTCCGCGCCATCGTCGCTCAGGTCGTTCAGGTCCAGAAGAACGGCACCCAGTACCTGCTGCTGAGCGCCCTGTTCACCACCCTGCTGTCCATCCTGGTGTACATGCTGATCAAGACCTTCGTGACCAACGTGAAGATCCAGGAGCCATCCCAGCCCCTGTACGCCGTGACCCGTGCCTAAACAGTTTGCAGCGGATTAGGTTTTACAAAAGTTTTATAAATAAAAAAGCCAACCAGGGCCATCAGGAACACCAACCAGATGGTCCACCGACCCACAAGAGGCCGCTTTTCGGGCTCCTTTGGTTTGGGCAGTAATGTCATAGCGTCAATTATACGCTTGATTTCTACATCATGCAGTGGTGGTGGAGCCGGGAGTGGTTTCTTCTCCTCGGTCCAAAATCTCAGAATGAATGAGTTCGTCTCGTGACCGTTGAAATTTACAATTTTACCAGTCTCATCAGTCCACGTCACCGTCAGGCGGCTCAGCTTCTCGATAGGTTGAGGATATTCAATCGAGACTATATAATCTCCATTTTCCGTGAATGTCTTCGAACATCCCGAATTTACATTAAGTGGAACCATGGCAAACGTGTTTCGTGCATTGCTACCCGTATAAGTACCGGATCCGTCCCTGGCAAGCCCTAGGGCCTCCACCATACGGGGATTTCTCAACTCCTGAACATCCAGGAAGAGAAACTGGTTCACAGAGAATTCAACTATCGTCGGAGATTTCAGGAAAAAATCAGATCCGGATAGGACCTGACTGTAAATAGGATCCGTCAATACGAGGCTAGATGAATACGCCACGTCAGGTTTGAACCCTAACATAGTAGCCATAGATGCATTGTTTACCGTAAGGGTGAACGGAGTTGGGCTCTCGAAAAAGAACTTTCCTTCGTTAGAAAGCCATGTGACATTTGACCCAGCTGGTAGACGGTTTTGAATTTCAGTCTGAATTCCACTTGCTGAATAGAAACCTGGACTGATATTCATGGATGTCGTGTTAAAAGTCAGGACATTTGTAGAACTTGTCAAATTCCATATAGTATTTGGAACCTTTGCACTGATGAGGTCAACCCTGGTCACATTCTTGACCTGATCAGTCAGATGAAGCGTGTAGCTGGATCCGGAGGGGTACAGGTGGGCGTCACGGTTTTTGGAGTCCACGTAAATTATCCGAGTTTCCATTCTAATTTAGTATTAGAAAGTAAAATGACAAATTTGCCCTTGATCAAGTACCCAGGATTTCTAAATCAGGATGAGTATGATCAATGTGTCGAAATTCTCAAACCAACTGATGGATGGGACAAATCCGGTACATCACTTGGGACCATGGGAAAAAATTTTTCAAACAAGTCTCTGAATGACCATGACATATTTGCAAATCAAATTCTAAATAAAATTAGAAAACGAACTGGAGATGATTTTGTCCTGAAAAGGGTTTATGCAAATGGACAGGACGTAGGGGAGGATGGGGAGTTTCATCAGGATGATACCGCCCCTGACGCGTGGACCTTCCTACTCTACATGAATACTATAGATGACGGCGGCGAGACTGAGTTTCAGGTTGGTGACAATGAGATGATTATTAGACAAAAGGCAATCCTAAATATGGGCATTCTTTTCAAGTCTGATATTGTTCACAAGGGTCTGGGTCCTAAATCAGGTACTCAGACCCGTATAACAGTTGCATGGAAACTGACACTTCTTCCAAAGTTTCAATTTTTCACGGAACCGGTGCCTCATTGTGTCGTACGAAACTATTACACCCCCGACGAGCTTACCCTCATATGGTCTGAATTAGATTTTCTAAAAGGAAAATTATATCCACCCGATCAAACAGGGACGGCCATCGGGTCAGATGGCAAACCTAAAAAGAAAAATAAAGGAGCTTTCCTTGACGATTTGTATTCTAAAAGGGAACTCAGTAATATTCTCCAATTAAATAGGAAAATTGGAAGACAGGAAATTAGTGAACAAATTTTAGGGAAGAATTGGTTTTATAATTACCTGAGACCATGCGACCGTCTCAAGGACCGGACGCTCGTGAGTTACTACGAAGATGGAGACTATTATGAACCTCATACGGATTCGGCGATGGTCACAGCGATATCATATCACTGGAAGGAGCCAAAGTCGTTTGAGGGGGGTGACCTTTATTTCGGAAATTACAAAGTCCCTATTGAAAATAATTGCCTGCTGATTTTTCCCTCATGTACCGAGCACGAGGTCAAACGCGTTACGGGTCAGGGGCGTTACGCCATTACTCAGTTTTTAAACTTTTCGTAAGATCTTCGAGCTGCTCGACGCGTGTTGTCAATTCCTTGATTGATTCCACAAGTAACGGAATAATCTTTTCGTATTCTACTCTCTTGAATTTGCTTTCTGAATTCTCAAATGAAAATGGTCTGACAACCTCGGGAAGAACCTGCTCGAGTTCCTGGGCGCTCACACCAACGTGCAATCTGTCATCGAACCCGTGTGTCCGCGCCTCGTCATTAAATGTAAAAGTAAACCCGTTAATTCTGTTAACCTTTTCAAGAGCCTCTTGGATATTTCCAACGCGGTTCTTGAGACGGTCGTCCGACACCTGATAGTACGCAATGACGTCACCAGTTGCGTTGACTGCACCCTGGACGGTCAGGGCACCGTTAACCGTCGTGGCACCTTGAATAGTGCCTCCACCGAGACCGTTAACCTGAGTCACGCCTGCGGGGACACCCTGATACTGTAGGGCGGAAATTGCACCGTAGACGACAATGCTCTGAGTTGCAACGTTAGCAACCTGAACGTTTGATCCGACGTGCTGAGTAGCCTGAATATTTCCGGCCGTCACGAAGCTTCCACCTGTAATGGTATTAGTCGCCTGGACAGCCTGACATGTCACAGTTGTTGTTGAGCCGAGTGCACCCTGGGCTTGCAGGGCGCCATTAACCGTCGTTGCACCTTGAATAGTGCCTCCGCCGAGACCGTTAACCTGCGTCACGCCTGCGGGGACACCCTGATACTGTAACGCAGATATAGCTCCATAGACGACAATGCTCTGAGTTGCAAGATTAGAAGATTGAACGTTATTAGTCGCCTGAAACTGTTGACCACCCACTATCGTCCCTGCAGTGATCGCCCCGGAAGCCTGAACGGTCCCCGAAGACTGGAGGCTGTTCGTAGCCTGGAACTGCTGGGCAGTAGAGGTTGTACCGGCGGTAATAGCCCCGGAAGCCTGAACGGTCCCAGAAGACTGAAGACTGTTGGTGGCCTGAAACTGTTGAGCACCTGAAGTCGTTCCAGCCGTGATCGCTCCTGAAGCCTGAACGGTCCCCGAAGACTGAAGACTGTTGGTAGCCTGAAACTGCTGAGCCCCAGAGGTTGTACCGGCCACGATCGCCCCGGTTGCCTGAACCGTGCCAGCGGATTTTAGCCCAGTAGTAGCCTGAACATACTGGGCGGATACGTTTGAGTAGGCTAGTACATTTGTAGTCGTAACATTAGAAAGGGCTATAATAACATCTGAACAATAAATGTTACTAACAGCCTGCACGTTTTGTCCGACGTGCTGAGCAGCCTGAATATTTCCGATGGTCGTGATGGTCTGCGTTGCTTGCACAGTTCCGGCGGTCGTCAAACTTCCACCAGTTATGGTCTGCGTTGCTTGCACAGTTCCGGCGGTCGTCAAACTTCCACCAGTGATCGCTCCGGAAGCCTGGACGGTGTCTGCACTTTTAAGACCATTTGTAGCCTGAATATATTGTGCAGTAACATTTGCTGAAGCAAACACATTAGTGGTTGAAATATTGGAAAGAGCTATAATGACACCTGAACTGTAAATGTTACTAACAGCCTGTACGTTCTGTCCGACGTATTGAGCAGCCTGAATATTTCCAGCCGTCGTGATGGTCTGAGTTGCCTGAACAGTTCCACCGGTTGTCAAACTTCCACCGGTTACGGCACCAGTTGCCTGAACAGTTCCACCGGTTGTCAAACTTCCACCGGTTACGGCACCAGTTGCCTGAACAGTTCCACCGGTTGTCAAACTTCCACCAGTGATAGCTTGTACAGCCTGAAGAGTTCCTGGCACCGCAAATGATGACATCTATTACTAACTAATAATTAAATGTCTTGGATGTTGCCGGGTTGGCGCTCTGTGCCAAGGTGTTCAGAGCCGCGCTCGACCCAATAACTTCCGCACTGATTTGCCACGAGTACAAGCTTGAATTGGTCGGCACGAGAACAATGGTGGTGGCGGAGGTTGTGACGGTGGCGCTCCATGGGTTGGTGAGCGTCGGGCCGAACAGGTTCTTCGACCCTATGACGATAGAATTTGAAGGAGTGGTTCCATCCGCCGAACCACCTGCCGCCTCAATTGACAGTGTGCTGACGCTATTGACCGTCCCCGACGTGTCCATGAGGATTGCCACAATCTTTGTGTAAAACGCGTAATTTGCAAAAGTTAATGTGAATGTAGGGGCGGATGACGAAGTGACTACTCCACTCCATGAATAGAATTTGCGGGTCGGGAATGCACAAATGACCGCTCCATTAGTTGCGTTCAGGTTGGCTGTCGCCACAGCAGTTGTTGATATAATTGTAGAATTGGCTCCGTACAATCTTATACCTGTCCCAACTGTCATTGCATTTGACGCTGACGCGTCCACGAGGCTCTGAATAGATCCGTTGACTGTCAAGTTGGAGTACATAACGACATTAGTGTAACTTGCTGCCGCGTTTCCGAACACCACATTGCTCGACATGATCTGGGTCGAGTAGGCCTCGAACCACAAATCGGTATAGGTTATTGAAGACGTGGTACCTCCGAAATACCTAAGTGACCATTTTAACGGATCAACATCACCGGCTGATAAATTTGGAATTTCAATTCTTCCACCTCCGGCTGAAAGTACATAAGTTGAATTTGTTTTAGTACTTTCGAGAGTTCCAGAACCAGTGGAATATACCACAACCATCTTACCTACGACACCCGGTGGGACGTATAGACTATTATTAAATGTAAGTGCAGTCGCAAAACTCGCCCCAGATACTGAAATAGATCCGGCCCGCGTCTGATAAACCTGATAGACGTTCATAAAGGCCGGAAGATCGAACCATGAAGCAGTATTCGCAAGCGTCAAAATGTTTCCAAAATATCCCAAAACTACATTTGATGCATTAATATTTGAAATTGTGTTGCCAGTGACACCCCCTGTCGTGACGGTCGCCCACGTCAGTGCGCCACCGGTGCTCGTCGCTTGCAGATATTGTCCTACAGTTGGTGTAGATCCTCCAGTAATAACCAAGTTGGTGATACCGAGTGGGCCCGAAACGGTCAGACCAGTTCCTACCGTGCCGATAGCTGAAATGTTCGCTTGAGTTGACTGTAATTGAGAAGATGACAGTGCACCTATTGCAATGTTTGAAGCGTTGATGTTACTGAGGGTGTTTCCGCCACCTACGAACCACCCGGCGTTGATGTTGCCAGTGACGCTAAGGGCGGGTGCATTACCAAAAGCGATGTTAGATGCGTTGATGTTACTGAGGGTGTTTGCGCCACCAACGTGCCATCCGGCGTTCAGGTTGCCTGTGACACTGAGGGCGGGTGCATTACCGAAAGCGATGTTAGATGCATTAATATTACTGAGGGTATTTGCTCCACCGACGTGCCATCCAGCAGTCAGGTTGCCCGTGACGCTAAGGGCAGGTGCGTTACCGAAAGCGATGTTAGAGGCGTTGATGTTGCTGAGGGTGTTTCCAAGAACCCAAGATCCGTTCAGATTTCCAAAAGCGATGTTAGATGCGTTCAGGTTACTGAGGGTATTTGCGCCACCTACGAACCATCCAGCAGTCAAGTTGCCTGTGACGCTAAGGGCAGGTGCGTTACCGAAAGCGATATTCGATGCGTTCAGGTTACTGAGGGTGTTTCCAAGAACCCAAGATCCGTTTAGATTTCCGAAAGCGAGGTTCGATGCGTTCAGGTTGCTGAGGACGTTTCCAGTCACGAGGCCAGACACGTTGGCGAAGGCTATGTTGGCAATTGTGTTACCCTGAATGAGTGAACTGTTGATCAGACCAAACGCAAGGTTCGATGCGTTAAGGTTGCTGAGGGTATTTCCGGAGCCTATGAACCATCCTGCAGTTGCTTCATTGGAAACTGTTATTGTTGACCCGTATAGGTATGGTATGGATAATGTGTCAAAATTTAAAACAAAATCAGTAGAATTTGAAGTAAATCCGTCACAAATAATGTTAGTTGTTTGAATTGAATTTGATGAATAAATATTATCGACACTTAAAGTTCCAAAAGCGAGGTTAGAGGAGTTCAGGTTACTGAGGGTGTTTCCGGAGCCTACGAACCATCCTGCAGTCGCACTGTCCGTCACTGCCAGAGAAGTCAGAGTTCCTACTGACGTAATATTGGTCTGATTTGTCTCGAGTTGAAGTGCGGTGACTGGACCCACAAGGCTAGTTGTTTGTAAATTAGCAAGTCCGGAACCATTTCCGGTAATTAAACCAACTGTCAGATTATCTATATATGCGGTGTCCCCAACTGTAAATGCGTAATTAGGTGAACCCCCTGCATGAATAGCCACGTTTCCTTCCATGTCGATGACCATGGACAATGTTTGGAAGTCCCAGAATTCAGCCACGTTATGGGTGTGCCCTCCACCCCCTCCTTCGAACTGAACAACTTTGAGGGCGGTCGCCGTCCCTGCATTGTTGATTGAAAGGGCGTTTGTGACTTGGGTATTTGTAGCAGTCACTGAAAAATTACCAGTCACAGTGAGGTTTGCGGCCGTTAATACTCCGAAGGTAGAAGGCCCAGAAACTGAAAGAGTACCTATTGTTGCCCCGGTCCTGACCTCCAGAGTATTGGTCGATGTACTGGAATAAACATTCAGGTCACCTTGAACGTTTGAATATCCCATTCTGATATTTACAAAGTAAAAAAAACACTATAGATTAGATGAGCCTAACGGAAGTTGGAATTTCAAATATAGATCGTGAAATAACTCCGTTACTCCAGAATGCTGCAACGGTCGTAAATCAGATACTCAACCTCCCCGGCTGTGTGAACCTTGGGTCAACTGGTCCGACTAATTTCAATACAGCAACTTCTAATTTCTTTTGTGAAATGGTGGTAAATCTGAGAAGCTCCAATGGAGATCAGAATTTGTTCTACAGGGCGTCAGAGGCGGTTGCCGGTACAGGGGATAACTGGGCTTTGCGTGTAGAATCTGGTACGAAAAGGTATCAATTTTACATGCAGACTGTTGACACTTTAGTACCTAGTGTGCGTTCGGTCAGTCAGGTGACGACGGGTGTATGGACCCATGTCGCATTTTCATATGTTAATCCAACTATGTATATTTTTGTGAACGGAGTTTTACAATCACTTTATTCACCACCGGTGCCCCCCGTGTTCACGCCGTCCAGTGCAACTTTCATAGGCACGTCCGCCACTGTTTCAACTTGGATACCAACCCAGGCTAATTTCAAGGACATCAGGATGTTCAAGGACGGCACTTTGCCCACGTCAGGTTTCACACCGGCATCGGCTCCGTTTGGCTCGACCCCCCCGTCGTACGTGTCCGGTTCATTCGAGGTCTTCAATTTGGCTGATCAATATTTACAAAATGGTGTGATGAATTAAGTTCCAGTGTATCCTAATTGGTTGTTGTATATTTGGGTGATGAGCCCACCCGTGTTGTCCAAGTCATAGAGCGAATTGGTGAAGACGAGAACCTCGTAGATTTCACCTTTATAGTAACTTGTTGAAGATCCAAAATTGTAATAACCTATTTGAAAATTGCCTGATGTCATACTCATTAAAGATGTTTGAGTGGCATTAGTGGTTGTTATAGGATTACCCAATGGGTCATTGTAAATGTATACACGTCTACCACTCGTGGATGAAGCTGTAGCACTAGTATACCTAATAGGTTCCGTTGAAGCGGAAGTAAATGCAGATATAGTTGAAGATAATTCAGGAGACCACGAGCCAAATAGAGAAGTTGTACTATTACGGTAAGTCAAGTACAATAATTTACCAGTTGCACCAACATCTCCACATGATACCAGGGTCAGGTCATTTGTCGCCGTGCCACCTGAGGTCGATCCCGTACGTCGTTCAACGACATTAAATGAAAAATTGGTCGCATTGAGAACCGTATAACTCATGCCTGTCAAGTAATTTGTGGTCCCGTTAAACAAACACATATACCCCGGACCCTTCGTCGCTCTTTGAATAATAGGTTGATTCGCGGCAGTCGTTTGGGTTGCGTGATTCCCAGCACCCGATTGGTCGTACCACGTCGCGACGTAGCCGGTCGCGCCCCCGAGCCATTTCGCCAAGCTTTGCCCGACGACCGGAGCTGTCAAAAGGTTGCCAAGGCGGTCGGCATAAAAGTCTTGGGTGGCGCTCGTCGTCCCATTGCGCACGTTCACAGCCTTCGCCGAAGTTCCATTGACTGCACGGAGACTGAACGCGCCGACCGCCGAACTCGACGCGCCCGACGAAAGCTGGCTGAACAGGGGGGTGCCTGTGAGGGTCGTTTTTGAACTTCCCACTACATTTTGAAGTGCCCCCCGCCCCGGCACGCCCTGCTGATTGTAAATAGACTGAACCTGCGCGCTCGTCAGAGCTCGGTCGAATATGCGCAGGTCGTCGAGTTCGCCGTCGACAATTTTACGCTGCAGGCCAGAATGACCACCAAGCCGTACATTATTATAGGTAAGTCCAGAAGTGTCGCATACGCCGGTAGCCACTAAAACCCCATTTACATATATAGTCTGGTTGGAACCATCTAGAATTGCGGCAACGTGGTTCCATTGTCCGGTGGAAATAACAGGACCCGGTGACGATAGAACTATGTTACCACCGCTCGTCACGTTTCCAGTTCTAAATTCAAACTTTTTAGAAGTATTAAGCGCAATCGCGTATTTGATCCCATTCGGTGAAGAACCACCTGTAAATTCGAAAAAGTACGATGGATCGGTAGCAGTGTCAAACACATTGAATTTTATCCATGTCATTACAGTCAATGTACTCGGAAATATAGAAGTAGTGTATGAAACATAATTGGTTGCAAAAAACCCGTTACCAGTCGTGTTCGTTATTACCAGACTCTGACCGTATTTACCACTCGCGTTGTAAGAAACAGTTCCGGTCGTGGTCCCCGTCAGCCTACTCACATAATCCGTCGTCGTCCCGTTGAAATCCCACGCGAGCGTCGGTAGAGGCATCGCGCCTCCGGCTGAGTACGTGAAGCTCATCTACCATATACGGAAGAGTTTATTGGTGTTAGGATGAATTAGTAAAATAAGTTTGTAGACCCTCTTTACGTGTGAGAGTTAGTCCTCCCCGAAATGCATTTTGATTATAAATAGCCTGAACCTGTGAGGCCGTCAGGGGTGTGTTGAAGAGACGGACGTCATCTATAGAGCACAAGGCGCCATTGGTTCCACTGTTTTCGCATCCAATATTTAAAGTATTGAAACTTTGAATTGTGTTATTTGCTGATGCGATAAGGGAACCATTCGCATAATATGAAGTTATAGTGTTTGATGCACCGGCACCCACATTTGAAAATACGGCACAATGATGTTGCCACACACCTGTCTGAGCGGCGACATTCCCGAAAGTCAATGTCCTAGAACCAATACGGCACGATACATTTGATGTCGCAGAAGCTGTATAAATAAAATTATAATTCGTCCCCTGTAAATTGATATAGACTGGGCTGGTCCCTGCTGTAATCGGATATGTCATACCAGAATTGAGCCAAAGGCTCATGGCACATGAATTAGATTTAAGGTTGAAAGACGAGACGTCATATATCGTATAACAATTTGCGTCAGAACCGGTTGCTGTTAGGGTGTTATTAAAATTGATAGCCTGGCCGAACACACCAGGGACGTATGTTGGCACTGCAAGCAAGACGGACGGATAAGATATCACGACCCTTCCACTTCCGCCCTTTCCTCCGGTCGCACCTGACAAAGACCCCGCTCCTCCACCGCCATTTCCTCTATTAGTCGTGCCGTTTCCCCCCGAGCTACCACCTGACCTGTCTCCGCCGCTGCCGCCCACTCCATAAGTTAGAGCCGCCCCTGTAATAGAATACGAAACTCCAGCCCCTCCCGCAGTACCAGTTGATGACGTTGTCGCAACCGTTTGATTTACACCGACGCCTCCCGCTCCTCCGCCTCCGGCACCAGAAAAACCAGTTGATGCACCTCCATTATTTCCTTGGCCACCCGCCGTCTTCACTGATGACCCTCCGGCACCCTGCTGTCTTGCAGCGCCACCACCCGAGCCGCCGCTGCCCGCATTGTTACCGCCGCCGTCGCCGCCATGGCCTCCTCCATTTGCGCTAATAGATCCGAATACACTGTCTGAACCATTTTGGGAAGCTCCACCTTGGGGTCCACCATCGCCACCATCACCCACTGTGACTGTATAAGTCCCAGCCGGTATGGAATATGTTCCATTGTAATACACCTCTCCAGCGCCACCACCACCACCAGGTGAAAAAGTAGTAGAACTAACAGCGCCACCGCCACCTCCTCCCGCGACGACCAATACTTGGGCCGTCACTGGAAAGAGGAACGTGATGCTTGTAGTTCCGACGGATGTGAAAGAGTGAATTCGGTCGCCGGCGCTGGTCGTGATCGTCCCACCCGAAGCGGCTGCATAAGTACTGATCGTGCTCTGGCTCGGCGACTGTCCAGTGATGTAATCAACGTTTGAACTTTGAAAATCCCATGCTAAAACTGGCGGCTGAGGCGGCACCCCGCCGCCCGAGTACGTCAGGCTCATCTAATTAAGGTGATAGATATAAAATCCTAGCTTCTTCGTATGTCATTATGGGTTTATTCAGTTTCAAGTTTACTGCATTGTGCAAGTCTACACCCCATTTGAAAAAATCTGTAGTGTCATCTAATTTTGCAACATATTCCATGTAAGTGGTTTTACATAGACCACATGGAATAACTTGTTCTATATTTTTAAAAATTGATTTGTGATCTATGTACGGTAAAAGAGAAATGGTGTGGATATATGCCCAAAGAGTAGGTCCCCAGTGCATTTATATTCAATTAGACTTTTGTTATTGTGATATAACCATCCCCTGCGTTAGTCACTGCGGATGACGTGAAGCTTACAGTCGCATATGAACCTCCACCTCCTCCTGTTTGTGTGTCGGCACAACTGCACGTTTGCAGTCCACCGCCACCACCGCCTGAATACCCACCCCCGCCTCCTCCAGCGTGGTGTCCGGCTGCTCCACCACCTCCAAACCCGCCGTATGTAGTTCCTTCAGCAGTATTAGTTCCACCTACACCTCCGTTTAAAAAAGATTGTCCGAGATTGCTAGCAGCAAAGGAGCCGTTCGTGCCATTCCCGCTATAGCCGCCGCCTCCTCCGCCCCCGTTTCCTCCAGCACTATTACCACACGCAGAGACACCGCCGGTGCCGCCGCCGCCGGTTGTACCACCGGCTCCTCCGTTTGTACCATCTCCAGCATTGCCTGCTGTTGTGAGTAAGGCGTTTGCTTTACCTGCAGTGACTATAGGGCCGCCAGCGCATCCAGCGCCCCCACCAGCCACGAGAAGAATTGTTGAAGTCGTATTATTGTACACGAAAGATCCTCCGCCACCGCCGCCTTTTGTAACCGGACAACCGGATACAGCACTCGTCCCCATTTGACCAACTAATAATTGAAGAACATCCCCCTGTGTAAGTGGTAATGTTACCGTAATAACCGCTCCCAAGCCGCGCGTGGCGGGGCCTCCTGCGCCTCCACACGCGCCCGCTATTGTGAAGGTGTAATTTCCGGAATACGGAACCTTCCAGTACTGAATTCCTCCTGAAAGCGTCATGACGGATGTCGTTCCATATCCAGGTGTGCTCGCGCCATATGTTATCGCGCCTGGCCCGGACGCACCTGTTGCTGTCATAGGTGTGAATGTAAATGTAGTGAATGGGTACAGGGGAGGAAGACCAAAAATCCCAATAGGATTTGGACTTGGACCTGGGCCTATAGTCATTGACATGGGAATTGAGGGTGCCGGGGGGGCAACTGGTTGATTTTCAACTATAGAGCGGTCAGGATCTGATAGCGCTGTATTGAACATAAAAATATAATAAAGACCTCCGTCCATAGCCCCCGCAAAAGACCCGTGACCAAGAAAACCTCCTCCCGGCCCATTTCCCGTCCAACCTGTAGTTGCATTCGTACCGGCCGATGTCTGATTAACATATAAAGTTCTGGTTCCATTCGAAGGGCTCACACCAGTCCCAGTTGACTGCGCATATTTAAGAGTAACTATATTCCCGACTGCATATGTTCCCACATTAAAATCAAGACCCAAGAAGTAATTTCTGTAACCCGCGCCTCCACTAGGTCTAATCAAATTATTTGATCCGAAACTGAAACTATTACCTATACCCCATATACCCTGATCTCCAGAATTGCCCGCAGTCGTATGCCTACACGTGACTGTAAAAGAACTCAGATCTGTAAAACATGATGCAGGTGTGTCTAAATATTGATTAGATGCGCTTGTAAAATTTATAGTAGTTCCGTCAAATGTAGGTTGATTTCCAGTAGTTACCTGTGTTGCGTGTCTTGCGCCACTTGACTGATCGTACCATTTAGTGACGTAAGCAGTTGCAGCCCCTATCCACGACGCAAAAGTCTGACCTGAACTTGTTGTCAAATTACCCGGAATGTCGGCATAAAAATCTGCAGTTGCATTGTCGGTCGACCTACGAAGGTTCAAAACAAGAGCTGGTGATGAAACAAGCGCCTTTAAAGCAAATATACCTGTCGCAGAATTTTTTGCACCAGTTGAAAGTTGACTAAAACTTCCAACGAAATTTGTCGTGTAAAATTTAACTGTCGCCATCTAGTTTTAGTTTAGAATAAATATTCTACAGTAAAACTAGATGGCATTTTTCCTGGCAAATCAAGTGCAAACCTTGCCAAGTTTGACAAATATGAACAGAGTTTATGCGTTGCAAAGAGTGAATACGGCTTATTCGGGTAATATAATAAATCTCAGACGTTCAACTGATAGCGTGACCGCAGATTTCACTATGGATCCCACAAACTCCTTTCTTGTGACGGCGTCAGGTGGTCAGACAGTGGCTGCATGGCTGGGCGCTGGGACGGCGAACGTCGCCACGTGGTACGACCAGTCTGGAAATGCACGAAATCTTACACAGGCAACTGCCGGACTTCAACCCGGGTTTTCAACAACAACGGGGGTGCAATTTCGTTCTGGTCTACGTATGGCTTTCCCTGACAACGGAACAATTACAGATGTCACATTCTGTGCAGGATTTGTACAGAATGCATATCTAAGAGGAAATGCAGCAGATCCATGGTACTTGCAGGACGGTATCATTCCTAATGAGTTGGGGGGCGCTGCGAATGATTGGGGCCTCCTTTTACCAGGAGCCGGGAAATTCGGAATGGCATTTGGTACCTCAGATACTATGAATTCTATTTCAACAAATGGTCTTGGAAATTTTTCATTCATGACGGCGACGCGTGTAAGTGCAACAGGGTCACTTACTTTGTACAATGGAACCGGTACAGGAACTAATTTTACAGGCATGTCGACCGGAAGTAAGAACGGGTCCACCCCGTGTTACATGGGTTACAACAGCGTCGGAAATATGCAGTACATGAATGCGGACATGGCGAGTTTATTTTGGTTCGACGACGTGAAAACAACCCAATTCATTTCATCTATGGCAACCGCATTCACAAGTCAAATTAAACCGGCTTTAAATTATCAACCACAATCCAATTTTTATGTAACAAACGGCGGTTCATTAATTCCTATGAAAATTTTCAATACTCCTTATTATTCATTTACCACTTTCAATTTTACAACACTTGGTACTACTGGTGCATCTGGGCCCACGTCACTAGCATCGTACGGTACATCATATCCAGGATATGGTACTTCGTACGCATTGACATTATCAGGTGGTATGCAGTTATGGAAGGTTCCCGAAAATGGCAATTACACTATAACAGTGGCGGGTGCTGCAGGTGGTTCAACTTCAAGTACGCCAACACCAGGTAATGGAGCTATAATTACATTGACCACTTCTTTACTTCGAGGAAATGTTATTAAAATTCTAGTTGGACAAAGTGGCACTAACGGCAACAACGCAACATCGACTGGAGCAGGTGGTGGTGGTGGAACTTTCGTCTATAATAATACAACTTCAATTCTTATAGCTGCCGCTGGGGGTGGTGGCGGTGCCAGTGTTATTAGCAGTGGTACATATGTTTCAACTATGAATGGAAAAAATGCCCAGCTTGCAAATTCTGGATTGAGTGGATATTCCAATCCCAGTACTCAGTGGACTGGCGGTGCTGGAGGAACCGCCGGGAGTGGAGGCGGTGCAGGTTCTGATTTATATGGAGGAGCAGGTGGTGGTTATTCTGGTAATGGCGTCGGTGGGGCGCTAGCATTTTTAAATGGAGGTACTGGAGTTGGCAAGGGCGGATTCGGTGGTGGAGGCACCGAAGGGTTGGGCGGCGGCGGAGGCGCTGGAGGATATTCTGGAGGCGGCGGAGGTGGTGCAAATAAAGACAATCTCGGAGGTGGTGGAGGTGGTGGAGGTGGGTCTTATGATATTACAGGTGCGTATTCAGGAACCTTGACCAATACAGGTACTGGTTATGTGACAATTACAAAACTCTAGTAAATCTCAGCGTCCGCCTGCCAGACAAACTGAGCCTCGTCAATCTTGTTCGATCCTCCACCCTGTGTGAAATTGAAAGTGAATCCATATTGTGAACTCGTGTAACTAGTGATGGCTGTATTCGCGTAGGAGCCACCGGTCGTAATTGATGTAAATAGACTGATATTCGTATTTGCTGAAAGATTTGCCTGGGTCGTATAGACCGTGACATTTGCGTCATTGCGTTTAGTGACAACATAAGGTACCGAGTTGATGCGTCCAGAGCCGAGAGCCGCTGCGTACTGCGTTTCCGGATTGGTCTCGTAAAATCGCTGACAGTACCGAACTGTATCTGAGAGTGGTCGAACCTCGAACGGTGTTGAGATTGTCCCCTGTTCAAGTTGAGGACCAGTCACCTGAATAAACGCTCCTAGTGTCTGAGCCCAGTTTGTAGCACCTGTACACGCCATCGGCGCGTAACCAGGACTTGATGTCCAGTTTGTCGTCAGGGCCACATTTGACCGACCTGTTCCGTATGACACACCAAAGAGACACACGTCCAAATATCCGGCGGTTCCACTACCCCATGTTCCAGTCAGACAAGGTGGCATATAGACTGTATATCTGTTCCAATTTGACCCTGAAACCATATGGACCAGATTTGCAAAGTATGTATTATCGGCCCGAGACCTCACCACGACTGAATAATCACCAGTAACGTTGGTGTTTGCCCAAAATGTAAATACTGTAGGTTTTGCACTTATTGTTCCAAACTTGAAGTCGAAAGCAAAAGATCCTTCGACAGTTTGCGTTAGTGGACATATCCAGGTATTGTCCAGTGTCGCCCCCCAAGCTCTCGCGACGTAAACATTTGCACACTGTGTGAACCCGTTTGTCGTACCGATCGGCAGATCCTGCTTGACGGTCATGGACACGTTACTGGTGCTCAAGTTGCCAACATCGGCTCGCCACCTATCACATACCCATGTGTTCGAATTGAACACGGACGTGTTCGATATTGTCAGTGTGTTGGCCCGGGAAGTAACTCGGAAGGTTCCATTCACCAGACGGTTCCTAAAGCCTGAAAAGTTTTCATATGTGACGTGGTTCGAAAAGTAGCCCTGACCAGTGACGTAGAGGGCATAGGGTGGCGAGTTGTTCGGAACGGACCCGCCGCCGACCGCGAGGTTCGATTGGATAATGACGTTCGAAGAGATATTGAGTGTTGGGCCGTAAATCCCCAATGATGAAATGTTGGACGTGACCAGCCGCTGAACCCCGGCCGTTCCAGTGGACACATCAAGGTTGTAAGCTGGATTAATTGCACCTATACCAACTGAATTTGGAAAGTAAATATCAGAACCTGAAGAAACCCACTGCGTCCCAGGGGTTCCTCCAGGTCCCCCGGACGCCAGACCCCCTCCTTGAAGTGGTGTTATTGTGAGATATGTCCCTCCAACTGTATTTGATGTAGCGTGAAGGTGAGGGGTAAGACCCGGTATCATGAAAATGTCCAGATAGTAGTACAAAGTCTCATCGGTCACATTAATCGGGATCTCAATGAGCTCTGATGGATTTTGTGTAATGAATGGGGTATGTCTGTAGATGTAATTCTGATCTGTCCCATGGCCGTCAGCCACGTTCGACCCAATCGCGAGACCGGTAATATTGTCGGACCCGTTCAATAAGGCTGTTAATTTGTAGACGCCCTGTTTCCTGAATTTGAAATTGCCATTGGTGGTTACAGTTATGAGGGTGGACGTCCCTGAAATCGTAAATCCGTTCGAAAGACCCACCGTGAATGGATAAGTTGAGCCGTAGACCGCACCCGTATAAGGCACAGGAATTGCGTATTGACTTGGTAAACTCAAGAAATATCCACCACCCTCGCCAAGGGGAAACCCTAAAGATGAAAACACGTTCCCAGATATGACCAAGTTTCCGCGAAGGTACGTGTTGCCGGTTAAAGAAGGGGATATGATGTTATTAGTCACCGTCAAATTAGAGACTGTCAGATCGCCTGAAATGTTTGAAGCGTTGATGTTGCTGAGGGTGTTTCCGAGAACCCAAGAGCCGTTCAGGTTTCCAAAAGCGATGTTGGACGCGTTGATGTTGCTGATGGCATTACCTCCACCGACGACTTGTGTGACATATATGGCGCCAACAACATTCGCACCCTGAATATTACTGAGCGTGTTTCCGAGGACCCAAGATCCGTTCAGGTTTCCAAAGGCGACGTTAGATGCGTTCAGGTTGCTTAGGGTGTTTCCGGAGCCCGCGAACCACCCGGCGGTCACGTTACCCGTTACTGAAAGGGTGCTCAGAGTTCCTACTGTTGTGATATTTGTCTGATTGTTCTGAAGGTATGTGGCAGCAAGGGCACCTATAGCGACGTTAGATGCGTTCAGGTTGCTTAGGGTGTTTCCGGAGCCCGCGAACCACCCAGCGGTCACGTTACCCGTTACTGAAAGGGTAGTAAGGGTACCTACGGACGTAATATTCGTCTGATTGTTCTGGAGGCGGGCTGCACTCAAGGCACCGAAAGCTATGTTCGATGCATTTATATTACTCAATGTGTTTCCGTCACCGATAAAACAGTCTGCTGTTATATGGCTCGTCGTTGTAAGATTAATTAAGTTAGCAATATATGAAACGTTAAGAGTTGATGCGTTAATAAAAGGAATAGTCAAAGTATCAAAATTAGCCACAAAACTGGTGCCATTTGATGTGAACCCGTCACTAATAATATTTGAAGTGGTAATTGAATTTGCTGAATAAATATTATTGACACTTAAACTTCCGAAAGCTATGTTCGATGCGTTCAAGTTACTGAGGGTATTTCCAGATCCCACAAACCATCCAGCGGTCACGTTGTTCGTCACTCTGAGAGCCGTCAGGGTACCTACGGACGTAATATTTGTCTGATTGTTCTGAAGGCGATCTGCACTCATAGCCCCAAAGGCGATATTGGATGCGTTCAGGTTGCTGAGTGTGTTGCCCTGAATGAGTGTTGAATTTACGATACCAAATGCAAGGTTCGAAGCGTTCAGGTTGCTGATCGTGTTTGGTGTGATACCGGTCACGTTGGCAAACGCTATGTTAGCAATTGTGTTACCCTGAATGAGTGTTGAATTTACGATCCCAAAAGCAAGGTTAGATGCGTTCAAGTTGCTGATTATGTTTGGCATGATATCAGCCACGTTAGCAAATGCGATGTTAGATATTGTATTACCCTGAATGAGTGTTGAATTTACGATCCCAAAAGCAAGGTTAGATGCGTTCAGGTTGCTGAGGGTGTTTCCAGACCCCACAAACCATCCAGCGGTCACGTTGTTTGTCACTCGGAGAGCCGTAAGGGTACCTACGGACGTAATATTTGTCTGATTGTTCTGAAGGCGATCTGCACTCATAGCCCCAAACGCGATATTTGACGCATTCAGATTGCTAATAGTGTTTGGTAAAAGGCCCGTCACGTTCGCAAATGCAATGTTTGATATCGTATTTCCATATATAAGTATGCTATCAATAATACCAGTATCGATACTTGACGCATTTAGATTGGTGAGTGAATAGCCGTCACCTATGAATGTTCCCGCATTAACGCTATTAGTCACTGTAAGATCTGTCAGCGTACCAACCGAAGTTATATTCGTCTGATTGTTCTGAAGGTACGTCGCCGCAAGTGCACCTATGGCGATATTTGATGCATTCAGGTTACTGAGGGTATTTCCAGACCCCACAAACCACCCGGCAGTCACGTTGTTCGTCACCCGAAGAGCCGACAGAGTTCCTACGGATGTAATATTTGTCTGGGCGTTCTGGAGGCGGGCTGCACTCAGAGCTCCAAAGGCGATATTTGATGCGTTCAAATTACTCAAGACGTTTCCAGTTACTAGACCCGTCACGTTGGCAAAAGAGATATTAGAAATTGTGTTGCCCTGAATGAGTGCTGAATTTACAATCCCAAATGCAAGGTTCGAAGCGTTCAGGTTGCTTAGGGTATTTGGATTGAAGTCTATATTGGAAATAGTATTACCCTGAATAAATGCGCTATCAATTAGACCAAAAGCGATGTTCGACGCGTTCAGGTTGCTCATGGTGTTTCCACTAGTCACTATCAGACCCGTCACGTTGGCAAAGGAGATGTTAGAAATTGTATTACCCTGAATGAGTGTGCTATTTACTATTCCAAAAGCAAGGTTCGATGCATTCAGGTTGCTCAGTGCATTTCCGGTTGCAAGACCGGTAACATTTGAAAATGAAATATTAGAAAGTGTATTACCTTGAATAAGTCCGGGATCTATCAGGCCTGTTGTGATATTTGTGGCATTTATATTTGTTATTGTATTTCCAGAACCAATGAACTGAATTGCACTCGCCGTCCCCGCCACGGTCAGGGAATTCGTTACGTTTACGTACCCAATTGTGAATTTGTCGAAATTAAATATAATATTAGAAGAATTTGACGTGAATGCGGCTGAAATTATGTTAGTCGTCGTGAGTGTATTTGAAATAACCAGGTTAGTAGCTTGTGTAGTATCTGGCAATATACCGAAAGCAATATTTGATGCGTTCAGGTTACTCAGGACGTTTCCAGTCACGAGACCAGTCACGTTGGCAAATGTGATATTGGAAATTGTGTTACCTTGGATAAGTGCTGAATTTACGATCCCAAATGCAAGGTTCGATGCGTTCAGGTTGCTGACAAGATTGGGTGTAATACCATTCACATTAGAAAATGAGATATTAGAAAGTGTGTTACCCTGAATAAGTGCCGAATTTACGATCCCAAATGCGAGGTTCGATGCATTCAGGTTGCTGACGAGATTGGGTGAAATACCATTGACATTAGCAAATGCAATGTTAGAAAGTGTGTTACCCTGAATAAGTGCTGAATTTACTATACCAAATGCAAGGTTCGATGCATTCAGGTTGCTGATCGTGTTGGGCATGAAGCCGGTCACATTGGCAAAAGCGATGTTACTAATTGTGTTGCCTTGAATGAGTGCTGAATTTACGATCCCAAATGCAAGGTTAGAGGCGTTCAGGTTGCTAAGGATATTTCCCGTCACGAGGCCGGAAACGTTAGCAAAGGCGATGTTACTGATGGTGTTACCTTGGATAAGTGCTGAATTTACGATCCCAAATGCAAGGTTCGAGGCGTTCAGGTTGCTCAGGATGTTCCCGGTAACAAGTCCGGTCACATTGGCAAAAGCGATGTTACTGATAGTGTTGCCCTGAATGAGTAAACTGTCTATCAGGCCAAAAGCAAGGTTCGAGGCGTTCAGGTTGCTCAGGATATTTTCCCGTACACAAGGCCGGTCACGTTGGCAAAAGCGATGTTACTAATTGTGTTGCCCTGAATGAGTGCTGAATTTACAATCCCAAAAGCAAGGTTTGAGGCGTTCAGGTTGCTGACAGTGTTTGGTAAAAGACCTGTCACGATTAGCGAAAGCGATGTTACTGATGGTGTTGCCCTGAATGAGTGTCGAATTTACGATCCCAAACGCAAGGTTCGATGCGTTCAGGTTGCTGACAGTGTTTGGTAAAAGACCTGTCACATTAGCGAAAGCGATGTTACTGATGGTGTTGCCCTGAATGAGTGCTGAATTTACGATCCCAAATGCGAGGTTAGACGCGTTCAGGTTTGCTTAAGGTATTAGGGTTGAAGTCTGAAACGTTGGCAAATGCGATGTTACTGATAGTGTTGCCCTGAATAAGGGCTGAATTTACAATCCCAAATGCAAGGTTCGAGGCGTTTAGGTTGCTGAGCGTATTGGGACTAAATCCTGTTATCGTAGAAAATGTCACATTGGTAAGCCCCCCTCCGTCTCCACTGAAAAACCCCGAAGTGGTCGTACCGGCAACTGTCAGGTTAGATAAAGTACCGACATTTGTAATGAGGGATTGATCAGGGGTGCTGATCGTACCGTAAAAATTCGACGCATTTGCGTAAGTCCATACGTTTAGATATGACAGTGTACCTAGAGATGTTATATATGGTTGACTAGGTGTAAGGAGTGTGCCCGTGATAGTATTTGCATAAATATTAGGGGCATAAATTGCAGAAAAAGTGTTGATCGTATTTCCATTTGAAATGTAAATATAAGGCGGTATGGTCTGGCTAATATTTACATTTACTGCGCCGTCGCCTCCACATCCGTTGCCGATGGAGTCACACATATCTGATTTTTACTGAGATTTCTTTCTAATCAGCGAAATTGCAATAATTCCTATAACTAATATACCTGCCAAAATGAAGAAAACCTTCTGGTGATCCAATATACCTTCATCCCATGGTACTGGGGGTGGGAGGCTTTCTGGCCGTTCTGGTTCTACTGGAGTAATTTCGGTATGAAAACGAAGAATAAACTTGTTTGGATTCACGTCGGGGAGAGAGTCTCCATTTGGATTGTACCAATTTACTGTGAGTTTATCGATGCTTTCAATCCTGGAAGGATACTCGGCTGAAATGTTGTAATTTTGGCTGTAAAAGTCTACAGTCGAGCTCACCTTTATGGGCACCATTGCAAATGCGCCATTCACCGTAGAGCAATTGGACGCCTTATCCGTAGCACTTTGGTTGTATGGTGTTCTGAGTTCTGTTATGTCAAGTGTCACGTACTGTGAAGTTGCTATATCTGGTAACATGGCCGAAATCAGCTCGACCCGTGTAACGTTACGGATCGGGTTGGTCAGGTAAACTACATACGAGTTGGCCAATGGAAAGAGGGTCTTATTTCTGTTTTCAGAATCCACATAGATTATGTGGTTCATCTAGTAATTACATATGTTATTTTTAGAGCATTCGAAACGGAAGGTGAAGAAACTGGATGCCGTAACAGCAAGTGGAGTTCCACGCTCATCGAGGATGCGGATATGCAGCTTATCCACTTTTCTAAGTGGGTCAATGAAAATCACTTTGGAGCTGAAATTACCTGCAGTTTCATACATTGTCCGGACATTACCTGGCGTCTGTTCGGTGTTGAAGCGTACGAAGCTTCCCTGAAGGACTGAGGTATTAGAAACCTGAATTGCTGACGTGGAGATGGGGGCACTGATGGTGGGATTGGCTGAAGTCGCCAGGGTACCCTGATTTTCAGCCAGCCCTGGAAGGGTCCGGTCATTGAATTTGTTGACCAATTGCTCGACCCAAACATAAATTACATTGCTGCTTGGAGGACCGTTGGCGGTCGTCCATGGGATATTTGCTGAAAGGAGCTCAGCTGAAACCACATTTTTCAATGGGATATTAAAGAATGTCGTAAAGTCGTTCTGAGTTGTAGACGCAAATCCGATCGAATCCACATTTACTGTGTATACTTCTCTGTTTTCACAGTCGGCCATTTCTATTTTCTACTAAGAAATTACTTTTCAAGCAGGGACCCGCCGATGCCGTCAGCAATGGCGTAATCCCGGAGCTGGTCCCGGACGTACTCCTGGTCACCGCACAGACCACCTGGCGTCAGGCCACGGGTGTAGTAAGATGCCTTCTCGCTTGGGCCTGGGGTGCAATCCAGGCTGGCGGGGATGGCGTCCAGGCTTTTGGGCCCAGTGGCGACGGTCGGGCCGGGCTTGGTCACAAGAGGGGCGGGCTCGTACTGGCTCTTGCTACGCAGAACCCACAGAATGTAGAGCAGCAGACCGATGATCAGTGCATTGATAAGAGATTTCCCGAACTTCATTTGAAACTAACCAATATTTTTTACCCTGAATGTTGCGTTAAAGCTTAAAACTTCCTTTCTTTAAAGCTTTCAGAGATGATCAGTATAAGTGATGGAAACCAGACTGTAAATCTTGATGACGCTGAGACCAAGATTTTTGATGAAATTAATGTCGAGGTCCCTGCAAAGCGTGAGGCACCCAAGGCTCGGCCTGTGCGGCCCTCGCCTTTCGCCCGTCAGCGCCCTCAGTCTTCCATGCCCCCACAGCTCGACGAGGGCCTGGAGATGTTCGTAAACCCTGGAAAGAGAACCGCTCCTCCAGTCCCTCCACCTGAGGAGTATGATGGCGGGGACAGCGAGGATGATGACGAGGATGGTGGTGAGCAGGGGGGCTACGAACCTCAGGCACCAGCCCAACCCTCGGATGGATACAAGACAATTGAGGATGAGAAGGCTGATCTGCTGAATAAGATTACCCGCCTGGTACAGAAGGGGTTCAAGTCCAGTGCCAAGCTGACAATCTATTCAGACATTGATGAGATCCGTACCGAGTACAAGCGCATCACGTATGGCATCGAGGTTGAGCGCTCCATCAAGTTCCAGCGGCGCATGATGATTGCGGCGGTTACGGGGCTTGAGTTCCTGAATGAGAAGTTCGATCCGTTCGATATTGAGCTGAATGGCTGGTCCCAGAACACCATGGAGAATATCGATGACTACGACGGTGTGTTCGAGGAGCTGTACAACAAGTACAAGACCAAGGTGGCGATGGCACCAGAGGTGAAGCTGCTTTTCATGGTCGGCGGCTCTGCAATGATGTTCCATCTGTCAAATTCCATGGTCAAGTCGGTCATCCCCAAGATGCAGCAAAACCCAGCATTTATGCAGAGTATGAATGACGCAATGCAGAATATGTACAAGATGCCTTCGGCCGCAGAGCCACCCGCACCCGGTCTGAAGCGTGATATGCGTGGCCCAGGTGTTGACTTTGGATCACTGATGGGCATGATGGGCCCTCCACCACCAGCAAACACCCGGCCGGTGGTGCGCGACGACGAGAGCGTCTCTGACATTGTGAGCATTGATGCCACGTCAGACACCCGTGAGGTTCACGTCGGGTCAGAGAAGAAGAAGCGGGGTCGCAAGCCAAAGGGTAAGGAGATGTCAATCTAATTTCTCCAGTATAATTAAACATGGCGGTGTCCTATGCACCGTTTGAAGAAAATCCACCGGTAATTCCGCCACGCAAGGTGGAATTACCGAAGAATTCAGTTTTGCCCGTTCCAGAGGGCACTGAATGTAACTATCTTGTTATGTTTTTTGTAGCAGGCGTATTTGTCATTGCACTCATGGACAGCATGCGCTCCTAGAGAAACGCACATTCGGCGAGTACAGGTGCGGCGGCAGGTTCATCAGGTACGTCAGAACTTAGTTCAAACCCTAAGCTTTTATAAATCTTCAATCGTTTGCGATACATCGAAAAACATACTGACCAACGATCGGCAATGTCGAAAATAAGTGGACTATTCACTTTGCCCTTCGTTTCACGCATAATACGTCCTATAGCCTGCGTAATGTCCGAGTGAGGTGTCGTCAGGATCACTGTATCCAGTACAGGAATGTCCAACCCCTCTTGAGCCATGGAAAATGTGGCAACTATTACAATCTTTTTGGAAGTTTCCTCAAGTTCCTTTTCGGAAAGTCCTCCATAATATAGTCCCGCAATTTCATTTTTAAATTGGGAATAAATCCATTCACAGTGTTCACGTCGATCACTCAAAACAAGAATTCTTCTTTTGTCACCTATACAATTTTTTATGATATCGATTATCAATTTATTTCGCGAATTCAATTCGGTAATTTGAGTGGTCATACCAGCCATGTTAATTTTTCCAAACCGTGTCAGGGGTGGGCCCTCCTTGAAAACTGGGTCATCGTACATAATGGTTTCAACACGTGTGGTTTTCTGATTTTCACGATTGACCCTAAAAAATTCAGGACCCATGAACCAGTACAAAAGGCGGGTCAGACCATCCTTGCGCTCAGGGGTGGCAGTCAGCCCGAGGGACCACTTGGGACAAAACTTGAACATGGCTTGGGAGAATGCAGCAGCACCTATATGGTGAGCTTCATCCACAATTACAAAACCAAATTGATCGAAATTTTCAGAAGGTAATTCACGTGAACACAGGGTCTGGATCATGGCGATGACAAAGTCCTTGTCGGTGTCCCAGATGTCTTGTTGGATCCGGCCGATGGTTGCACCTGGACAGAATTCTTTGATGCGGTCACGCCATTGGTTCGCTAGGAACTCTTTGTGGACCACGATGATCGTCCGAACCTTTAGTTGTGCCGAAAAAGCCAGGGCCATACATGTTTTGCCAAATCCCGGCGGGAGCGAGAGGACGCCACCTCCGCACTCATTGAATGCCTTGACACCTGCAGCGAATGCTTCGGGTTGCTTTGTTTCTTGTCGTAGAGCTCCTGTAAAAACAAGCCCATCAGCAGCACTAGGGCGGCCCCTGACGTCGGTGGTGGGCGGCCCGAACCGCTCGCTGCCAAAATACCTGGGAACCACGATCTCCCCCTTGGTTTCTGACCGATAAACCTTGAAGCTGGGAGGCCTGAACCCGAGTGCATTCTCAACTCCTCTAACAGTGAGCTCTTTTTTTAACTCCGATAGACCCTCTGCCGAAAGTTTCACTTTGTACCCTGTCCTAGATATCTCTGTCATTAAGTACTTCTGGTGGAACCTCTCTAACTCCGTGAACTATCCAGTAAGTGTGTCCGTCCCATATTTTCTTTTCTAAAAGCGCATCGATTATTTCATCCTTTTTGAATTCGTGAATTGTCCTCAGACCGGACATCCGGCACATGACGCGGTTGTACCTGAAGGGCACCTTGACCTGAACCAGTCGGCCATCAATTTCCAGCTCGAGGTACTTGCGACCATCCCAATCATAAAATGGTTTGTGTATCCGACACCTAATCTCCATACATATTCATGACGAAATATTTTTATATGAGTGATAATATAATGGGGAATGATCTCAGTACTCTCGGCGGTGGGAGTACCGGCTCTTTCGCAACCGAGCAACTCGATTTAGTAAATCCCAGTATATCTCCCTCTGATAGATGTTTCGTAAGCGGCGGTGGATGCAGTGGAAACAGTGGAAATTGCGCGGGCAAGATGGAATGGGCAAGTCACAGGTGTGGAAGCGGGTGTAACGGTGTTGCTTGGGCTGGTCAATGGAAAGAATGTGTAAATAATACGGAGGCAGGTTCCCCCGTCCAGCCCAATTATTGCCCGAGTAATCAGGTGGGTACAGGTATAACTGGAACGATCGCCAGTACAACTTACCCAGGAGGGCGCAAGATAGTGTGCACGTACAGTGACGTTACATCAACTTTCACCGCTCTAAAGGCTCAATTGACACAGGGTACAATGTATTTTAGCCGTGCGACAGTTCAGCAAATTATGGACGCACGTTGTTCGACGAAATCATTCAATGATATAATGAACAACGTAGGTAATTGCGGCGATTACTATTCAGACACTACATTTTTCAGTACAGGTCTAGTAAATCATGATAACATATTGATTGATAAATTGACAAGTAACACGTGGGCGGGTGACTCTGATAAAAGTATGGCAATTTCATTTGTAAATAACATAATTCAAAATTCTTCGGATGCCAATTTAGGATCAAAGGCGCAAACTGCAGTGGGAAGATTTTGCAATGCAAATCCAACTGATAATAGATGCCCGTGCTATAATGCGTCAAGGGGTTTCGATTGGTGCAAGACGAACTCTAGTGCACCTGGCTGTAGTGAACTGGCAAGGTTCCAGCAACTTATGGATTCTTATCCAGCTGTTTACCAGGCTATTTCTTCTCAATTAACCAGTTCTCTCAATCCATTCTGCTTTTCAAATGATTGTAAAAATGCATCAACTGCAATTTCTACAACAAATATATTACTTGCCAGAAAATACGATGCAACATGCGCGTCAACTACTATGGTATGTCTTCATAACCTGGTAAATAATGGAATTATTCAGGGTCAGGCTCAGATCGATTCATCTTGTAAAAATATGTTGAATTTAAATAACACTCCTGGGACCCCTTCAACCCCTGGGACCCCTTCAACCCCGACGGTCGTCGTTCCAGGTACCCCTGGGACCCCTTCAACCCCTGGGACCCCTTCAACCCCTGGGACCCCTTCAACCCCTGGGACCCCTCCACCAACGGGAACCCCTCCACCCGCGCCGGCCCCGGCCCCGTCACCATCGAGTGATACTTCATTTCTATTATGGTTTTTCTTTTTCCTGTGTTTATGTTGCTGCTGCTTAATAGTATCAGTTATTGCCATTGCCTGAGCCGCCATTGCCATGGCCACCTCCGCCTCCACCCTTCTTTGACATGACCTTTAATACAATTATTGCTACTATCATAAGCAAACACACTATACAGAGCCCAAGGAATATAGGATTAGATGCCATATCTGTAATTGATTTTATGACGGTGTCAAGTCCGCCAGAACCACTAGTTGCTTGTTGATTTTGTCTCAGGTTTGCACTGAGGGCTTGCTGGGCATCTATAACTTGTCCTTGAATGGAATTCATCCATGCTTGAGTAACCATAACAGCTACTATATCCTGCCCGGCATTTAGTTTAGCATTATCAGTACAAGAAAAATCAGTTAGTTTAATTGTTTTAGTTTGATCAATAACAACTGAATTGACATACTCTTGCCAGGCGTTTGACGAAAGAGATGAACTGATTATAGTCGACAGGTTGGATTTAAAATCTGATATAGCTGCAGCTGACGCCTCACCTGTAGCGAACCACCCTGTATGAGCGTTTGCCGATTGGTCCAACTGTTGCTGTATGTTGGATATGAGCATACTTGAAAGATCACTAAGTTGTGCTGTATTCAGGGTACCAGATACAGTTGAAGTCGCCGTGATGGATTGTGGTATATTTAGCTGACAATTACCATCCAGTGTCCCAGATATTTCAACATTCATCGTCTGTGTGATTGTAGATGTAGCTGACAATTTCTGTGAATTATTCTGTACGTAGTTTACTGCGATGTCCATCAAGTTTTGGATATCCACCAGACTGGAAGTTGTGGTGGGTGGTGGAGGTGCACAGTCACCTATTGACCCAAACAGTGTTTTGGCACAAAATTTTTCACGTCTACCGTGTATAGTCAGCGTAGCCATTAATTTCACACCAGATTTTTTTCTGCTCTGAAATTAATGGATAAGAAAGATATTATACTAGCCATTTTATTGTTTGTAATTGTGATAATTGTTATACGAAGCAGAATGTCGACATCACGGTACGATTCTAATATAATGTATAAACAGAAGGACACTGACGCGTGCCCGGCTGGTTGGCATCCTCAGGGTACAATGATGTGTAGAAAAGATGGAAGTTAAATGAACCCAAGAATTTTCAATTTATCCTGAAATTCTGCATTCTCACCCTTGCTGGTAAGAACCCGATAAGTTGCGCTCATGGGATCCTTGATGATATCTTTGAGCAAGGCAATCTCAACCTTTGAAAACGTCACGGAGCCTTGGTGATAATCCTCGAACGCCTCGCACGTCACAGGCACCACGGGCTTAATGAGATCATAGACCTGTACGGCCAGGTCCCGAATTTCCTTTTGGGCATGTCCGTCCATGCGCAGCTCCAGAAAATGGAGCAGGTTATGCAGATTAATTTTCCAGTAAAATTCAGTAAAAGTATTCAAAGGAAGGTGGGCACGGGCCAGCTCGCGCGAACAGTTCTTTGAAAGGAGCTCATCATACACATGGAACGCCATGTCACATGAAGCCTTTTGTTTCAAGAGGATAAGCTGGTCGGTCCCGTCTGGAAACGCCTCCTCGCCACCCTGCTTATTCGAGGTTGACTGTAACCGTAAATTCTCTGGCATGTAGAATTCGTCCGGCAAAATTGAGTAACGGGCCGAAACCTCGTTCACAGAGGCGGTACGGTGACGCAACCACTGGCGCGCCACGAAAATAGGACACTTGATATGAAACTTGAAATCGACCATCTCAAATGGCGTCGTGTGACGATGCCTCATGAGATAACGGATGAGACCACGGTCATCAGATACGCTCTTGGTCCCTTGAGCGTAACTGACGCGAGCAGCCTGAACAATCGCTGCGTCATCACCCATGCTATCGACGAGGCGGACGGAGCTCATTTTTTAAAATAGGGTTAGTTTTTTTAACTAACAATTGAGGCGGCCATTTTGATCGACGTAAATGTCTCTGCCTCCACAGAATGCGATGCCTTTTGTCGTGTGTGACACGGTGTTGAACGGAGTTTGGCAATCGCACGTCAGGGCTGTAGGGTCATATCCAACCCCTGGATCAATTCCCATACCGCAGTTACAGCACTTGCCCTTGTAGGTGCCATTTGGAATGTTTGAAGGGTTTGGTACAGAACACGTCACACCGCCAGAGGGCTGGGCAGGCGTCGGGGTTCCTGAAGGCTGTGCGGGCGTCGGGGTACCAGAGGGCTGGGCAGGCGTCGGGGTTCCTGGGGTTCCTGGAATTGTCACACTGGGTTGGTTAGGGGGGGCGCCCTGAAGAGATGGTGCGGGTACTGGTGGCCCTGGTTGATTTGATCCTGGAATTGTTAAGGAGGGTTGGTTAGGAGGAGGGCCCTGGAGAGGCGGTGAAGGGGTCCCTGGAGTTGTGGTCGTGGTCGTGGCCATCGGGCTCATGACATCAGGGGTTCTGAACCAGAACCAGTATATCACGACGCATAACACTATAATCAGTATTATAGTAGCACCTATCACAAGCCCGTTGCCGCCTTTTTTTACTGGGACTGGGCCTGCGGCGGGCGCGGACGGCTTGGCATTTCCACCCAATAGACTAGGGTCCATTATATATTGTACTCAGATTTTAGTTCCTCAATTGACCGATAATAGCGGCCAAGGTCCTTCTTGAACCGAGCATCCTGCTTCGCCCCAGTCTTTACGATCCATGCCAGATTAGCTTTTGAATATTTCGTCCGCACCTGATTTTCAGTTGGTTTCCTGGGCTTGGAAACCTTGACGGCACTCTCCTTGGTTTCGTTGGATGGCGCCCTGTTGATAAAACTGAGGGCCTGCATGACCGTGTCAGCTAAGTCATCCTTTTTCTTGTGCTTGTCGAAATGCTCAATCCAATTGCTATTTAGACTGGTGTCCTGAATAAACTTGCGGGCGCGCTCTATACTTGCGTTTTTGCGCTGAGTGTACCGGGCTCGACCAGCCCCTGCAATGTCGGGGATTTTGTGCCGAGCATCATAAATAATAACATCGCGCTCACCGTTGATGACAAAATACGCGTGCAGAAAATTCTCTACACTCTTCATTCCGCGGTTGCGGTCGGGCTGCTTTTCGATGAGAACGGTATCGGCCGTCAGGACCCACGGCCGCTCGGCCAGGTGGCGTTTGAAGCATGGATAGATCCCGTCAGCGTGTTGTGGAGGGATGCCGGACACGTCCCATTGATGGATCTTCTTCGTCTTTGGGTCGATCAGACACATGGCGAGATTTTTAATTCCACAATCAATACTTAAAAGCATTCTAATTATAAATGTTATAATTATCTTTATAATGTGTTCTGGTCTAATTTGCTGGTGGTGTGTGCACCCACTTCCGGAAGGCCCAGTTATTCATTATCCCACCAGGTACGACGATAAGCGCAAAAAGTTTACGACGATCGGGAACTTCTGTTCGTGGGAATGCTCAAAGGCGTACGGTATAGATATGAAGAGCGCGCGATGGGGTGAAATGCAGATGTACCTTTCGCTCATGCGAAAGCAGGCCTTTGGCAAATACACCCCTCTATTTTCAGCACCAAAAAGAGAGGCTCTTAAAGTATTTGGGGGGACGTTATCAATCGAAGAATTTAGATCTTATCAGGGAAAACAGCCCCCGCCAGTTGAATTCCCAAATCAAATTCATATGACCCAAATAGTGGGCGGTGCAAAGGTCGCGCCGGTCCCGACGGCCGAAACTGCAAATGACGAACTTGTACTGAAACGTGCAAAACCTCTTCTCCGAGCTAAATCCAAGTTAGAGAGTGCGCTCGGTATTACACGTAAAGTAAAATGAGTTTTTGGGGGTTCTGGTGTGCACCCGTCGTAGAGAAACCTAAACGAAGTGATCTTCGGAGATGGGAGTTCAAGAACGGCAGTGTTTCTTGGGCAAAAGACTGTCTGGCCGCTATTGAACAACTTTCAAAAGTTAATACTACTAATTTTTGGTCTTCTGAAATTGAACCAGGAATTTGGGACGTACAATTTGAAAAGGAAGATGAACCGTTAGTTATGGTCATAAATGTAAAGGCGGATACAGGTTTTGAAGCTGCACGATCGGCTCGATGGTTGCTACATCTCGATCATCAGATGGAGGAAATTGTCCAAATTAAATGATGAAACCCATGTGATGTTTTTGTTTTTGCGTTGCATGTGACGGCGGAGCGTCGTCTTCTTTGCTACGATACCATTTTTCACCTATGTGTGCTCTCCATTGAATTGAGTATTTCTCAAGACTTTTTCTGCAAAGTACACATGGTATAGAAATTCCTTGAATTCCATCCTTTCTAATTCGATAAACTATTAGATCTCCATATTTGCGATGAACCCATGTTCCAAATTTCGCCATGGAAATGCCTTCCCGGTGTGCTCGAAGAGATAGTTTTTTGATTACTTTTCTTTCAGCACAGCAATGACAGTCATTCGTAGCCCTATACGGGACACTGGGGGTGCTCAAAGCACCCCCGACGAGAGGTCCAGCAATGAACAATGGGATAGGTTGACATTTTGCTTGATATATATTAGGGTTTCATCCTTAAGTGATGTTCCCCAAAAAAGGAGGTTGTGTGGCCGGTCCTAAACACACAGTCTCCTCAGATACTATCCAAAAAACGCAAATGGCCGAACACGCCATCCGCACCTGGGCCGTCTCTCGCTTCGCCGCCGCCATCGGCACACCTGTTTCGGCGCGCAACGCCGAGCGGTCGGTTTACAACTGGGCAGTTAAAACCACCCGTGGGCACGGGGAAGACAGCGCGTGGGAAAACCCGACCTTCCGGTGGCGCTACAAGCACAAGGCGCTTCACCTCATGGAGGAGCTCAAACGCGCACCAGTTGCAGCTGTCGAACTCAAGGTCAACGGTGACCAGGTGGCGCTCAAACTGAACTACATACCGCAGCTTGTGTACCGGCTGAAGAACAAAGAAGTCGAGGCGCGCCGGCTCGCGGAGCTCGGGGCCGAGCAACTCTGGCCAGATGGTCCCTACGCCACCATCCACTTCCAGCGCCGGAAGCGTGAGCTCGATCTCGAGAAGCTCCGGGTAAAGGACGAGGACTACACCGGCATGTTCAAGTGCGGCAAGTGCAAGAGCGTCAAGACCACCTACTACCAGATGCAGACGCGCAGCGCCGACGAGCCGATGACGGCGTTCATCACCTGCCTGAATTGCTCTAACCGCTGGAAGTGCTAGGACCCAGATACCTGCTTATGATACTCGTGTTATCCAATGGCCATTTATCACCCTCTAACTTGTCCAGCGCCTGTCTGTCCGGTCCCACTAACTTCACCATCATAGGATGCTCCCCCTGAAATGGCCCCATAAGGCATTTACCAATATCCTCAAATTTCCATTTTAAATCACAATGGATTTTTAGAGGGCCCTCCTCCGATCGCTTCGTCTGAATTAATCTGTGGTCCCACCCATCAACTTGCATCATTTTTTGTGCACTTAAATAGATCGTAAGATATTCGGGAATTTCTATATTCTGCTTAAGTTTTAACCGCTCGACTGAATTGTAAGACTTGTAATACCCCGCTCCATCATTCCCGTACTTTTCACAAATAGAATTAAAGTCTTTAAAATACTCTCGCATGAAGGGGTGGCCAGGGCTGGCCGCTATAAACCAACTCTCAAATACTGGTGATTTTTTATTGGACGTCATCCCGTCTTGGTGAAACATAAACGCACCTGATTTAGGAACCCAATTGGAAATTGGTTCAGTCATAATAACTGACGCGTCCATCCAGACCCCACCATTCCTGTTTATGAGATCAAGACGTAACCAGTCAGACTGTCTGTGCTTGTCTAATTTGTAAAACCATTCGGGAGGATTTGACCAGTCCTTGAGCGTGTCTTTGTTCAAGAAACGGACCTGATATTCTGGGGCGTACCGTTTCCAGTTTGCCTGGCACCTCTGCACAATTGGTGGGGGTTTCGGGTCGTCCCAGTAGGTCCATATCACCTTTGGGATTTCTGTTTCATATTTTGAATTTGATTTGCTAATTACCAATGCTAAGATGGCAACGATGACCAACGCCGCAACGTCAATCCCGTCCATCACTAATTTGTGTCAAGAATTAAAATATGGATCCGAAACTTCTTTCAAGATAGTGAACCACCTCTAGATTATTATGGACGGTTAATTGCCTATGAAGATTTTGATAGAAGTCTTTAGAGTTTTTCCGTATCTTATCACGGGTTGTTCTCATCACGCAATTATAATGGACACCCTTGGCGTTTGGATCCCACGACCCTATATTTCGCTCATACCACGCTCTGAAAGGGCGTACTTCCGCTGGTACTAAATTATTTCCATCCCAGTGATCCAGTGTGAAATGTTCATGTTCACCTATGGGTCCACCCTCTACAGCTCCGGTATTTATCATGTCTTGAGCTCTACCAAATCTATTGTATTTATGAATAGGTGCGGGTAAAAACACTATATGGTCTGGTAAATTGTCGTAATTTTCTAGAGCGTACTGAACCCAGGTCCCTGCATCCCGACCCACGTTATCCAGGACTTTACAGTCTGGAATTCCTTCACAAGATTTGCACTTGTCGTACACAACCGTATCGTATCCTTCAGCCCGGACCTTTTCAACGTCCTCACGGTTTCCACAGACCGACATCACCACCGTGACTTTATCCCGCCTCCAGGTGATTAATATGATCACAAGTACCAGCAGAAGCGCAGCCAAAAAAAGTAAATACATCTGCGTTAATATAGTTAAACAAAATTTAAGTGGGATTTTCAATGAGCCTCGTCAAGGTGTGGACGGACATTGGTGCAAAAAAACATGTTCAACTTTTGGCAAAGATCATTGAAAAGGATGGTGTTATTTTGATAATCAAATATCTATCAGAGGGGAAGGACCATGTCTGGCGGTACGAAGATGACACATACGAGATAGACGATAGCTCCATTTCAGAGTATCTCAAAACAGATGATGAATGTGATCTAGGTTTTATACCCATGGGGGACGGAGGATTTGTAAAGAACGAGAACTCAGATGATGATTATGAACCAAGTGACGAAGAGGAAGAGGACGAAGAGGACGACGAGGACGACGAAGATAACCCAGATGAAGAGGAGGACATGGATGAAGAGGACCCAAGTGAGGAAGAATTCGAGGAAGAGGAGGAAGAGGAAAAAGATGTTGAGGAATATTAACAATGAAAAATAAAAACCTGATGATCGCTGCTATTGTGGCATTTCTGGTTTGGTGGTTTTTTATCCGCCCACAGACAGCCTCCTCTTACGTGGCGGCAGGCTGCGGCGGCTGCGGCGGTGGTTAGATAAAAACAATAGTTATCTAAATATAAATGTCTGTCACGAGCAAGTTTATCAAGGAGTTTGATCCTTCAGATGAGAAGCATGTTGAATGGCTCAGCCAGATGACTGATATGGCTGAGAAATTTAACGACCCAAATCAGGTTATATCAATTGTTGATGAGATTAACAGTAATCCTATGAACATCAAGATTGAGCAGAAAGATGCACTTGACTGGTTCCATATTCATTTTGTAATTTGTGCAGCGTACGCAAAGGCGGTCCTGCGCGGCAAGGCGTTCATTCCGTCTCGGGCAGCTGATACAGCTCATTAAATTTATATTGATACATCTCCAGGGTACCTTCAAACGTATGGTGCTCGCCTAAAAAACGATAGCCGGAATCGGTTTTGGTCATGTGATTGACGATGGTCAGGTCGAGACAGTGAATGCAGCTCCATAGTTTAAGTTCATCAAAATCCCATTTATTTATATCCAAAAATTCGAGTGGTTCATGTGTTTTAATATATTTGACATGAAAATTAGGCTCCTTCTCTAGACCAGGCCATTCATGTGTCGAATTAACATGGGTCTCAATAATCTTAGCCGTCAGTTTCGCATCATGCTCCTTTGTGAAACTGATGACTGTAATGCGTGGTTCAGCTGGTAGTCCGAAAACTTTATTATTTTTGTAATGAACCGTCCATAGTTTCTTTTGCCCGTAGGTTGACTTCTTGGTGAAAGGGCGAGCGGGTGTAGCTAGCATTTTCGTCTGTATTAGAAGATGGTCACAGTTTTTTAACTAAAAGTAGGTTGTGTACCCGGGTCAACTTAAGGGTTGACGAAGAGGTCAACCCAACAGACACAATGGCTTCCGAGTGCGAAGTCTGCTACTCCGCCAATTCGAATTGCAAATTGGTGTGTGGCCACAGCTTCTGCTTTTCATGCGTCAAGAAGTGGTACCACAAGGGGGCTGACCAGAACTGCCCCATGTGCCGCGCGCCCATCTATTTCAAGGGCCTGTACAAGAAACAGGAGGAGTGGGCCAATGAGGCCTACGAAACCAAGGTGGCTGAGGTGTTCAGTGAATACTTTGAAACCACACTCGAGACGGGAATTGAAGACGCCAAGGAATTTGTGGACGTCTTTCACAAGTCGTACCGGAAAGAGATCAAGGCGGGGTGTATGCGGGAGTTGATGGACGATCTCAAAAACTTGGAAAAGACCCACCGCTATTTGCTTCATGAGCAGGTGGCCCAAGAGGACATCGACGAGGTTCACTATTACGGGGAGTATTACTCTGATCGCACGCTAAACGCCAAGAACGAGTTCCGCGAGCGACCCCGCTCCCCGCCGCCGCCGCGCCGCGCCGCACGCCGCAACAGCCACAAGGTGATGCTGCACACAAGAGGACGTTGTTAAATGTTGGTTATTGTTATATGAGGCACCCTCGTCACATTACACTCCGTAAGAAAAAATGGCCCCAAAGATATTTTGGCGGTCTTAGTCCCTCCATGAAAATCAGGCGCGAGATAGAACTCCTCAGAAGACGTCGTAATTCAAAATTCAAATTAGGAAAGTCCAACAAGGCGATAAAGACCCGCAAGTCCAGGTGGACACAACTGTTCCACAAGGTTTATCCGAATTTACCATTCAAAAAGAATTTGATTTCAAAAAAGACTGGAATTCCTGTGGCTGCATTAGACACGGTATATAACAGGGGACGGCGCGCATGGCAGACGGGTGGGAGCCGGCCAGGCGTGACGGCGAACCAGTGGGGAGTTGCACGTGTTTATAAATTTGTCTTAATTACAAAAGGAAAAGCGCCTAGAAATTGGTACATTCATAGGTTCGATCCCAACCAAAATCTTAGACTAGGTCGATATCGTTATTAGAAGTAAACTGGAATACGGTATCATCCGTGACAATAAGGCTGCCCGCAGTCATGCATGTGGCAAGAATTGTAACATCGCCATAGACGAAGAAATGCTTCTGATCCGTGGTGAATATACAATCCTGGTACTCGTCCTCAAATAGGGCCTGAAGACTTGCGTTATTAATACGCAGAGTTCGGTGAGGTGGCTTCAGCGTCTCGAGTGAAAACACGAGGACATCTGCTGAATGGAAATCACGTTCCATATAGATGCCTTCCACCTGTTCACCTGCCCGGCGATTTACTGCCCGGCGCTGAATAGCATTCAGAGCGATGAAATTCTTTGGTACACTTGGGCATGCAGAAACCTTGTACGGGAACTCGCCGATTTCCATGAATTCGGTATCATAATCATCTGGGTTGACATATACATGGTTAGTCAGGGACATCTCTTCGGACGGGCTGTAGCAGACGGTGAAAGTTGAAACCATTGTGTTCTACATTACATGGGTGTGCATTCTCTAAGTCTCCATCGGGTCGTAGTTCTCGTCAGTCTCCAAGTCGGACGCCCCCTCCTCGTGCCCCCCGCGCCACTGCTCCTCCTCATGGATCTCGTTCTCGAGACGGTCAATCTTCTTGCGCTCGCGGTCGATGATGCCTCGCATGAAGTCGCTGTACTCGCCGTTGATAGGGCTCGTGTTGTCGAAGGGCTTGTTCTCCTCGAGCATCGCATCGATGGCCGCGCTCTCCTTGGCCTCTGCAGTGCGCTTGGCCGCGCGCAGGTTCACCAGCTCTTGCTCATGCATGCGGATGCGCTCGATGATCGGCACGTCAAAGTACGCGTCTACGGCCGCAGCCTCGAGGTCCCCAGTGCAGTAGTCGAGCCCCTGGATCTCATAGAGTTCCTCTTTCGTCATGTGCTGATCGACATAGCTCGACATGTAGTTATACATAGACGGGGTGATGCACTCGTTCACATAATCCTCAAACGTCGAGTAGGTCCAGATGAATACGGGCTCCTCGCCCTCATATTCACCCTGATAGCCGCAAAGGAGGCCGGCGTCGTTAAAGGCGAGGTAGGCGTTGGGGGACATTCTGTTTGTGTTTACTAATCCCTCCGAGCCATGCAACAGCCGAGCACACAACCTCCTTTTTACCTTATAAAAAGAACAACATATGTCATACATAGAAGGATGGACCAAGAGTGGGTCACATCTGTAATTGATGTGTATTTCGAATTAAGACCTTTTTTCGAGACGCAGGCTCTTTACCGTAGTAAAGGTCTAACGGGTTTTGATTATTTATATTATGAAGTTGATTGGCTTATAAATTCTGTATGGGACACGACGTGTGACGAATTTAGGAACATGCCCGGATCCAAATATTTATTAGACAAATATAACAATTCACCGAAAATAGAGATTGATGATGAAGACAGGAAGAACCTCTGGAAGAGATTTTTATACGAGTTAGGATTTTTACCCTGTCATTACCCTTTTGAATTTAAATTACGTGGTCCTAGCCGTATACAAAAACAACCTTAGCCTCTGTTTGAGCCTTATGAATTCGTTCGAACAATTTGGTCATGGGTACCTCGAACTCTTCTGCTTCTAGAGCTGCGATGTCATCTTTTGATAGGATCATCGGTTTCGAGCGCCAAAATAATACATCGCCCGTGGTCCTCCCACTCGCAATGTATTGGTCGTATGCTTCATTAAACTTTTTAGCAGTTTCAAAAACCTTGTCTTGATATAGATTATTCACCCATGAATGCATATCGACATCGGTGAATTCTCCCAATTTCTTGTAGAATTTAGGTTTGGCAAAGTTCACGAACTTGCGCTTGGGTGCAAATTCGGCCGAAATGCATGCGAACTTCAGTAGTGCCATTTAGTATATAAAAGTGTCATTTTTTTAAAACGTGTTGGACAGAGGTCCGTTGGTGGTGCGGTAGGTGCGACGCCAGAACGGGCTGAGCGCACCAGAATTTCTGACGCTCGGGCTGCGGCGAGGGCTGCGGCGAGGGCTCCGCATGTGTCCGGTGGCTGGGCTTGGGTGGGCTGCATTCCATTGAGCTCCCCAATTGCGCATTCTTTTGTATTCTTTGATCAGTGTTGGCAGGTTCATGTGAATGTACGACTTGCCCTGAGTGTGCAGTAGAGACCCCATATTAAATCTATTATTGACACTTGCCCAATTGTTGCCATATTTATTTACGGGGGTTCCATTCTTGGTGACCATTTTACCGCGGAGAGTTTTGTATACTGGGAGACCCGTCACGGTCTTGTGGTTGGTTTTACGCAAAAACATGGGAGCCATTTATATTATCTAAGATATTATTAATGAACAACAGTAACTGTGGCCAGTTGGGGGCCATTCAGACGCGTGGCACGTGCTGGTTCTATTCGATCCTGAACGGGTTTATCCTGTCCCAGGATGGTCAGAAGATCCTTTACGTCAAACTGAAAGAATATTACAAGAAACTCAAGCCGGTCGAGAAAGCCTATTTCGACGACACTATCAACGCACCATGCCCTCTGAAGGACATCACCAAGACGAAGGAGATTTACTTTTGGAAATTCGTAGACCAGTACCTGTGCTTCATGAGCGGACCTCGCGAGATGTCTCTCAAGGCGGGCAAGTCGGCCAATCTTCTCGGCGGAATGAGCCTCCAGGGGTCTGTAGCGAAAGTGGCCCAGGGTGGAAAAGGTGCGTTTCCTCAGATGGAGATTGAGAAGATATTAAATCATGTAGGGTTCAAGGGTAAATATGATGTTAGATATGCAGCAACTAAACCTGTCAAATTTGATGGCCGTAAAAAACCCCAGTTTGTCGTCGCCATGCAAAACAAGGGGGAGCACATTAAACAATATATGAACCAAATTCCCGCTGGTTTCTTGAACAATGCAGAATACGCCCCGATGTGCGCGTCCATAATTATAGAAAATACGGAGGCTAGTAAGTCAGAAATGCATAGATCACATGCAGTTGCAGGGTACGTCTGCAACGGCAAGGGTTTTATTTACGATTCTAATCAGAAAAAGATTTTCAGATGTGATTGGTGGATTCGCAGTGAGATGGTGAAAACTATAAAAGGTCCAGTTGCTGATTTTTATTCATTCTTCAAAGGCGGACAGGTCACGTACATTGGATATTCATTCGCCGTCTTTGCTCGTAAAGAATTCACAAAGGACATTGGTCCATCATGTCTCATGAAGTACCGGACCAATACTCCTGAAACTTACGGGATCAACTTCACTGATCCTAATGCGGGAAATAAGATTAACAGCAAGTTATACAATTACCTCGCCCCAGCCGAGCGCGCGGCTCTCAAGCGCAAATGGGCCCGGACCGAGCACAAGGCACCGGTCTATATCAACAAGGCCACTTTTAATTCAATAGTGGCTGGAGCCAAGAACCGCAATAATGGCGTTCAGCAGGTGAATAACCTCGAACATGCAGGTTACAAATTCAAGCATGAAAATTACAATAATTTTGCCGCTAAATTGAAGGCTAAATTTCCAAACAAGGTTGTGGCGCCTGCCAAGACGTACACTTTCACCAACGCCAAGGCGCACCTGAACCAGTTCACGAAGAGCACAGCGGCCGTGCGCAAGCACCAGTACTCGCTCGTATGGAAGGGCATCCCTATGGCCCAGCGCAGGGTGCTCATGCACTGGCGCAACAAGGGCGAGTGGCTCGCGAACAATGCGGTGGTGAAGCCCAAAACTCCGAGCCCTTCTCCACGCACAAAACGCGCGATTCAGGTCAAGACCAACTTCGAAAAGTATTGGAAGGCTATGCAGCCAGAAAATCGTCAGATGATACGCAATTACGTCGCGGCCTACAAGAGCCCGCGCACCAATGCAAATGCAATGAATTACATGAAATTCGGGACCCCAAGTCCCGTGAAGAAGGCGAGCCCGAGCCCGACCACCAAAAAACTCGCTCCATTCTTCGAGCCGGCGAAGAACTCGAACGCACTGGCAGCAGCCAAGCGCAACGTGAATGCCATCAAGACAGCCAAGAAGCGCAAGGAGTACCGGCGTACGCGTGCGGTCAATATGAGCCAGAATAACTGGACCGCCCTAGTTCGGTACATTGATCAGAAGAACGCGGAAGCCCGGTGGGCCAGATCCGCTAAAAAAACTGTTGCTAAATAGTAATAATGTCTCCTCGTAGACCTTCCGTATCTGGTCTGAATTTTAGCACGTGGATGCGCGCCAACGCGGGTCGGGCCGTCAGACATTACAAAAAACGGACCAGCCCCTCATCGGGTAGCCACAAGTCTCCTCGCACGTCGGCGTCCCTCATGCGCCTCCGCAATCGCGCCATGCGCACTGTAAACACTCTACACGGATATAACAATGCGGTATTGGCCCGCAACACGGCACGTATAAAGAAGATGCTCAAGGAAATTGCCAACTATAATGCACGTCACAGCCACCGGCTCGTTCTTCAACCCAACCTGTCATTCTCCCTTGGTCGCCGTTCTAATTAATTTCTAATTTAAAATTATAAATGAACAGCAATATCAGAAACCTTGAAGAGGAACTCGAAGGCCGTCAGATGGCTATCCAGCACATCAATATGATTGGAGGCCCTGCATCATATAAAAAATTCCATTTGAGTGAGATTGCTGCCATAAAAAAGCAGCTTGCGGCACTGTATCGCGCTCAGGCAGTGGCCAAGAAACGCGCACGCCGTAATCGCAAGGTCCAGGCGCACGTGAAACGCGCAGCCAACGCGTTCATGTCCCCGGTGCGCAGATCACGCAAGTAAAGTCAATGTACCATTAAATATAAATGATACTGGCGTTGATCACAACGGCGTGTTGGTCCTTTGGAATGGGGTACTTCATTAGATCCGAACAGTATCTACCGGGGTGGGAGGGTATTATCTAAATTATTTCAGGCTCGCCCGCAAAGTGGAACGGGCACCACGGCGGCCGTGCGTCAAAGTACTTGAAATCATCGCGGCCGCGCCACACGCCCCGGTGTCCCCCGTGTCGAGCGCAAACCCACGCATCTTCATCTGGTTCTATCTCCTCATAGACCTCCCACATGTACACGTCGTACGAAGGGTCAAAATTGATGTACACGAGCTTTTTGAGCTCCGCAAAGTATCTCCATGATGTGGGAGGAAGCTTGCGAAATGTAAAATCTGTGTCGGTCTTGGGGAGTTTTCTATAAATTCCCAAAGCGCGGCGTGTATCAATATCAGCGAACGAGGCTACCCGTTCGATTATGTTTTCCATTATTCTGTTAGGGCCTGACTGCTTTAAATCCAAGTCGTGATGAGAGCCGCCCATTCCTCACCGCGAAACGTCACATTCTCTGTCAGTTCGTAAGTTCCGCTCATAAAGTTCCGCCGGACGTTGTACACGTCATCCTTGTCCTTCACGAAAAAGAACGCAGCCACCTGGCCCACGAGGCCATTATCTATATATTTCTCTTCCCATCCGATTTCGCGAAGTTCATCGTCTTCTAGCCAGGTGAATATCATTTAATTTTCAAGAGGTTTTAATCTCTAAATATCAAAATCTTCAAACAGATCATCGAGTACCGTCTTCTTCGAGAGGCCGTCCGAACCCATGATCTCTTCGTACCACTTGCCCTGCGGGCCGCACTGGTTCTTGTCGAGACGCACAAACTTGGCGTAATTGTGGTGGATCTTACCCGGGCTCACGGCTACGATCGAGCGCACACACGTCTTCTCGGCTGAGTTGTAGTACAAGCAAACCTTGCAGAGGGCGGACATGCTCATTTAGTGTTCAAGAGCTCGTCGTCTCTAACTCCATGGAGACCGGTCGATGGGTCCGGGCATCTTGCGCACGAAGTGTTCAAAGTTCCTGATATCTTTGAAAAGATACCCTGGAGCCATAAATGGTGATGAAATTGTATGCATGAATACACGCCCTACACGATCCGTCACGTACTCTTCCTTTTTAAGAGGGGGTGCGTATGCCACGGTTCTCAGTGCTCCATACGTATAAGCACCGATGCAGTATTGTAAGAGAGCCTTTTCCATTTAGTGTTCAAGAGGTCAGCGTCTTTAAATTTCTTCCGCAACCCCTACCATAACTGGCACAGCCACTGGAATTGCCTCTACCGCGGCCGTACCTAAACACGGTGCGACCACCTTTACTGCTCCGGCGCACACCGCCGTCGCAACCACGCCCCCTGCAGCCACCTCTCCAATTTTCTTTCCCTCCTGTTTAGCAATCTTTGCTGGGTGTTTCATCATTTGAATTCACGAAAGAAAATAGCCACGCCGTCCCTAGCGTTTGTAGTTTTGCTCCCAGTAGCCAGACGCATTAAGGACGTGTATGATAACATTACCATCAGCATCTGCGGTGCAGCCTTCACAGTCATATTCAGAAAACCGCTGGAGGTATATATTGAAATCATGTGCACGTTCTTCGACATCATCGGCTGAGATGGTAAATCCCATTTCTTTCGCTTCTTCGGATAGCCGAACCGAGTGTGCTGCCTTCGTAAAATACTCATGAATCTCCCATGGGCGTCTACACAAAATTCGTCCATAACTTTCCATGAAGTTGCGGTCGAACACACAGAGTGGACATTTTGTCATATAAGCATACAACTCGTCGACGTCGGTGATACCGTTACCGGCGTCCACGTTGTAAGGTAGGTTACTCATTTATTCATTATAGTCACACTGCCTTTAAATAATCAGTCCCTCCAAACACGACGTGCATTCGTCCCTCTCTAAGACCCACGCCGTCCCCGTAGGCACCCACGGACCCTCCTTCGTTCGGTGCCACCTCGGATCCTTGGCGAATATTCCATTCGATTCTTCATTGGCATCGACCCAAATAGGTTCTTTGACTTTTGTGAGAACCTTATTCACGAGTTGGGTCCCAAGACCCTTGCGTTTTTCAGCGACGCATAGATCCCCGAGGATCCACCTGTCCCGACCCCATTTCTGAAGGGTGCACAAGGCCATGACTTTTGCACCCTCCCGAATTGTATAAAGTCTGTCGAAACACTTGGGGTTCCATAGGCTCTCGCCGGGGCCAAAGTTTTGGCGGATGAGTTCATCCATTACTTTACATATAGTCGGTCTCTCTATATAAATTGAGTGGTTCAAACGTGAAGACGGACGGTAACTCGGCACAGATCTTTAGGGCTTCTTCACGCGTCTCGACATATACAAAATTGCGGCCATCGTGGCACTTGATGATGTAGATCATTTTCCTGATAAAAGCGTGCCTGATGGCTCTAAGACAATCTCATACTCCCATTGGTCTCATTTTTCCGAAACCCGTGCTTTATGTACCAGTTCACGAGTTTCTGCTGGCTCGCAGGTGACACCGACCGGTTGATTTTTGGATATAGTTTTATACTTGATTTTGAATTATTTATAATACGTCTCATGAGCATATTGCCATACCCTTTTCGTGCAGCAATAAGATCAACTGATAGGTTGTTCCCATTTCGGGACACCGCTGCAAACCCTAAAAACTCCCCGTTGTTGCCGATGACAGCATACCTCCCGCCCCGTGTTATGTTGCTCAATTTGATTATGTAATTTCCAGCAATTCTCTTTATCAGGTTTTGTATGACACCGGACTTGTGAGCCATGGCTATGTTCCGGTTAGCGTTGTTATTTCTTTTGATGATTGGCATTAATTTATACCTTGATTTTATTAACAGGGAACCACCAGTCGATTATCTCGCCTGCACGGAGGACCGCGTAGAGGATGGCGGCTGCAACGCGCCCTGACATGGGGCTTGGTTTGTCAAAGATGCACTTGTACGAGATAGCCTTGAGTTCCTTGGGGTCCGAGTTGAAGTTCATTTAGTTGTTAAGAGCTCGGTAGCTCTAATACCCATACAGTATTCTGTACATCTACCGGTGTGTCAATCTGATCAAGGTCGACCCACGTGTGCCGGCGCAGGCACATACCCTGAGCGCGCTCTATGGCTTTTTCACGGGTCGAAAAGCCTCCGATGAAAATATCATTTCCCGCATAACCAGTCGTGAAAAGGTGGTAGACCGGCTTGGACTTTGTTATTCCCATTAGTAATCTGAGCGCGGCACAGCTTTACCTGTATTGGAATTTATTTCGATCGTTGCACCTTTAGGTATACTCAGGTCATGATCATCTGGTACAATTTTATTTCTCAATTCGAGCCATTCCTTGAGAATGTCATCGGGCATTGATACACCCCAAATTTTTCGAGCCTCTTCAAGGTTCATCTTACTTTAAGATTACATCTTTTCTTTAATAAATGCAGTGGGCTCCCATTGATGACGTGACAGGTGACGACGGTAGGACCCTTGATATAGACGTGTATGATATGGACTACGATGTTCGTGATGAGGAGGTCAGCGAATACGCAGAGTTTATAAAAAGTGTCTCCGATTTCCATACTAAATATAACAGTCTCAAGAGTGATATCATTTTTGCCGAAAATGAACTCGCTGACATCGATGACACGTATGAAAAACTTACAAGAATTGTCAGTGATTTAAAAAATGATAATTCGGAATCCAAATTGAATGAAATTATTGAACAGTATAAAACTGATTTCAATATTGTCGAGAAGAGGACCAACCTTGAAAAAATGCGTGAGGCCCGTGCACTTATGACCAAGGTCCAAGCCAAGCTGAAATGGAAGCCTCCAGTTTCATTTAGGTGTTTTGTGTGCCTTGAAAATGTAGTCGACACGTTTCTAGACCCGTGCGGTCACTCTGTATGTGGAAAGTGTTGGGAGAAACATGTACATTCTAGACCATCAATTCAAAATCAGAGGTGCCCGGGGTGCCGAGCGATCGTGAACAACCCTCGGCGCATTTATTTCCTAACCTAAAATTCGTCTGACTTCTTGAGGCGACTTGCCTTGCAGGGACGTGGCGATAATTTGGCTGACACGATCCAGGCATTCTTGATAGTCAAGATAGTCGGCAGCTCGTGCCACTTCAAAAAGAATTGCGTAATCAGGATCCTTGATGAGCCATGGATCTGGACATTCAATAATACCTTCACGAGCAAACTTCAGTAGTCTCTTGAGGGTCCATGAATTTACATTTGGAATTGGAATTATGTCCGCGTCCGACATTTCAGAAATTACTTTGAATTTCTGTGCAATTTCCAAATCGATTTGGAAATTGCCACCATCATTGGTGACCAGGTTCATTTATAATTTCGCGCTCAAATTTTTTAACACAGTACTATAATGGCATCACTGTTCAAGAATTCGTTAGGCCCCAACTGGAATATGTTGGGTCTCTGTCTCGTGGAGGTCTTTGGTGACTTTCAGTTTAAGAATTTTGCGCGCGGTGGGGGGATCGAGAACTTTGCAGGCGGCATTGCAGGGTACATAGGTGTGATATATTTCTTAATCTCTTCACTCATGATGAATGACGTCATTTGGGTCAATGGAATATGGGATGGTAGCTCGGCGCTTATAGAAACTCTGTTTGCATATTTCATGTTCGGTGAACGTCTCGGAAAACCCTCACAGTACCTGGGTCTGGTTGCCATCATTGGTGGACTTTTCTTGTTGAAGAATGGCGTCTAGATCCTAGATAAAAGGGTCGAACGTGAGAAGAGTATAAGATGGACGCAATCCAGGCTGTTGTTGACCTTGCCCGCGAGAATGAGGCTTACGAGGAGAAGCTGTGCAAGTATGAGGACTGGTGTGAGGACCTGATCGGCACGTCCGTAACACTGCGCGTCGGGAGCAAGAAGTCCAAGACGCGTTTCGTCGAGTGCATCGTTCAGGAGTACGACGCTGACGAGTTCACATGGACCCTGCTCTCAGATGATGAGAAGACGACCAACGACCCAGAGATTTTCGAGGTTACATTCGAGGATTTCATCAAGGGCAACCTGCACATTAATTTTGTAAAGTAATATAAATGTCCGGAGCTTACTCAGTCGCTGACGCAGCCGAAAAAAAAATGGGTCTGACCACCCCTGTAAAGGTGGGCATTCTCCTGTTCCTTATAACCTTCTTTATCACGCGCAGCTGGCCTCAGACCATCGCAATCATCGCAGCCCATATGATTTTGCATTCTATATTATAAATGATAAAGAACCTTGTGCTAGGTATTTTGTTAGTCGTGACGCTCCAGTATTTTCTTAACCCGAAGAAATCCGTCTTTATATTTGGGGTGATATTAGCAGCAGTTTCGCTGTTTATGTTCAAAGTGTATCACGCTGATACAATTCCAGTCATGGTCTACAAAAAACTAGAGGAGAAAAACTCGGTCCAGGTCGTTGCAGAAAACCTCTAGGCTCGGAGCAATTTCATTGTTCCACATGTCACGGTCACGCTCGACCTTCATGGTGTTAATTTCCGAATTAAATTGCTCAATGAGTTTAGCATTTTCTAGGTCCAGCATGTGAAGGTAGGTCTGGATCTGGATCATTTCAGAGGGGTACACGCGACGGAACAACCCCTTTGTCCTGTTCTTAATTTCTACAAGGGTCTTTGACCCGTCAGGGTGCTCCTCAATTCGGTCAATCTTTCCGGTGACCACGTACTGGTTATCACCTATGATGCAGATTTCGTAGTTGTAGAAATTAGTATCCTTGACGAGGGTCAGGCCAGTCTCGACTGCTGTACGATCCTCTGTGCGCGTCCCATGGCTCGTGTAAACTTTGGAACGCAGGTGCTCGGTCACCTTGGCCTTGTCCTCTGCGCTCAGCGTTTGATCAGCCGCGATGAGCACGCTTGCCCGACGGAAAGTCTGTTCCGCATCGGTCGAGTTCTTGGCCTTGTGGGCCGTCGCGAGAGACACAATTTTCTGGGCGTCGTAGGACTTGGCCAGAGCCTCATTCGCTTCGTCACTTTTAGTTTTCAAATTGAAATTCTCTGGGCTATGCTTCTTCCAAAGTTCGTTGAAAACCTCATCACGTGATTTGAACTTGTTCTGCCCGATCACGGCAGCCACGTCAGATGCCTTGATGATGATCCGCCTCATTTTGACTTAGAGGAGACGCAAGCCTCTAAGTCAAATGCTCGTCATTCGCCCAAAGGTTGTTCCAGTTTTCGCAACTGCCAAACCTTCCCTCAAGAAAACTAAACGGACGCCTGTCAAGCCAAATGAATTGCGCGAGGCAATTAACCACGCCAAGAATTTGTGTTTCAATTACGAGAATTCTATTGAGTGCCGTCTCGCATTCGAGCGTGTAGAGGAGCTCAGTGCTGAGATGGCCCGGCAGCGTGACGAGATTGCCATGTTTGTAGCCGAGGCTGAATATTTTTCTGAAATGGAAACTCGCGAGTACGACGTCTAAAAAGGGGTTGTGTGCCCGGCTTAAACGCAAGACTTACTACATAAGTATCCAAAAACACAATGGAGGTCAAGCCCGGTAACCTGCTGAAGTTCGAGCCGGTCGACGCCCTCAAGCCGGCGCCTTTTGGTCGCACGGTGTCCACGTACGGTCTCCTCAACCTGGAGACCCACCCCCGAGAGGGTGACATTTATACCATCTGCCGCGACGGGTCGGTCAAGTTGCTGTCGGGAGAAGACGAGCGCACCATCGGTTGGGAGCTCATCATCAAGGATGACGTGGCCTATGCGCGCGTCGCTCAATATGGCTTCGAGCCCCAAGAGGTTCGCGTGACGCACGTCGGGCAGCTTCCCGGTGATATGATCCCGGACAGTAGCTGTGTGGTTGGAAACGTCATCCATTTTGCCCGCGCGTGTACACCTGACGACCAGGCTTCTCATATCGGAGATATTTCTTACGCCTCCGACAATGGCGAAGAGGTGGCCAGCTCCTTCGATGCCGATGATTTTGAGATCAAGCCGCTCGACGCATGCCCCGGTGCACCCCTGAAGGCGGCCCGCTCAGACGCTGAGAAGTTCGCGACGATCGCCCGGAACCTCAACCCCGAACTGGCGGCTGCCGCCAGCTTCCTAAACGATCCAGTACAGACCGACGCTATGGCGCGGTTTGCCGAGGGTAAGATGAGTTATGCGGAGATGCGCGGGCTTTGTGGATAGGGGCTTAAAGTTTTGCGAGTGCTTGTTTAATATATGAACCGGTTTGCGCGAATAGCTCTAATGATTAGTCTGGCCCATGTAATGCGTTACGCGTCTGAATGGTGTTATTGGAATTACTGCGGTGGCTTTATCCAGTCGATCTTTGCGTCAGGCTCCTTGACGTGTCGGGGGTTGCGTTGGGCATCCGAAACCGCCAACACGCAGATGGTGACGTACGTTGGCACAGACCTACTTAAGGCTTTGGAGAACTAGAACAGTAGACAAATGGCAGACACCAACATTCGCACACTGATCGAGGAGGAGATTGCTCTGAAGAACCAGCTGAAGGAGCTGCGTCAGGAGCTCAAGTCGGCAATCGAGGCTACTCAGCTGTACCAGGGTCTCCTCGAGCACACCAAGGACATCCCTGACATGGAGGTCAACGAGAAGACCGCCAAGGCGCACGCCTACAAGGTGACTTACGAGACCTTCGCGCCACCAAAGGAGGAGGCGGGTGACGGGGAGGACCGACCTCCAAAGAAGTCCAAGAAGAAGAATTAAACCTCGCTATTATAATAAATAATGGAGGCGCCAAAACCCATTATAGTCGCCGCCGTAAAGCAGGTGTGGTTCGATGAAGAGGAGGAATTTCTTACTAAAATTGAACGCCAATCAAACATCCTTCACGACTACTACGTAAAAGACTATAAATACTACCAGACACTATCTTCCAGATTTAACATACCAATTCTCATCGTTTCAGCTACTAACGCATTGTGCGCTATTTCTTTGAATGATTTTCTTAGCCAAAAATTTGTGAGTATTCTTAACGCAATTCTTTCATCCGGTACAGGTGTACTAGGGTCTATCCAGCTTTATATGAAGTTGAACGAAAAGATGGCTAACGCTCTTCGTTCATCAATCAATTTTAAACGCATAGCGTTGAAGATATCTAAAGAACTTTCGATTGACCGCGCCCAAAGGGCGACCCAGGGCGAGACTTTCCTGACTGAGTGCTTCGCGGATTTCAATACAACGATGGAGCAGGGAAATCCGGTCGAGAAGAAACTTGCTAATTTACTTTCGCTTGGTGTTGCAGCCGAACCTCCCAGAACCCCGGGGTCAAATGTGATGCGCGTTGCTGACAGCCTGATGGCCCTTGCACGGGGTCGGATTTCTCAGGTGCCGTCGATGTCAACGTTTAGAGATGGTGCAATGACCCAGGGTTCTTCAACCCCAGACGAGGATGTTTAATTTTTTTCTAACTTTATATTACAAATGTCTCCCTCTCCCCGTTCCCTGGCTGCCCTCTTCCGTACCCGTAAGGTGCGCTCCGACAAGGGCAAGAAGCGTGCGTCCGGTGTGGCCATGCGCCGCCTGTTCAGCAGCCCCAAGCCACGCAAGACCCGTGCCAACAAGGGCACCAAGCGCGGCCCCCGCCGTGTGCCAGGCTACGGCGCCGTCATGGCTTCCATCAGCCCAATGTTCGGCAAGCTGTTCAAGGAGCGCAAGACCCGCAAGAACAAGGGTGCCAAGCGCGGCCCCCGCTGGATGCCAGGCATGGTCTATTAAATTTCTAGGCTAATAATAAAAATGGCCCCCGCAGCCTCCCCCAAGCCCACCTCCTTCATGAACGTGAAGCACCGCGTCATCTACAAGACGTCAGCCGGTAAGTACATCGTCCGGACCGCCAAGGGTGTCGCGTACCGCCCCAAGGTCAAGTACTACAAGAACCCCCAGGGCTCCACCGTTCACGTCAAGTATGCCCATGCTAATGTCAACATCCCCAGCCCAATCCGCCCCAAGCTTCTGCGCAAGGAGCGCAAGAACGCTGGTCGGGCCCGCGGCAAGTACGCCGCCCGCGTGCCAGGTGTCCGCGTGCACCACGTCAAGCGCAACGCGTTCATCGGCCCTATGTTCGAGGGCTACGCCCCCAAGCGCCCAGTTGGCCGGCCACGCAAGGCGGTCCTGAGCCCAATTGGCCTGGCCGCAATGAAGATCCTGGTCCGCAAGACCCGCTCAAACAAGGGCACCAAGCGCGGACCCCGTGTGTCCAAGAAGCTGCTGGCCGCCAACCCATTCGCCGGCCTTGTATAGATAGAGTTTAAACTTGCATAATGTATAGTAAAAATGGACGTCATTCCCATCATGACCATTGCTGAAATTGAGAACATTATTATTGGTCACCTGATGGATTTTGTGGTACGTGGCGGTCGTGTCCCACAAAATCTCATCGAAGAAGCCCTCGCTATGGGTGTAATTCTACCAGATGTACTGCTTATGGACAGGCAGTGTGTGTCGATCTGTAAGAACGGTCAGCGCTGCAAAAATTCAAAGAAGAATGGAACTGACACGTGTCTTGTCCATGTGGAAAACCCCCCACCTCGTATTGGTGACGCGTGTGCAATTCAGGGTTGCAAATCGTTTGTAGGGAAATGGGCTCCTCATTGTTATTCGCATGCCAAGAAGCAGGGTCGCATCCCGGAACCCCAGCAGACGGTCGAGTGTGCAATTTGCTACGTCACAATGTACGACACCAACGAGAAAATCCTTGGATGCAAACACGCATTCCACAAGAAATGCATCGGTTATTGGTTTGGGACCCAGCAAACCCAGGGGGTTGCTCGGTCGTGTCCCATGTGTCGTCAGGAGATGGCTTAAAAGTATATGATTAAGAGATATTATGAACATTTTTTACAGCGATTTCATAGTACCAGCAAGTAAACGCCAGAAAATCAATCCAATTGGCGAGAACTTTTATCTTCATCCGGATGGTACCGTCACTTCAGATGAAGACAAAATCAAAGCGGCTCAACGAATTTTCAAACACAATTGGTACAAACCCGGGGGACCTGGCGCACAAAGGGCACTTAAAAATATAACGGCTAATATTAGTAAGGAACATACGTAAATGAACAAAGTCGTCCGACGCACGTGCATCACGGTTCGACGGGTGGCTCGCCATCCGGTCGTCTCGCGCACGCTGCGGTCGGAAAATCTACTGCGCCGCCACCTTGTTCGTGGAGCCACCCTTGGCCTCGTGCCTAATACTATAAATGACATGGCTTTCCATCATGCTCAAATGAACCTAGGTGAAATAATGCACATTACCCAGGACACCGTGACAATCAGCACTATTGATACAATTGCAGCAATTCTTATGGTGACCACTAAACTTTTGTAACCGTGAATTTAGTTTCCGAATTGGGATACTGAATGTCAAAGGCGCACCGGAGCTTCCCACCCGGCATACCCTTGCCCGGAACTACGTAATCCTTCCGAGGATCAATCACCCCCCACTTTCCTGTGTCTATTTCCAGAGGACCATCGAAATGCGGGCAAGTAAGCACAACTCCATTAACTGAATTTTCAAATGAAATTTTTTGCATCCATATGAGGTCATCTCCCTGACGCATGAATTCAGGATGTGAATTGACTTTTACAATAAGAATAAGATCACCAGGTTCTTCACCAGTTGGCACCTGAGCCTGCTCTCCCATACCCCTCACTTGGGCGGCAAAACCATCTCCAACCCCTGGTGGTATTTTGAATTCGAAATTCAAATTCTCATGACGGACCTTTTGGTGATTGCACACTGCACACCCTGACGATATTTTACCAACCTGATTGCAGTGACCACAGGGATGAGCGAACATCTGGGAAAAGGGGCCCATGTTTACATTTTGCTGAATTTTACCCTGACCACCACACGCCTTGCAAACCTTCATGCAGTCGAAACAAGGTCGGGCAATTCCGATCCGTATGTTTTTGGTGATGCCTCGGTACGCATCCTCGAGTGATATGTTGATGACGTGTTCGTGATTTGCACGCCTGACTGGACCCCGCTGACCACCCCCAAACATCTGAGCAAAAATATCCGCAGGAAATCCACCTGGAAATCCACCTGGAGGGCCGTGAGGCGGTGCTTCCGCACTACCAAACTGATCAAAATTTCTGCGTTTGTCTGGGTCCGATAAGATGTCATAAGCTTCCTGGACCTTCTTAAATTGCTCGGGATCACCACCTTTGTCCGGGTGATGCTTCCTAGCAAGGTTTCTGTACGCCTTTTTGACCTCATCATGTGACGCGTCTTTATTCAGACCTAGGACGTCATACATCTATTTTGAAAGATCAAATTAGTTTTAAGCTTTCTTCGCACGCCGATAAGCTCTTTGAATTTTAGTTGCTGCATTTGAAGCTGTTCCCTTGACGCGCACGCGCTGCACATTGCGCGCACGGACCCCCCCACGGGTGTAAGGGTTTGTGAAGATGTTCTTTTTCGGGTCGAACATAAGGAGTTTGTAGTTGTTGCGCTGATGACCCGCAAGTCGCCAGAACGTCTGGGCGTTGTAGTAGTTTGTGCGCTTCGTGGTGCTGTTGGTCACTTTGTACACGATGACCTTCCTTGGCGGTGCCTCCAGAGTTACTGGGTTGACGTAGTCGTTCGCAATGTACACACCTGGGACCTTGGGCAGGGCCTTGGCGCGGTTCTCACGGTTCCACATTTTCTTAATTTCTCTCGCCTTGAGTTTTGCGTGCTCTATGAGAAGAGCCGCGTAACGCTGTACAGGATCCATTACTATAATCAGGCAAAAATATTACCAGGGCCGGTATTGACTGCACGGGCTAGACCGAGGGCCGTCGCATTCTGTTGCCGTGTAAGATTAGGTCCAAGTGCAGCCATCTCAGCTTCCACATTAGCTGCAGTTCTTCTTCCTCGTGCTGGCGTCTTTTTGGGTACTGGCGTGGGTTTGGGAGTTGCAGCCTTCTTCGCGGCGGCCGCCGCCGCCCTCTCTTGTGCAAGTCTACGAAGAGCATTTTTGTTTCCGGTGTATATAGTGTTAATACGACTTGTAATATTTGCTATATATTTGTTGGCATTTGACTGAATATTAGTCCGTATGGTCGAATTATTTATAGGAGAATTATTACCTGTAAGACCTTTAACCGCATTGGCATAAGATGCGATAGCCCTGTTAATGGCCAGGAGCAACTCTCCACGGGTAGCGTTCTTTGTAGTCTTTGATTTAATGGATTTGTTAAAGTTTACCACGGCGCGATTGATATTTGTCTGAGCGGATCCATATCGTCGCACTCGAGGGTCGAAACCCAACTTTTCAAATAATTTTGTACGTGCAATTGCTCTGTTGGCGATGAGCTGCTTATATGCCGCGGCATTTGCGTTAGCCTTTGCAGCATTGGCCGCCTCTGCATTTGCATTAGCCTTGGCACTCTTGCGCCGCAAGTTGAAACTGCTGACAGCGTTTGTGCTATTACTGATGCGCAGTTCCCGTCCACCCTTCGGGAGGGATGGATTAAGGGCGCTAAGGCGTCTTTGAAGCAGGTTCACCAGACCACTCTGAGCCGCGTTATTTTTAGCGACAGGAACCGCTTTCACATTCTTATTTCTGAATAAATTCGAGTATACACGGGGTAGCAGACTATTGTTCGCAGCTCGGATCCTGGGTCTCGCACCTAGAGGAACCCCACGGTTACGCGCCTCCTTTTGTTGACGATAAATACCGCTCAATAGGTTGAATGTTGTAAAGATGTAATTCTTGGCCGAAGGTGCGTACTTGCGTAGTTCAGTTATCGCTCGACGGTAATTGATGTCTAGTAAATCGCAAATTCCCTTGCCTGTAAGAATGATGATAGGCAAATTGTCTGGGAAAATGGAGCTACTCGATGTGCTGTTATTTCCTGAATTATTCTGTGCACGTCTAATTGCCGCTGATTTGTCCTCATTGAAATCAATTTGGTCTATATTTTCAGCGGACCATGCTACGAAGTACAGCTTAATTTTAGGCGTTTTACCCCATAGGGTCTGAGCCCAGAAATTGATAAGGACCGCCGCACGTCTCAGCTGAATTGCCTCCTGACCTTTATTTTTCTTGCCAAAACCAGCTTTGAGTTCCACGATACCGGCTTCACCGTTTGGATTTTCCGGTGATGGGGGCGTCAGCCACCAGTAGTCTGACTCGATATCCACACCCTTGCCGCCTGAAATAATATGGTTTGACGGAACAAGAGAAAAGTCGCGGCTGTCGAGCGTTGTGTCGATGAAATGTCCACCGTATCTGAAAATTGTTTGAAGTGTCCGTTTGCCATACGGATCCGCACTAGGGCCCATACCAAGTTTGCCGTACGTGCCGTTCGTGAGAGACACTGGAAAATGTGGGTTGAGAACAGCCGCTCCTGAGACATTCCCACCATTCATCAAACGGGTAATTCCCGCCTGATTACCAATAATGTCATCCTCAAGCAGGTGGCCTGCTTTCACGACCGCAAGTGCAAAACGCGACCCAAAGTTACCAAGTTTCTTGGCGAGTGGGTCGCCGTTATATTCCTCAAGCACCTTTGTGACTGCGTTGACTGAATTCTGGTTAGCGTTGAGACGCTTCATCTGCCATACGTATGTGGAAGGTCGGCGATTGTTCGCCGAAACTTGCATTCTATACTAGAAGCCAGGAAAAAACTTAAAGACCTGGGCCTCTTGTACTATGTATTGAAAATGGCACTCCTCTCCGCTCGTCGCGGCCGCAAGGACCTTCAGAACTCTGGGTACTTTCGTCTATTTAATGAAATCCCTGACGACCCCATGGCGCTGGCGCTCGCCAGGATTTTTTCGAAAGTTCAATCGGGTGTAATTGGAAATGGAAATTTGCTTGATGCTGTGGTGATCCCAGATCCTGCGTACAACAAAAATAACGTCATCCGTGGGGGGCCAGCCACAGAGCCAGGACATTATTCCAAGGTGAAGGTGGGGTCGACTGAAATTGATTACGTAACGGTGTCAGAGAACGCCATCAACCTTTACGAAATCAAGGATGGGGATAATTTTGATACTAAAAAGTCGAGGGGTGAGGTTGATACCCTCGTGAAAATGCAGGCGCATTTCCAGACGCGCGATCCCACCAAGGCGGTAAATTACAATATAGTATTTTGGAACGCGGATGACAAGTCTACAATTTCGTTCAAGACCAAAGTACCTGATGGGGTGATTATTAATGGCCGTGAATTTTGTCAGCGAATTAATGTCGACTATGACGAGATTAACAAGGGTCGCAAGATTGCGGCAATTCAGAACAAGCAGTGGGTCATTGAGCAGTTTTCAGCTATAGTTTTTAATAACTAGATGGTCCTTGTTGATTTCATTACCTACCCGCCCCGAATGTAGCCTGAACCGATAGTTTTTGGGATACGACCCAACCACGTAATCACTGTAGAGTTCTCGGATGTATGGCGTGTCACCGACTATCATAAGGCACTTCATCTTCGAAGCCTTGAAAGCAGCCGCGAGCCTCTCTTGCTCTGGATGAGCAAACTTGCAGTAACCGTAATCAGTGAACTCACTGTCGTAGGGCTGGTCAATAAAACAAAAATTATTCTCTGAATTGTATTTGTCAAATACGAAAGAAAAATCCTCATTGTGAATTGTGGCCCGTGAAAGGACGTCGTGATATTGCGCGTTCCTCACATCCTCATAATTCACATTGGCGTACCGGCCGTACGGAATATTAAATTTCCCCTTCTTATTGTACCGGAGCATACCACGATAGCACGTCTTTCGCAGGTAATAAAACTGAAAAGCCTTTTCGGCGGGGGTCGTGGGTGTGTACACGTCACGGACCTTGTAGTATTCCTCTTCAGTGAACTCGGATGCGTCCATAAGGTTCCAAATTTGGTTTCCATTTCCATTCTTAATTTCCGAATACAAATTGATGAGATCGGAGTGAACATCATTGATGACCGACTTTTGTGGAGCCATGTGGAAGAAGAGGGCCCCACCACCCACAAAGGGCTCGACATACGTGTCATAACTTGCAGGTACATGTTTCATAATCTCATCGATCTCGTCGGTTTTTCCACCTGACCACTTGATGATGGGTTTCATATACTTAAAATAGAGGGTCCTTTTTATACCATGTGGACAAAAGAAGAATACACCGAACTTATTAGGCGCGGGCGACTTCTTCTGAATTGGGAAATCGAATTGGTCGTCAGAGAGGTGGAGAGATTTACGACAGAAGAGAATATCGAGCAACTTTTTTACCTGTGTAATATATATGTCAAACGCCAAAACAAACGTACTTGCCATGTTTCGTGGACAGATACCGACTATAAAACGTGGGAACGCAATTAATCGCGTACAGAAAATTCTGCAAGCCAACCACATCACAGGGTTACCCAGCCACTGGCCTAAGATTTATTATGGTCAGACGCGTGCTAATGTAAATGCCACGCGTCTATATCAGAATGCTGACGTGGCGACCCTCCCTGACGGCGCCTACCTGTATCTTATTGAATTTAAAGATGGAAAATATTACAAACAGTTTGTCAGAATTCTCAATAAACTCGAAAGTGGTTCAAGGCATTTCCAGCTGCCGACCCTCAAACCCGGCCGCAAGATTGTCGCGGCCGGAGAACTTGTGAAACATGGCGGGACTGTCCGCTTCAATTTGGAAAGCGGAACATATACTATGGAACTTATGAAAATGACAAACACCTATCTGAACAGATCTCATTATATATCCCTGGTCAAGAATGCATTTAGGAATGTAAATGCAATTAATACTAAAAATATACTTGTACCCAACATCGCAGGAACGCTTCAGGAGTTACTGGCGCGCGGAAATTTGTCATTTGTATATGGAAATAAGAATGCTCAACCAAACCCTCGTGTACTGGCCGAACTCAAAAAGGTGGGACTGTCCAATATGTCAGCTCGTAATTTGATTTCTCAATTGATGAATAAAAACATGACCCCTAAATAGTACAATGCCACCTCATTTTTGGTATTTTCGAGGACAGATACCATTTCATTTATTGTTCCAAATTTTAAAAATCAAAATGAAGAAGGGGCGGTCAGCCAGTTGTCCAAATTTCCGGTAGTGTGCACGGGTCCATGCCTTGGTGGACTTGAAAGCCAAGTCAAACACGATGTCTACTTACAAGAAGGCGATCATGAATGCTATACAGCAAAATATCAAGCTGGCTCGCTCGCATCTAGCTATTGGATGGCACAACCCAGAAGTCATGGAGAAAATTGAGATCCTTTACAGGGCCCTCTACCAGGTTAATAAATTTGAGCAGAAGTTGCTCATGGATAACATGGACATAGACTGAAAAAGGAGGTTGTGTGCACGGCTGCAACTCCCGGCTACTCAACAAGTACCCAAACAGACACAATGGCAGCCATCACCTACGCTTACCAGGCCTTCTACGCCGGCTACGCCGGCCCCACCCAGCTCTACCAGGTTGACCTGGCGGATAAGGCGCTTGCCGAGATTGACACGATCCGTGACCTGACGGACCCTGTGAACCGCCGCAAGCTGCGTTGTCTGGCCGAAAAGCTGGTCCGCAACTATCTGAGTGACGGGGGTGAGGAGGACCTGGACGAGGCTATTATCCACTCTTACTCGACCAATAGCGTCGAGACGCACGCACCGCTGCTGGCGCTCCTCGAGAAGCTCTGCACGCCGCCGGAGCCGTTTTAATGCAATGCAATATACTTATATTTACTAACAAAATCCGTGTCGTCGAACCCATCTTCTCTCTGCTTGCAATAAGCCGAATGAACTACTATAAAACTAGGGTCTAGATAGTTATACCTGCGTAATATTATAGGGAGGGTCTGACCAAGAGAACCCTCATCATCCGTCGGCTCCACCGCCTGAAAAACGTCCAAATCCTTTCCAAGAATTGCCACAAAATTTATATTCAGTCTAATTGCGCCATTGCGTGCATCCAATGGGACGATATTATCCACTCCTCTTGAATCAGGAACTAATTTATGACGCAATTCTAAAAAGTATTTATGAATTAATTTAACGGTATCTTTACCATACCATAGTCTTCCGATGGTTTCTTCACTGAAATATTCGGATGATATCATGCCCATTGACAATTGTATGCTGTTGCATACCGGATTATTCATAACCATCGCCGTGCCAAGTAAAAATTCTGGGTTTTCTCTACGCCGTTTGATAAATACAGGAAACTGTTCAACGTCTATAAATAATATGTCGTCATCAGATTTTACAATTACAGTCATGGGATCAGGATACCGCTGTTTGGTGTAGAAATCATAATACTCCTTCCATGAACTTTTTGAAAATACCGACATGAGATGAACTCTGGTATCATTCATTGAAAAATCGCGAATGAATTTCGTATCTTCCACATCACGTGTATAATCCCATATATGAAATTCATCAATATAACCTTTGTCGAGTAGTTTTTGAACATACACGAACAGCACTTCTAGATAATTTCTTCTCCCCGTGAAACATGTGAATATAACCGGGGCCATTTAAATATATAAAATAATATGCTTTAATTAGAAATGACTAAAAAAGGAGCCGTCTTGTCTTCGTCCGACCCCAAAATCGTCACCAAAATTCGTTCGCTCAATCCAAACTGGTATTATACGTGGGGAACCACAGCCATCCTTGGCCTCGAGGATATCCCATTCACCCCTATGTGTTGGGGAGCCAATTCAGTTTCTAAATTAACAGTCCCAGTTCCAGTGCTTTTGGGTTTCAACGAACCTGACGGGGCGGCCCAGTCCAACCTGACCCCTACTCAGGCCGTGGGTATGTGGCCAAAATTAGAGGCGGTTTCCTCCCGGTTAGGCAGTCCCGCCATTGCCGGAAACGCGTCCAAGACGGGGTCATGGCTGGAAACATTTACTAATTCAAATCCTAAATTCGATTTCGTTTGTGTACATTGGTACGCTCCCCCAAATTCCGATTCATTTCTAAAACAAATTGACGCGATCTATACCAAGTATCAGAAACCTATATGGATCACGGAGTTTGCCGTGGCCGACTGGGCAGGAAAGTACCCTGGCGGCTATGACGTTAATTTAGTTTCTCAATTCATGAAGGATGCATGCGCCGGCCTTGAGGCTCGGGATTTTGTAGAGCGGTACACATGGAAGACCCGTACCTTATCTGACGCCAACCTTGGTACGAGCTCACTATTCAATGACGACGGGTCCCTCACTGCTCTTGGGCAGATTTATAGCCTTCTTTAAAAACCTGATGACCGCCGTGTCGACACAGAAATACCAGTGAAGAACCTCTCCTAAGACTAGTAAAGCAATTAGAGTTGGTAAATAAGGCCATCCAAACACCTTAGCAAGTAACAACGCAAGTACAAAGGTCCCAACGGTGTCTCCAACCGCTAGTCCCATGAACCGTGTCGAATGGAACCCTTCACCTGGAACACCGAGAGCATCTTTGAACGGGCAGCTCATTAAGATTGTCAATTAATTTTATTTTGAAATATAAATGTACAAAAGGCCCACGCCTAGGCCTCTGCAGCCGAATGTAAAGAATGTGCCGACGGCAACCATGATGTACAAAGGAATAAGTAACGCCGCCCGCGTTTACGAGGCCCCTGTATTTTTTACATTCTCGCGAAACTATGCACAGACATATGCCAAGGCGCGGCTTGGTGAGTACGCCACGAAGAAGCCCCTCAAGCTCTTGCACTTGACTAAAAAGACACTCAAGTATTTACTGACCCATTCGGAACTGAGCCAACCCAATAGGAACCGGCTTGCGTTTATTATGGGAGCGAATATGACTGTTAAAACTCAGCTTGAATTTCTTAACAAAATTATTCAGAATAATGCTGAGAAGGCCTTTCGGCGGGGCATTATGCTCAACAATCTCACCAAGTATGGCAAGACTGAGAATGCACATGGTGGACGTAAAAGTTTTATGAACCTTGATTTAGCGGTCTACAAATCTCTGTGCGCTTTTTGTAGAAAGCGTGGATACGATGGAATTTATGTAGATGAATTGACATCACCATTTCACAATCGTTTTGGGGCTGAACTCGCTCTCTGCAGTCCAAGAAACTCTCTTGTGAACATCAATTTCCCACTGAAGAACGGGACTGTCTAGCCTCCCGTTTGTTATTCATAGCTCCTAGTATAACGTTTAGATTTGCTCGGGCTTTGTTAAGGTTATATTCGGTGGTTACGTTCACAAGGTCCTGTCTAGCATTAAACAATATGTACTCGGCCGCAAATGATCCCACCTCATAATGAGGTGTGCGCATCTCGGGAACGTATATACCATCGTATTGGTGCCGGATAGCGTTTCGAATATTTGCAAACAATTCGTAATTCGAAGTAACCACACTAATACGCCCACCTTTTCCCATCATGACATTTTTCTTATTCATGCCATAATATTGTTTCCAAATTGGAACCATCTTTTGAAATTTCTTACTGAAATGAGCACCCCACCACCGTCTATTTAGGGCTAGGAGACCTCTGTACTGGTTCCCATACTTCATACCGATACCAAACATAAGTTCAATTCTCTTCTTGAGATTTGGTGAAAATATGTTGGTCAACAGAAGGCGTCTGATATTCTCTCGCGAAAGTTTCAGTAGCTTTAATGGGCGTGTTGGTCTGTAAGCACGCACCATTCCTCCTCGCTGGTTTGCATAGGAATTAGCCGATTTAATATTTTTAGTCATCCAGAACAACCTGGACTGTGTATTCGTCATGTTGCCTTTCATTCCCTTGAACAGAACTGTTGATTTGTTCAAGCGAATTATTGCCATACTAGGAGGGGTGAAAAAAGGTTGTGTGGGCGGGTCAAGGTTGGCGTCCATGTGTTAGTCACTCCAAAACGGACACACACATGGCTTCTAACGTTCTCTCCATCCTCAACCAGCTCGAGGCCGTTTCAGGTCGCCTTGAGAAGGAGGCTATTATGAAGGATAATAACACCAATCCTCTTCTCAAGGAGGCTTTTCGGCTGGCGCTTGACCCTATGGTTAACTTTTACATCAAGAGGGTGCCCGAGCCTGACGCGACGCTCGGGGTTATCCAGCCGCCCGAGATCATCCGCCTCGAGCACGCTCTGCAGGACCTCAAGTCCAAGCTTTGCTCGCGCCTTTTGCGTGGGCATGACGCTCGTGACCATGTGGCGTTTCTCCTCGGCTGCTTGCCTGAAGACGATCAGGAAGTTCTGCGACGGGTTATTGGTCGCAGCCTCAAGTGTGGCGTGAGCGAAGGCACGGTCGAAAAGATCTGGCCTGACCTCAAGCTCAGCTACCCTTGCATGCTCGTGAGCCCTCTTGACGCCAAGACTAAGCTCACCTTCCCTATGATCGCCCAGACTAAGATGGACGGTATGCGTTTCAATGCCATAGTGGAGAACGGTCAGGTTACGTACCGGTCGCGGAACGGCAAGGAGCTCGACCTGTTCGGTGTGCTCGACGCTGACGTCATGAACCTCACGGCCGAGACGGAGTACGTGCTGGACGGCGAGCTGCTGATGTCCGGTCCGGACGGCGCCCCAATGGATCGCAAAACGGGCAACGGGCTTCTCACCAAATTCCAAAAGGGCACGGGCACCGCCGAGCTTGCGAAGCAGATCCGGGCGGTCGTATGGGACATCATCCCGCTCTTCGCCTTCCGCAAGGGTCGGTGCAGCGGTGTGGGCTACCGTGACCGTTACATCATGCTCCACCAGACCCAGGTTGGTCGGATCCAGATCGCTCCAATTACCATCGTAAATTCGTTGGAGGAGGCCCAGACCCTGTACCAACAGAGGCTGGCCGAGGGTGAGGAGGGTCTGATCCTCAAGGACCCCAAGGGCCCGTGGGAAGATAAGCGAGTTAAGCACCAGGTCAAGATGAAGGCCGAGCTCGAGGCGGACCTGAGGGTCACTGGGTTCCTCCCGGGCTCGGGTAAATATGAGGGTAAAATTGGGTCGCTATTGGTCGAGACGGCTGACGGTCGGGTGAAGACGGCCGTCGGCACAGGGCTGAATGACGAGGAGCGCGCCATGCCCTTTCTTGAATTTTACAACAAGATTGTGGCCGTCAAGTACAATGCGATGATCGAGGACAAGAAAACGGGCCAGAAGTCGCTGTTCCTACCGGTCTTTGTGGAAATTCGCGACGACAAGAACGTGGCGGATACTCTGTAGTGCAAAAGAGGTTGTGTGTCCGGGTCAGGGCGAGGAGGAACGGAGAAGGCACCTAAAAATGGATGAGTGCCCCGTGTGCTGCCAGGCTCTCGAGTGGTGGCCAACGGCTACGACCACATGCAACCACAAATTCCATAAAGAATGCTTGAAAAAGTGGCACGCTATAAAATCATCGTGTCCCATGTGTCGGCACACGCCCGTTGCCGTAAAGACGACGACGTGTTCACGCGCCACGTGTCAGATGCCGGCACTAACAGGGCGCGAGATGTGCATCGACCACATGGTCCAGAGGCACTTTAACTTCATCCCATGTGGCCCCTTACTTTCTTAGCCTATGAGACCTGACGGAGTTTAGAAACCAGACGCCATTGATCTTGTGCCAGTGTAATTGATGCCTGTCCATGACACCATAGTGCATGGCGTTATTTATGTTAGCCCGTCTCTTAGCCTTCGTCTTCCCCTTTGCCAATTTGAATTTAGAAATCAGCCTTGCGATAGCCGCCCTCCTTTTCCTGACTGCCACGTCCCACCTGGTCAACAATCGATTTGTCATCTACTAATAGTTTATTATTTTAAAACTTGTTCATATGCATTGCGAAATTTCCGCAATTTAGGAACTGATTTACGTACGGTTCTCTTGAGAGTTAACACTGCGCGTCTATTAGGCGTCCACTTGGAATTGTAGCCAAATTCACCGCTTGGGGAACCCTTATGAGAATAATTATTACTTGGCTCATTGGGCTCGTTTCTACGGTAGCGTTTGAACCCTAGGTGTTTGCGCACGAGTTTTGTACTGACGGGATATTGATTAGGACCTACTAAACTCTCCTTATTTACACCCTGGTGCTTTATACTATGATAACCAGCAAGATATAGAATCCAGGTGGCCAATGCGCGCAGGGCCGTTCCCACTCCCATACCTCTATGGCCAGGGTCTGAAAATCCGTTAGCTAATTTTCCATTCATTTTTTCTGGGTCATGAGTGACCTTGATATATGAGCGCGCTCCATTTGACGTCTTAAATGCTACTGTAAAATTTGAATTTGAATTCCTATTTACATTAACACCGTACGTCTTTCGCGCCCAGGTTATAGCCGTATTTAGGTTCATCTTAATAATATAAACAGAAATAAAACCCCCACCTCCGGGGCAAAAGAAGGTAGTGTGCACTCCTCTACCCCACGGCAGACAAGAAGAGTATCCAAAAACGGACAGAGGCCCACTACCCCTACAAATGGCTCAGGTGTTTGCTCAGGCTGTGGAGTGCTTGGTGCGCGAGCGCGACAACCAGTTCCTGCAGCGCATTGCAGTTGACTACAGTTTGAACTTGGAGGAGTTGCAGTCGAAGTACCTGGCGGTTGCGGAAGCTGCCATCAAGGTTCCCCGCAAGTACAAGAAGCGTGAGGCCAAGGAGGTCAAGACGACTGACGAGGCGGGTCAGGCGACAAAGTGCCAGGGGATTACGGCGAAGAAGGAGCCGTGCAAGTTCTCTGCGCTGAAGG